TTCTGAGGCAGGTTTTGATTTAGAAGAGGTTGTTGATTATTCTGAGGAAGAAGCAGACTTTTCTGAGGCAGGCTTTGATTTAGATGACTTTGAGGAGGAAGAGTTTGAAGAGGTATCTGGTTCTGATTCAGAAGGGGTTGAAGATTATTCTGATGCAGGTTTTGATTTAGATGGCTTAGATGAAGAGGAAGAGGTAGACTTTTCTGAGGCAGGGTTTGACTTAAAAGAGGAAGAACCTGAAGATGAGCCTGAAGAACACTCGCACGGGGTATCTGATTATCCTGATGCAGGTTTTAATTTAGATTCCTTGGACGAGGAAGAGTTAGTAGCTTCTTCTGAGGCGGGATTCAGTTTGGAAGAAGAGGAACCAGAAGAGCCTTATGTCGTTCCAGATAGGTCTAGTCCTGAGGTAAGGTCTGATTCTCCTTATCTTGGAGAGGGTTCTATTAGGAGAGAACCTGTTAGAAAACCTACTCACTATCCTAAGGAAGTAGAGTCAACAACAAATATCTTGAACTTCTTAGGAAATATGGAGAAGAAGTTTAGAAAGAAAAGAGGAAAATAATTTGTCTATTAGTAAATTAGAATGCAAAGAAAAGGTAAAGGGTTTCTATGATACGATTACCTCTTTACCTATTCCTAGGTTGTATATTGGAGATAGTTCTGATGTTAGAAAAACCCTGATTCAAAGGGAAGAGGAGTTACGCTCTTTGTCTGTGGGAGTTGTATCTAGCCCCCCATTGTCCTACACTCTTAGGGGAGATGTACTAACAATTTCTAGAAAGTCTGCTAGGCAGGAATATAAGGACTTTAGTTTTAGGTGTTCTGTGTCTAGTTTATCTGAGATTGGTACTTTGGTAGAATTTCAGAATAAGGTTTTTGCTAGATTGTATGAAGAAGGGTTATACATTTTAAATATCGAACCGTTTAACTCCTTGTTAGATGGGGTATTAAAATTATATAATGCTCCCTATAAGGTTATTCTAACTCCTAGTGTTTTTAGTGATAAGTATGTGGATTATATTGCTAATGATTTGTTAGTTTTATCCGTAGATACGGATAGCCTATTTAATATTATAGGTAGGTTAAGCTATATGGGTAGAACTGTCCAGGATTTGGCAGATGACGAGTTTAGTTCTTTAAGTATTTGTCAGTCAACTTTAGAGGTTCTATATAGAAAGTCCCCAGTGATTACTTACTTATTGAATAGTGGTAAATTGGGTATGGCAAAATTACTTAAGCCTGTTTACAACAAAACCACTAAACAGCTAAATACTTATAAGTCTAGTAAAGGTTACGGTTATTATCTTGTAGATAATATTTATGGTGTTGTTAAGCGTAGTGATTATGGTGTTCATGTAGTATTAGAACCAACTAATCTTTTAACTTTTGAAAAAGAGTTAGGTATTGATTTAATTAAGGAGGTAGAAGAATGAAAGCATGGAAAGCAGCTCTAGGTGTTTCGGTAGTGGGGTTGGTACTAATTATAGTATTGTTTGCTCTGGGAAAAGTAGGGGTATCTAAGGAAGCTAAAACTCAGCCTAGCAAGGCTCAGGTAAGTTCCTCAAAAAGTCCCCTTGAGGGGTATAATTCAAAGCCTAATACTAAGATGGGTGAGAGTTCTTCTAGTGTAGCTAAGTCATCAAGTTCTGTTTCTTCTAGCAGTAGTAATTCTTCTAGTTCTACAAGTTCAGAAGAGAAACCTAAAAAAACTGAACCTAGTTCTGGAAGTGTTCTAACTCAGGTAGATTACCCTGAGTTTAGTAGTAAGGGTTCTTCGAAGGCTGTTGTAAGTTCTAAGAAGGTTTATAAAGTGAATGACTCTTATGTATTCTGTTTAACTTTAACAGTACCAACCGAAGAGTTGGGTAATGTAGAGGTTGATTACTTTGTATCAAACTCTGATTATAACTCTGTTAAGGTCGGAAGCTTACTTTCAGTAGATTACGGAGTATCTACAAATAGGGTGGTTTCAATTACAACAGCTCGACCTATTTAGCAATTTTCTCAGAGGTAAGTAAGTTGTTAAAGTACCGAGGTCAGTACTGCTATTGTTAGTGTTACTTCGGTAACGGAACTAGTAGTTAGTTTGGGGGGCGTCCTCGTTTTGTGCGAGGGTTTCTTCCCTTAGTTTGGGGGGGAGGTTTAAGTTGAAAAACTTTTTTGTAAGTTTTTTGCTAAATCGCTTGCAATTAATTCTTAGTTCTGTTATACTAGTATCATAGAGGTTGGTAGTATTACCGATTGATTATCTAAATAAAAAATTTTTAGGAGGTGCCGACATGGCATTAACGGATACGAAGATCCTTGGATCAGAGACTCCAGAAAAACCAGTTGCAGAAGTTGCAGCAGTAGAAGAAGCAAAACCGGCTCAAGCAGAAGTTGCTCCAGAAATTCATGAAGATTTCGATCCAGCGTTGCTTGGTTCAGACTCAGGAAAATGGGCATACGTTGCAGCAATTACTGATGCTACAGTAACTGACAAAAACGTAATCAAAGACGCTAAAACAGGTGAAAAGACTGAAATCACAACTGGTAAGTTCATTGGTTATGTCTTCAAGGCATTGGAAAACGGTCTGGAGTACCCACAAACTGAGATTACTCCATTCTACTTGCGTAACCCATTCAAGGTTACTGGTGAAGTCAAGACTGCAAAAGCTAAGAAAGGTCAAGAAGTTATTCTTACAATTCCTGAAGCTTTGGCTATCTTGTCAGACCCTAAGGTCAACGGAGTTATCAATGGTAACGATGTAACTGTAACTGCGGTTTACACTGAACCTAAACGTGGTGTAAACGCTAAGGACGATGTTCTTCCAGTTAAAGGTTACTTGAAACCAGGTAAGGGCGCTCCATCATTGAAAGAGCTTCAAATTCGTGAAGGTGTGTTGGGCGAGTCTCGACCAAATCCTAACAACCCGACTATCCCAATTGTGGATCGTCACCCAGCAAAAGGATTTGAACGCTTTGCCCCAGCTTGTGAAAAAGCTCCACGTAAAGCAGGTTCAGGTGCTTCAGCAGCTTCAGCGGAAGATAGCTACAAAGCTACTCGTAACAAGAAGGCTCAAGCGTTTGCAGCAGCATTCAATGCACGTCGTGCTTAATAACATCAACCAGTTTGGTGTTATTGGAACAGGTATTGGCTTAAAGCCTGTACCTGTTTTTTATTAGGTCATATTAGGTATAGTTGTAGATATTTGGTGGAAGTGAGTTTATAAGATGGCTGAAGAAAAAGCGATTACGTTTGCACGTGATTACCGACCTAATTCGTTGGCGAGTTATGTTGGTAATGAGCGTATAAAGGAGACTGTTAGGAATACTATTGCTAGGGGTAGACGCCCTCAGGTAATTATTATTGATGGTTTCACGGGTAGTGGTAAGACTACTATTGCACGTATTCTTATGAAAGAGTACGAGTGCACTGGTAGGAAAGAGGGTGAGGATGCTTGTGGGGTATGCGAGTCTTGTCGCAACTTTAATGAGTATATCCGAACTGGGGTATTAGACGATTTGCCTGACATTAAGGAAATCAATGTTGCTGAGAACTCTGGTAAGGGCGATGTTGTCGAGATACTCGAAGAAAGGGTATTCCCACCCCAGTATGGTAATTATAAGTATTATTACTTTGATGAGGTACATAAGGCATCGGACGCTTTACAGAACTACTTACTGAAGCCTATCGAGGAACCTGAGGAGCATGTAGTTTATATCTTGGCTACTACTGAGATAGATAAGCTTTTGCCTACTATTAGGAATAGGGCTAATCTTGTACTCAAAGTTAAGAAAGCTACTGAGAAGGACATTAGTTCTCTTATGGGAACTATATGTAAGCGGGAAGATATTCCTTTTGAGGAAGAGGCATTCCGTATGATTGCTACTAGAGCGGATTTCATTATTAGGGAGTCGCTAAACTATCTCCAGCAGGTAGTTGACGCCCATGGTGTATGTACTGCTGATGTGGTATCTAAGGAGTTTGAGGTAGTTACTGATAGCTTGCTATTTGATTTCTACCATGCTTATATCCAAAGGGATTATATGCGTTATATGAGTATAATGCATACTATTAAGACAACGATGTCTTTTGAGTCTTTCTTGCTATCTCTTAGGAACTTTACAACTAGGGGTATTTATATTCTTAATGGTATTGAGATAGAGGGCATGCATGCTACTGAAATTAAGAAGTATAGTTCTTTATTCCAAAAGTTTGATGTAGTCCAGTTATCTTTATTGCTTTCAAGGTTATTATCTCTTGGAGATGGTAATATTGAGGCGAACTTACTTAACCTAATGTACCGTCAAAATTTAGAAGATGGTATTGCTCAACAATATACAGTATCTGAAGATTTGCAGGTTTCTAGTAAAATTGAAGTTTCTGCAAAAGAAGAGGTCAAAGAACGAAATCGCAACATCGAAGTTGCTAGGGAAGAGGCTGAGTTAAAAGGTCAGCTTGCCCTATCCTCTGAGGTAGAGGGGGTATCGTTACTAGATACATTAGGCAGTTTTCAGGTGCAGAAAGTGAAGGGAAACGTATGAAAAACAGTTTTAAGTTAATGGTGCTATCTGCAGTAGCTATTGCTAGTGTAGGTGTCGCTAGTCCTTATATTAAGGAAGCTTTTGTAGGGAATGAAGTTGTTTATGCTTGGGATGACCCTAATTCTGGTAATGAGCAAAATAACAACACCCCTAACACTGGTACAGAAAACTCTAACAGTGATACTGGTAATATCTCTGATACTATCAAAGGGTATCGCCCAGTAAAAACAGAAGATATGCAAAATGCTAAAAATAGCTCTAAGTGGCTGACAGACATGATTGGTGTCGCTATTAGCTTTATCTTAATTGGTACTTTTGCTTGTATCGGCTTAATCACTGCTTTAGATTTACTTTACATTGCCGTACCATTTGTTCGTGGTTTCTTATACACGGCAGGTACCGATGGTACAGGTGGCATGGTTGGTTCTAGTGCAGGTGGTAGTACCTCGCTAGGCGGTCGCCAGTGGGTATCGGATGAGGCTGTAATGGTTTCTTCTATGCTAGGTGGTTCTGCTCAGGCAAATGGTCACATGGCAGGTGGTATGCCAGGGGTTCTCGGAGCTGGAGGATTTGGCGGACCTGCGGTTGGTATGGGTGCGCAGAGTCATTCAGTACAGCAGAATGGTGGTAAGTCTCCTATTCGTATTTATCTAGGTAAGCGGATTGGTTTCTTGTTCTTCTTGGGTATTGCAACGGTTCTATTATTCACATCAGCATTTACCGATTTTGGTATCAATGTAGGTGGTCTAATCTTAAGAGTTCTTGCAATCATTGCTGAGAAGTTAAGCTCATTTCAATTTTAAGGTAGGAGTAGTTAGGTATGCGTGAGGTTTGGGAAATTTTACGAGAGCGTTACTTTAGTTTTGGTAAGTCGGTATCTTCTAACTTACTGGAGCGAGTTAAGGTTCGTAATGCATTACTCAGGCTCTGCGAGGAAAACCTAAAATATCCTGAAGATATATTAGTTTTCGAGGTAATGAGTTCATCATTACCTTTTGCAGTAGCCGTTTTAAATGATGATATTCTAGAGTCGCAGTATCATATAGTTCAGATTTCTGAAACATTGTTCGAGGCTCGTATGGTAACATTGGAGGTAGCGTAGTGGTAGCAGTTAAGTATTCCTCTAATATGGTAATGATGTCCTCTTGGTGGACTTCTTTGCCTGAGAGTACGGTTAAGTTAGTTATTGATGCTTATAATGATTTAGTCTTAGAAAAGGTAAAGGCAGGTCAGACAGTAGATTATCTATCTATTGCGACAATGGTAGGGTTACATGATGTGGAAATTCTCCCCTTGGGGTATCAATACTATGAGATTGCAGAGAAATTAGGTCTTAAATATAACTTAGTTCAAAATATTTTATCAAGATATGAAGAACTTATTAAGAACGAGTTGCAATTAAAAAATATTGTGGTTGTGTATGGATTGATTAAGTTTACTCCAACCAGTAGTGGTAGAGTTAGCGTAAAAAGTTCTTCTCGATTCGGGCAGAATGGGTTGAAAGTTCGTGCTAGGGTAAATCCTTACCTCTTTAGTGGGGTTTCTAGTAGTTAGAAGGGTAGAGAGATTATTTATGGAGGGTAAGTCGCATAGGGTTGGAGGAGTCCTTGCAGCTTTAGGTGGTTACTATATTTTAAAGGAACAGGGTTTTCTAATAGAAGGTGTAACTCCTTTAGTTCAGTTAGCAATTATATATCCATTTAGTATTGTTGGTTCTTTGTTGCCAGACCAAGACCATCACGATAACTCAGCTCCTATGAAAGATGTAATTTCAATGAGTTTTTGTAAGGTACTTCACCTTACAACAGGCTTACGAAAGAGAATGCTTTCAATGGGTGTAAGTGAAAAATCTACATGGTATAGATTGCTAGGAATTTTTGATGCAAGGCACAGGTCTTGGCAGACACATTCCGACCTATCTTTTGCAGTTGTTTGTTTGTTGCTACTACAGCTTATGAGTGGTAGTGGTGGACTGCTTACAGCTGAGGGAATTGTATTAAGGCTTATCTCCATGGGTTTGGTCTTAGGTTTAATCTCTCATTTAGTATTAGATATGCTCACTCCTAGTGGTGTCTGGTTCTTAGGAGGGGTACTGGTCAATAAACTGGTTGGGCATAGGGTATTACCTGAGAAGATAAGGTTTGTACCAAATAGTAAATTCTTTGCTACTGGTGGTAAGTGGGAAGAGTTATGGCGATTTGGTATGGGTGTAGCGAGTTTCTTGTTATTCTTCTACCTGATGTATGAATTTTCTCCGTACAAAATATACTTTATATAGGAGAGATTAGATTATGAAATCTAAGAAAAGACAATTTGTAGTCGCAGTAGCTATGTCTATTGCTTTGGCATTTGGTGGTTTGCAGGGTGCAACTTATCATGCGATTACCACGGAACAGGCTGAGTCAAACTTGACTACTGGCATCTATAACAAGATGGCTGAGGATACCTACACACTGGAAGGTGGGGGTACTGTAACAGGTAAGGAGTTGTTCAATAAAAAGTCTAATGGCTCTAACGGTACAACTTATGACGTTAACGAAGACCAGTTCAACGACCTTACAAAACAGGAACAACAACGTTTCACTACTCAGTTGGTTGAAGAAGCTAACGAGCAGGTCGGTGATAACGGTGTAACAAGTTCTACTGTAACAGGGTTGCTTCAAAAATTACAAACAAAGAAAGGTATGGGTTCTAAGCTCTTAACAGAGATTCTTAAGAATACTAAACCTGACTATGTTCGTGCAAATGCAATTTACCAGCCATTTAGCGGCATCGTGGGTACTATTCTTGGTTTGTTTGCAATCCTTACCTTAGCCCTCTTAGGGATAGTAATGGTTTCAGACCTTGCGTTTATTACTCTTCCGCCTTATCGTGGTTTAATGGGTGGTGTTGAAGGTAACCGAGATGAGAAAGGTGTTGCTAAGTTCCTTGTTTCTACCGAAGCGGTTTCAGCGGTTCAGGATTCAGAACAAAACTCTGATGGAGGAAGTTATAAATATGCGATTGGTATTTACTTACGTCGACGTATCATTTCTTTAATCTTCCTTGGAATTGCATTACTCTACTTGGTGCAAGGTCAGATTTACGCTCTAGTAGGGTTTATCATGGACCTAGTTCAAGGATTCTTGGGCTTCTAATTCTATTGGCTAAGAGGCTTGGAGTAAATTCCAAGCCTTATTTTGTTGAAAGGGCATTATTATGTTATTTAGGAAATCTAGAAAAGAAGAAGTATTTGACCTTTTCGACGGAAAGGGTAGAAAGTCGGAGAAGGGTTTACGCAAGGTAATTATTTTATCTTTATCCTTTCTCCTGTTATTTGGTGGCTCTGTGATGGCTTATACGGCTCTAGGAGGGGGTAGGTCTAGTGTTCAGGATGCTCCTTATGTTATTTATGCTAAGAATTTAGATGAGCTTAAGAAAGAACAGAAATCCTTAGAAAAGAAGTACGATGAGGCTGTTAAGAAAAGAGATAACGCCAAAAAGGATATGGAAAAGTATAAGGGTGAGTGGTTAAAGGTAGAGCTACTTGGTAGTAAATATGCAAAAGCTGGGAAAGAGTTTAAACAGGCTGAAAAAGACATAGAGAAGTATAAGAAGTCTTTAGAAGAAGTAAAGAAAAAGATTTCTAATACGGAATACGTTGATAAGAAAGGTAATAAAGGTTCTAGCAGTTCTAAAGATAATAAAGCCGACGCTAAGTCTAAGGCTGATGAAAATAGTAAAAAAGCTAAGTCGTCTGCTAATTATAATGGTGGTACTGGTAACGGTGTCAAGGTAGATGAGAAAGCTAGAAATTATGTTAAAGACTCTAGAAGGTCTGAGACCGATGCTATTCGTTTTATCTCAGATGACCCTGCAACGTCTGCTCTTATGGAGAGTACAATGAATGTAGTTAATACATCTATTGGGGGTAAGTTCTTACTTGTTTATTCGAGCGATGGAATGCTTTCTTTCAGCAATAAAGTTTATCAGTCATTGTCGGATGAAGATAAGAAGAAAGTATTAGAACTTACTCTTAAGACGGTAAAAGAGTCTCAGTTACCTAGTAAGGTAAAAGTTAAGGTTACTAACTTTGTTACCGACCAAGATAGAGAAAGGGCTACAAGTATTCAGGCTCTTAATTCAGATACTAGTTCTGAGTTATCGAGGGGTTATGCTTGGTTTAGACCGTTCAGTGGACCTTTATCTACATTCTTAGGTTTTCTGGCAATTGTTATCTTTGTATTCTTGTCATCGTCTATCGTGTTTGATATTGCTTTTCTTACAATTGGGGTATTTAGGTCATTCCTTGAATCTGAAGAAGGTAAGCCTAAGTTAATTACTGGAGAAGCTTGGGATACTGCGAAAGAGGTTGATGGTAGTTTACAGTCAGGTACTTATAGGGATTACATTTCTGTATATTTTAGGAAGCGTGTTGGTATTTTCGTTTTGACTTCGATTATCCTTATTTATCTAATTAGTGGTCAGATATACGATATCTTTACGTTCTTACTACAAATATTTGAAGAAATATTCCAGATTAGGGGTTAGTATGAAAGCAAGAAAAGTTTTATTGCTAGGAGGGGTATGCGTTTCCTTGATGGGGGCGTTCTCTCCTAGTTTTTCGGTATTTAGTGGGGGGGTTGTTTATGCGGAGACCTCTACTAAATTTAATAAAGACGATACGGATAGTGTTGCTTCAGCTTATGTAGATGATGGCGCAGCTATATCTGTATTTTCTCAGGTAGCTAGGTCTAGTAATGAGTTTATAGGGGTAGATATTCTAAGTGCTAATGCGGTAAAGAAAGTCATTTATTTCGATAATAACGCTTATAGGGGCTTATATGTAAATCAAAGAACTGAGTTCCTTAAGCATGCTTTATTAGAAATAAAGAAGTCTAAATTATCTCCAAAAAGTAAGAATAAGTTATATAATTTCTTATCCTTGCAGGACGGTGACGCTTCTAAGGTGCTTAGGAACTTAGAGAAAGACTTAACCGCTGATATTGCAACAGGTAGAGAGTGGTATGAGCCTTTCAACGGACCTGTTACAACTATACTAGGTTTAGTTGCATTAGCTGTCTTTATTGGTCTAGGTCTTTCTATGGTGTTAGATATCTCTTATCTTGTTCTCCCTATGGTTAGGAAGTCCTTTGATAGTAAACCTGATGGTAGATTACCTAAATTAGTTTCTTCTCAGGCTTACTTTACTGCTCAGGAGCAGGACTCTATGAACAGGGGTACTTATATGGCTTTGTATCTTAAGCGTAGGGCTTGGGCGGTTGCTTTAGTTATGATAGCCTTGGGGTATCTAAATAGCGGATTAATTTTCGAGGTTGTAGGTAATTTTATTCAGGTATTCTCGGATGCCTTTAAGTAGTGTGGTAGAGAGGTTAGTAAATGTTTAAGAAATTAGTTAAAAAACTGTTTACTTCAGCTATGATTTTAAGTATGTGTGGTAGCAGTTTATTTGTAGGTGGTAGAGGTCTTGTTTTTGCCGAGGAGTCTACTACCAGTAGCGGAAACACTGTTTCGAGTGAAAGAGCTACACGTAGTGATGGTTCTGGTAACGGTAGGGTTTCTACTTACATCAACTTTGCAGCTGGTAAGACTTTAGACCCCTCTACAGTTAAGGGTTTAAATACGACTCAGCTACGCTTTATGGGGGTATATCTCTCTAACTTTTATACACCGTGGATGACAGACTTGGGTAGCAGTAGTGATAAAACTTCTAAGACTGCCCAAGACAATATGACTAAGGCTCTATCAGAGTATGCAGGTTTTGATGAAAGTGTTTCTAAAACCTTTGCATCTTACTTACAGGGTATCTCTAAGGCATCCTCTAAAGAGTTAAAAGTTAGGTTTAAGGCTAGTCAGTCTGATAGCAAGTTTAATGTTTTACCTGATTCTAAGTACTCTGATTTATCTGTTACTTATGCAGACTTGCTATTTATGGCTAGTGGGTATGCTTATGGTGTTAAGGGTTCACCTGAGTTTAAGGGAATACTTAATAATAAGTATGGCGAGGGTGATTATCGGTATGCATATTTTGGTTTCGATGATGGAAAAGGGTTTAAACCTGTATTTGGTTTTGATACACAGGCTAAGGATAATACGGCATCTTATGTAGCTTTCCTTAAGGCTATGGAGATGGTCGATACAGAAAAAGGTTACGGTTTTGCAGCCCTAGACTTTAAGGAAGGGGAAATCGATGTTTCTGGGGATGGCTTTAAAAAGCTATTAGAAACTATTGGGGAGAAGCAATTATACGAATCTTCTATCTACGGTGCAAAACTCAGGGTTGATGCTTTTGGTAACTTGCTTTGGATGGGTGCTAATCACCAGTATGTTATTTTACCAGGTGCTATGAATCCTTTTACTTGGCAACGTATTGACGGTAATGGTAAAGATTTCGGTAAAGCAGGTAACGCTTTAAACGTTGCAAATGCTCAGTTGTTGGCTCATATAAATCAAGGTTCTTTGGGAACTGGTCACCCTGCTGAGGATAAAGGTACTTATTACTTAAATCCTAAAGCTAATCAGGTGTTCCCTCCGGGAGATGCACACCTTGCAGATTTGCGTATGGTTGTCGGAAGTTCTATAACAGATACCCAAAGTGTTTGGGATAACTTAGCAGGTCTATTCGGTAATGAGTCTACCCCTCAAGATAAGTTGTTTGAAACAGTTAAAAAGCCCTATCTTAAAGATAGAGGGGTAAATAATTCAGATAAGAACTGGAGTATGTACACCCCATACTATGCAAACGAAGACCCAGTAAACTTAATGGGTGGGATTGCAGCTTTAGATGATTCAGGTTCTTGGGGTGCTAGTTCTGATACTGGTGATTCTAAGGATGATTCTTATGGAACAACCGATGATGGTGTTTATAACTTAATTCAGAAGCTTGATTTAATTCAGGGTGATGGTAGTTTTGTAGATGGTTTTGGTAAGGCTAGTGTTCAGGCAGCCTCTTGGGGTAACTCATACAAAGAAACTAAAGACCAAGGTTACGCAAAACTAGATTCATCTGGTACTGCTAAAGATATCTGGCGATACTTGTATGTTACATACGCTGTGGCAGGTATTGAGAGTGGTAAACTTGCAGGTGGTGACAATCTAGGGTATAGGTTAAACTGGTCACCTAGTGAACCTAATTTGCCTGAAATTACTGGTGAATCTATTAAGATTTCTGAGCAAGATAAGAATGATACTATTACTAAGTCTATTCGTGACTGGTTGTATTACTTACTTCATCCAGCTGATGGTTTTGCTTACTTTGTAACTTGGATTACTAACAAGTTAAATGCTTTCATTCTTAGTTGGCACAACGATATGGCAGGTACTGAGGGCGTAGGTGTACTGCCAGGTACTTCTCGTTATATCGGATTTAGTGGTTATGTTACAACACCTGAACTTAGCGATATGCAGTGGACAGATGCTATGGTTAAGTGGTACGAGTCAATTATAATATATCTTGTAATTGCGTTCTTTGTAATCATGATGGCTTATGTTTTACTTGGTATTCTTACTTTCCAGAAAGCTATCCTAGGTTTAATGTTATTCTCTATTATGTCCTATGTTCCTATTGTGGCAGTTGGGGCTTCGGTAAATCTATCTAATAGGTTTGCTAATTATGTATTCGGCAATAAGTTTGCTTTCTGGGGTATTGTTCAGCAACAGGCTTACTTCGCAGACTTAGCTGATTCGATAGACTCTAGTAATTCTTCCTACCAAAATTACTTGTTAAATCTTTATCGTGAGAACGCTAAAGAGTCAAGAAATCAAGGTAAGGATAACATGGTACTTAGATGGCAAGCGCCTAAGAAGATGGCTAACCTTGTACTATCTAACAACGAGGAGAGAACTTATTCAGATGACTTCCAGAAAGTAATTAAAGCAGTTACAGACGGTAAGAATTCTGGTGAGGCTTTTGTAGAAAATACTTCATCTACTTATATGTATCGTTCTTATACGGATTTAGCGAATGTTTCGATGTTCATGTACGGTGACTTCGTATCTAATGGTAAGACACGTGATGGAGTAGATACGGGAGTGTCTGCTACGAATACTGCTAGGTGGAGTGGAGGTCTTAAGACTTCTTGGTCAGAGTTTGGCACTACCTACCTCAACGATAGGACAGAGGGGTATGCAACTAATGACTCTGATGGTTCTAATGACGGCTCTCAGGCTTACAGGGTTAGATTACCTCTTGCAGGGAATATTTACTCTGATGCAGCAGATGTTTCAAAAGTCGGAAGTATTAAAAATCTTAAGCTTGGGCAGTATGTTGGTTTAGACCAGCGTTACTTTAAGTTCTCTATTGCTCAACTTAATACTAATCAGGATTTGATTAGCGAGTTAAGTTCTGAAAGTTTCGACGCTTCAAATGGCGGTACTTACACTAACGAAGATGTTAAATCTTTAGCAGCTTATGGTGTTATGTCTGAGAATCCTTTCTATTACTTCTCTTGGTCATTGTATGATCAAGGATTAGCTTCTAATCCTAATAATAAAGGTGGATTTAGGGACTTACTGCTTAGTAAGGCTAACTCAGGTTACTTCTATAACACTGAACATAACAATGAGATGCGTGATTATCTCGATATGAGGTCTATGTTCACTTATCTGATACCTTATCTAAAACAGGGTAATGATTTAGTTAGGGAGTGGGATAAGACTTATGGTATCTTCTTCTACGATGGGGTAACCTATGAGGAAGGTCATGAGAACGACCCAGACATAGCTAATAACCCTGAGTTGGCTCAGAAATATTGGCATAATGTTAATGTTGCTCGTCTTTACAATATCTACACACCTTGGGTAGACTTAATGTACGATACGTCTTACTCTAAGCCGGAGAAAGTATCTTTCCAAGGGGAAACTTATCAGGTCGATGACCCTATTAATCCAGCTAGTTATCCTAAGGAACGTCCTATGGTGTTTTCTAAGTCTGAGATGTATGACTATGGATTGTCTGAAGACCAGCTTACTCAAGTTGAGCGTAAGATTATGAAAGTTTCTGAGAAGACGATGTCTCGTTGGTTCGATTTGCTTAACTACTATAACTTCACTGACGTTGCGCTGAATACATCAGCAGCGATGGAAGCTAACTTCATCTTCAACCAAGAGTTTTCTGAAACTAAGTTAGTTGGTAAGAGTATTAACCTTTATCCTCAGTCATTCGAACTTAAGAACTTCACTTATGATGCCTTTCTTCGTATGATTATAGCTAACTCTACTGGAGAAAGCCTAACTGCTGATGAGGGTGAAAACGGAAGTCTTTATGAGAGGGTTATGAAAAATAGCTCACTCACTACTGGTATTTTACTACTGGTACTAGATGTTTTAGCAATATACGCTATTCCGTTATTAAAAGTAGTCATTATCGTAGCATTGTTTATAAGTGCTATACTGGTGATTATCTTCTCAGCTCTTTCAGTAGATGAGAGTATTGGTAAGAAGACAGTAGCCAAGGTAGTTAAGGCTGTATCGGTTCCAGCAATAGGTTTCTTTGGGGTATCGGTAGCTATGTCTTGGATGGTTTCTAAGTTTATGGGAGGGGGTAACACTTCTGTAACTGGAAATACGGACTCTACTGTTGTTCTCGGAGACCCTGCAATGACTATTCTTGCAATGGTTGCTTTAAATATTGTAGTGTTTATAGCTTACTGGAGAGTCTTGAGGTCTGTATGGAGTACCTTGAGGAAGTATGGTGGAACTATATTCTCTCATATTGGTAGTATTCTTGCAGGGGCAGCGTTAGCTGGTGCAGCAACTCTTGGTATTGGTGGTAAGCTATTTAAAGGCGCTACAGACAGGGTTGTTACTGCAGGTAAAAATATTGCTAGGGGTACTGCAAATACTGCTAAGGCAGTCGACAATAGGCTTGGTATTACCAATAGGGGTAGCCAGCGAGCTCAACGTAGGGCTGAGGAAAAGGCTCAGCTTCGTCAAAATCGTCAAGAGTATCGTAAAGCTAAGAGAGAAGCTAGAAAAGATAGGTTTGGCTTCAACGGTTTCGAAGCTTGGGTTAACAGGCACAAAACTGTTTCAGATATACAACAGCGTGAGGCTCAAAAGCGTAACGCTAGAAGTTATATGGAGGCAGAAAAAGCAGCAAGGGAAGAGATGCTCAGAGACGAGAGAAACCCTCGTAGTGGGCGTAGATAGTACCTTGGTTGGATTTATGGTATATAGCTTAGGTTATAAGGGGGTTCGATTCCCCTTAATCCATTATATTTTTGGTAGAAGGGTTTAGTTATGGGAGTATTTCTGGTATTTATTTGGAATATAGTAGTTTTTATATTAAGTATAGTGCTGAGGTTGGCTTTGTATAGTGCTAAGCTTACTTTAGCACTTATTAAGGTTCCAGCTGATTATACAGTAGCTAAGGCAAGTAGTGCACTTCGTAGTAAGAATACTAATGGTGTTGTAAAAACTTCTTCTTTAGTTGCTTTTGTATCGTTAAAGAGCCTTGTTGCTTTATTAAATCTTCTTATCATTGTTGTAGATATTTTCTTAGTATTCTTGTCCAGTGTGGGCTTGGTATTAGGTCTTGTTGTTTCTTTGCTAGTGATTGTAGTTATTTTTGCAGGAGCTTATATTATCATTCTTAACGATTGCTCGGTTGGTAGTAGGGGTACTAGTTCTGCGGATACTAAGACTGTTAGTACCGATAAGAAGGTAGGCTCTAGCGAGACAGCAGGTATGGGTCAACTCACAGAAGAAGCTAAGAACTGGGCTAAGAGTTGGCAGGTAACTTACATTGGTGACTCTTTGGGTGCAGGTTCTGAGGCTAATTTTACTTCAGCCTTTCCTAATGCAGAGTATCATTCTGACCCGTCTAGGGGGTTAATATCCATTAGAGGTCAGCAGACTGGTGAGACGGCTATCGCTACTTTAAAACGTCTTGCCTCAGAGGGTAAAGTTAAAGAGAACCTAGTAGTTGCTATCGGTACAAATAATGATATGTCGACAGAAGCCTTACAGGAGTTTTATAATGAGATACCTAGTTCTGTTAAGACTATCACTTGGGTGCTTACAGCTTCTGAGGGTGGGGTGGATAACGGTTCTATAAACTCCACCATCAAAAACTTTGTTAACTCCCATGACAATATGAGATACCTTGATTGGAAAACTTATGTTGATAACAACGGTGGTTGGGGTAGCTATCAGGGTGGTGACAATATTCACATGTCTGCTGATGGTTATGAGAAGTATGTTAACTTCCAAATTCAGGGCTTATACGACTTATACGGTGGTGGCTCTAGTAGTAAGAAGTCTAACTCTGTTGCAGCAGGTGGTGGTGATTTCTTAGGTAGGCTTTATGGGGTTGCTGAGAGAACTGTTGCTCAGGCAGTGGATACACATATCTATGCTGAGGAGTCTAAGAAAGATAAAAAGAAGGGTTGTAACTACAGTACAACGAAAGTATCTGATGGTTCTAAGAAAGAGGAAAGTGGCTCATCTGGTGGCAAGTTACAAAAAGATGGTACTGGTAGCCATGGTCAGCAGCTTTCTGGTTGGGGTATAGCTTATTCTCCTGAGGAGTTGCCTGAGGAACTTAAGAAATATGCTATCAACCCTGAATCAGTGGGTATGCAGTATGGTGCAGCTTGGTCTGAGGCTATAAGCGCCCCTAATGCAGGTGGTTGGATAGACTTTATAGGTAGTCCTTATTCTGGGCAGTGTACTGAGTTATCTGCTTCACTTCTATATCAGTTGTGGGAGAGAGATGGTCAACACTTTGCAAACGCTCAAGGTAACGGAGACCAGGTAGCAGGAATCGTAGCTAGTAAGCTAGGAATTAGTGTTAAAAATAGTCCAACTACTGGAGCGGTGTTTAGTGCAAGTTATCAGCACGTAGGAATTGTATCTCATGTTTTTGAGAATGGAGATATCTTGGTTATCGAGCAAAACACTCCTAAGTCAGGTCAAAGTATTGGAAAACCTAATACTTGGAATTACCGATTAATTCCTAAAGCTAGTTTCGGTAATGATTGTGGTAATGGTTTTGTAAACCCTGCAGATGCAGGTTATTCTATTGTAGGAAATGTAAGTACGGTAGGTTAAGGGTATGGAGAAACGGAAAATGGTTGTAGTAGGTATATCCCTTATAGGGGTGACGGTTTTAGGAGTTATCTTGCTAGGCTTATGGAGTATGCGTAGTCCTAGTAAGAAGGTAAGTAAGAAAGAAGAGAAAAAAGAAATTGTTTATTCCTCTAAGAAAACGGAAGAGTTAGTAGATGATTACTCAGCTCCTAAGGTTTCTGTCGATAGTGCTTATGAGTCTCTAGGTGTTAGGGATGCAAAATCTAGTGAAGAGTATCAGAAACTTATAGAAAAGGACTCAAGAGTATTAAACGAGGGTGTGGGAGATGTACCTAAGGATGAGATAGCTAACATTTCTGCCTTATTGACAGAAGCTTTAGGTAAGATTGAAAGAACTGATAGTTATGCTAGTTCTAGCCCAGCTTTATCGGCTTATATGGGGGTATTAAATAGCTATTTCTCTGGGTATTCTAATAACCCAATGGTTGAGTTATCTAACATATTTCTTCATACAGAGGTGAAAGTTAACATTCTAAATGTCGCAAAAACTTCTGGAAATGGTGATTATGTTTATGAGTTTATAGTTGAGGATGCTGAAGGTAGACAGTTAGCTTATGTAACTGGTCATTACGGTAGGTACACTCAAAGATTTTCGGTTTACAGTGCTTTCGCTTTAGGTTATGGGCAGAAGTTGTTGAATGAGAGTGTTCCTAGCAACTTACCACCTAAGCAGGGTTTAGATTAGGAGTGTTATTAGGGTATGGACGATAATTTACAGGATGTTATGCAACCTCAGATCGGTAGTGATATGGTAAGTTTACCTATCACTTTTGATTATAATGGGGGAAGGTCTGAGTCGACTAGGACGAGAAAAGTTTTAGCTTGGATGTTTGGTATTATATTCTTCTTAATAGGCTTGGGTATCTTGTTTAGGGGTTCTCAGGGGTTCTTTGTAAGGTTGCTGATAGTAGGTTTTCTCTATACAGCAATTTTCTATTTTATACGATTTGTATTACTTAGGGAGAACAGGCTAAGGAAACAGTATTATGAGCAGTTAGATAACGACTACAAACTCTCTACGGAAGATATCTGGGGTATCTACGATATAGAGGGTGAGGAAGTTAAGGCAGCCCATTATCGTAATGGAAAGATAGGTATCTTCTTTAAGTTAGAGAAAGATGTTATTGTTGGCTTAGATGTACAAGCTGAGCACGACCATTACGAGGCAATAGCTAATGCTTATAATGAGGCAGCTCGTAATAATGCTACCATCTGCCATATTGATTATATGGCACACGTAGGTAAGGACAAACGGATTCATACTTTGTATGGTCAGGTTGCTCAAACAAAGAACCCAGAACTTAGAGCGGTTCTTAATGGTATGTTCTCTCACTTAGATAGCAGTATGCAAGATGAGATAAGCACTTTCGACGCTTATGTAGTATTACTAAGTTCCACGGAGAGTCGTTACTTCTCTATTGCAAACTCTATCATCAAACAATTCATGCAAGGAAACTATTTGGGGTACTCTACTTTAGATGATTCTCAGCTTAGGGATTTGACAGTAGAGATATTTAATCTTCATAGTTTCTCTGCCGTAGATGCTCAGAGAAATGCCTTGGTATCATCTACATTTAGCGTAGCCGTACCTATCAGCATTGAGAGGGATGGAGTAGTTACTAAGCTTAACAAAACAGTAAAAGAAAAACGTGATGAAGAAGCTGAGAAGCGTAGGCTTAACGAACTTATCCGTAAGGAGAAGAAGCGTAGAAGTGCTGAAGAACGTAAATCACGTAAAAAGTCAAAAACAAATAATAAGGTGGAAGAAGTCAATGACGAGTTCATTGAGTTATAGGGGTATAGTAAATGGCAATTGCATTTTTATCAGATAAATACTTAGCAGTTATCAATGCTTTAAAGACAAGTAACGATAGCTTTGATTTAGTCGGAGGAAAGGATTTAGTAGAGTTCCTAGCTGAGACTCGTGAGCGTAATGAGTTCTTTAGTCGGTTAGTTATTGTAGATACTTCTTTAACTCGTGGAAATGAGAAGAATGATTTACTTTATTTGAAGGAATATGTCGAAACTTACTCCCCGAGTTTAGAGTTGGTGTTGGCAATTCCTAGGGATAGGGGTTCTGAGTTGGCGGATTTGTTCTTGAGTGATTTCTCTGCTCCTATGTATTCGGTAGCTTACCTACCTAAGCAAACAACAATTCGTATCTTACAGGATTTGGTATCTTTACCAGTTATTGAATTAAAGGCTAAATACTTCTCCTTAGATACACAGCAAGTCAAAGAAAGTTCTACTAAGAAAAATAAACCCGCTCAGAAGAAAAAAGGTTTCTTTGCAGCATTCTTCGGTGGGGGTAGGAAAGAAGAGGAAGTTGCTCCTGCAACGGAAGAGACTCCTAGCCAGGTACCTACACCAGCTAGCACAGTTGTTAGTGAACCTGTTGCAGTACCTAGTGGTGATGCAAAACCTGATTTATTTGCTAAACCAGATGTATCTGTAAGTACTCCAGTTAGTTCTGGTGTTCAGAATAGTATAGATTCTCTATTCCATGCAAATAGTGGCAACACTGAAGAGGGGTCAGGTGACTTGGTTTCTGGTACGGATAGCTTAAATTTCAGCGAATTTGGGGACTCTCATTTTCAGACTGGTTTCATCGATGAGGAGGAGCCAGATGAACCTGTCGCAAGTGTTAGTGATGGCGGTTGGGCTAGTGTAGATTCTAAGCCGGTCAATGATTTTAGTCCAGTGCCTGAAAATGGGGCTGTTGCAGAAAATTCGGATTTTTCACCAGTTTTAGAACTGGAGGAGACCAACGAGTCAAAATTGGATGTAGTAAAGGCTGAAAATTTTGGTAGAAAGCTATTCAAATTACCTAGTGATTTCGATGTATTAGGGGTTATATTAGTTACTGGTTCTGAGTCCTCTCGTTTTCTGGCTGAGATTGCAGAGGATGGAAGCGGTATGGTAATTCTCGATACTAAATCGACGTTGGGTGTCGGCAGTTTTATCTCTGAGAAGTCTTACTTAGAGAACGAAAGCGAGTTCTATGTTGAGGATGGTAATACTTATGTATTAAATGTTCCTTTCTCTAAACTAAGCTCTTATATAAATCGTTTCCCAGGTAAAACTATCTTGATTAATGTTTCTGTATCTGAGTTAGATAGTGCTATCTCTAGCTTGAATGGTAGCTTTAAGGTGTTAACCGTCTTTAACGATGATTTAACATCTATCGAGAACCAACTGCTCGAACTAGAGGGGGTATCTCCAAGGGCTTCTAGGCTTCTTGTTAAAGGGTTAGCTTTGGTACAGGGTGGTGTTTCTAGTACGCTGAGGGGTGTACTAGAGGGTGCAGTATTCTCCAAGATTAATTGGAAAGGTTGTTTTAGATGATTGTTGTAGTTTCTAATAAAGCGCTAGAGTTGTACGGTGATAATGATATTTTGGTAGTAGAGTCTTTATTAGACGCTAGTAGGCTTGTAGGTGGGGTAGATGCATTAGTTTACCATAGTAGTAATGAAACTACAAATGACTTTGCAGCAAACCTAGCTACTTTAAAGTCTAAGAGTCTAGGCTCTTTGTGGTATGTTTCTTCTAAAGAAAATAAAGATGACTTAATAGAGATGTCAATTATTGGTAATGGTGGGTTCTATGTTGATGACGAGTTCTTCCTTGAGAGTCCTGAGCTTATTAAGTCACTTGTAAGTGGTGGTGCTAGTAACCAGTTAGTATCTCTAGGTGGTCTTGGGGTATTAAAGGATTTCACTAATAGGTATTTGAGTGACACTTCTACTGAGATACCTAAAGGTTATTTGCAGGTTCTTAAATCTGCGGTATCTCAGTTATCTGAGGATTATAAAAATAAGTCTAATCAGTTATTAGTTGTATCTGAGAAGGCAACTAATGTTATAGAAAATACTTCTCTAGGTTTGAAGGAACAGGAAAGAGAACGTCAGAACCTTGCTCAAATCATTGCTGACCTTGAGTCTAGTGTGAGTGAGTCTAGTGTACCTAGCAAGGGTTCTAATGTTACATTCTTTCCTCGTATTTCATACCGTAAGGAAAAGGATATTATTAGAGTGAAGGATATTGGAAGAACTCCATATCTTTTCTCGTTTATTTACGGATTTATGAAGTATTGCGATAAGGTGTTGAATAAGCGTCCTAAGCTTATTGTTGTTGAGACTGTAGGCTCTATTTACGAAGAGCATTATAAAGATTTCAACTGGATTACTTCTAGTAATTATGGAGATGCTTCTAAATATGCAGGAGATATGGTAATAACTAATTACCCTACTACTGGGGTTATTACTAAGTTACTAGAAGATACTACTAAAGATACTTTTATCGTTTTAGATAGGACTACTACCTCTAGAGAGCATGTACTAAATTCTAGGTCAACTAGGTCTGTTCATTATGCAGTATCTGGGGTATCTATGGTAGATTCTCTTAAACTTAAAAACTTAGGTAGCAGGATTAAATATTTTACTTCTATCTCTAGTCGAGAGGGGGCGGAGTTTACTATCCCTACGTTGGATTATCCTAACAACTCTTTTGAGAGGGAGAACTTATATTTAAGTCGTTGTAGTAGTATGTATAGAGAATTGTTCAAGAGGGGGTAGTTATGGGTTTACTTTCATTGCCTAAAATTCGAGAGAGGGGTTCTAGGCTTAAGTTTCATGAGGTTTGGAAAAGACGTTTCCTAGATAATGCTTATAAAGATAACTCGCAACAAGGGGTATTCAGAGATTACAATTTCTACTCAGACGGAGCTGGCTCTTACTCAGGAAAAGATAAGATTACTTATTATTATACTTTTGATGGTTTACCGTCGGAGTTACCTGTTGCGTTTGTTGATGAGTTTAGGTCGGAGAGTAGGGGTTCTGTTAGAATTTCCTTTATCTCGTTTTTAGAACCTACTAGGATTGAGTGGGATAGTCCTGCTATTCAGTCTAAGTTGCGTGTTTGGAAGAAGAACTCTGAGGATGTAGAGGATGTAGATGAGTATAACTATCGTGAGAACGTTAAGTTGTTAGACAATAATGAACGTAGACGTAAGTCATTGGTTTATCTTTCCTCTGCTGAGATTAGAAGAAAACGTAGAATCTTTAATTACCGTACCTTAATGATTATCTCAGGCGAGAGGGGTACTGATTTCGATGAGACTGTTCAGAGTTGTGAGAGTGTAGCTAATAACTTGGGTATTAAGGCAACCAGAATTGATTCAGAGTTAGCTATGTTCCTTAGAGGCTTTAGCCCTATGTCAGCTGAGATGACTGATAAGGTTACTAAGCAGGTAGGAAAAACGGTATTAACGGATGAGATTATCGCTAGGTTTAATACCTATGACCAAGGAAAAATTGGTGAAAGGGGTACATATTGGGGAACTGATATTTACTCTGGTTTTCCTGTTCTTAAGGTTATTAAACCTACTACTGAGACTGCTGAGAACTTCTTATTTACGGCTGAGACTGGTGGTGGTAAGTCCTTTTACACTAAGGGAGTTATTATACAGTTAATTGCTGATGATAGGTTTGTTGGAACTATCATGGATATTGAGGGGTTTGAGTATATTCCTTTGGCTGAGTTTGTCTCTAGGTCTGACAATGTGGTTGTATTAAATATGTCTGAGGGGCAGGGGCAGTATTATGACCCTGTATCGATTGTACTTACTGGCAAACCATCTTTGGATAAGGATATGTTATCTTTATCTTCGAGCTTTACTCGTTCTATTTTCAGGGTATTGATTGGGGATGGGGAGGAAGATAAGAAGCGTAAGTGGACATCTTCCATAATAGATGAGGCGGTATCTCTAACTTACTCTAAGGTTGGTGTTACTGAGGATATGGATACTTGGTCTTTATCAGAAGGTCTGACTCTTAAGGATGTATATAAAACATTCTTAGATATTTATGAAGATGCTATAACTTATAAGTACAAGGTTGAGAGCGGTGAAGTTGTTCCAGATGCTAAAAATAATTATAGACTTAATGAAGACTATATCTCAGCATTTGATTCTGCGGCAGCAGCGCTTCGTACTTACTTTGAGGACTTTAAAGATGGTGGTGTTAATTCGGCAGTATTTAAGAAGAGAATTAGCTTAAAAGACATTGTAGATGCTCGGTTGGTAGTTTGTTCTTTCGGTTTAGCAGGTAAAACGGAAGATACTATTAGTGAGACGCAGTTAGCTTTGACTCAGTCTTATGCAGCCATTATCTCACAGGTACGTTCTATGTTTGCAAAGGCTAAAGGTAAGTTTAACTTCAAAATCTGGGAAGAGTTCCAGCGTTGGGGTAGTATGGAAGGCTCTGCTTCTATTATTAACTCATCGATTACTGGTGGTCGTAAGAACGGTGACGTAAACGTAGTAATTACCAATAAAGTATCTGAAATGCTTGGTAGTAAGGATAGGTTTGGTATCTTTGAAAATACTACCTCATTTGCATTAGGTGCTATTGGTGATGCAACTGTTAGGGAAAATTTATGTAAGGCTTTGTCTATTAAGGATATTGCTTTCGAGTTGGACAAACTAGCAATTAAACAAAAACGTGTATCGGAGAATGAGGACATAAATACTTTTAGTTCTATCTACGATAAAGGTTTCTTGGTTAAGTTGGATAAGTCTGTTATCTCCTTAGTTAGAATGGAGTTACCAGATGAGTTAGCAGGTTCTGAGATATTTAGAACTGGTATTGATAAGGTAGTAGAGGTAGAACAACAATGATGAACATTATATATTGGTTTCGTGACCATAAGAAAGCATCGCTTTCCATATTAGGGGTAGTGCTATTTATCTTTTTGATGATTGGTGCTAATAATCATCAGAAGCAGAAGAAGTTGGAACAACAAAAGAAAATTGAGCAAGAGCAGAAAACTGAACCTAGTACAGAAGGCTCTAGTTATGTAGAGGGTACTGACGCTTACTTGATGTCTATGCAAACTGAGTTGCGTAAGTCTTTTGGTACTCCGCCTAAGGGGTTTATTTGGGACTTAAATGGTAACACTATTTCTTTAGGGGATAAGTCTATGTCTAGTGAGGACGTGTTATATGCTTACATTAGGGCTTTATCTACCTTAGATATGGCTACGGCTCAGAAGTATTCTAGAGATGCTAAGGTAGTTGAAACTTACAACGATTATTTCTCTAAAGAGAATGCTAATCAGTCTGATTATCAAGAACAGTTTATGCGTAGCATGTATAAACAGGCTCTTACTTCAATGGAAATTACTGGTATTGAGTCTAGTTCCAAGTTTGCTAATAATAAGGTTGTCTATACTGTAAAGCTTACTATGTTGGATTTAACAGACAAAGATTTCTGGGAGAAAGACAAAGATACTCTTTACAAGAATATGTTGGGGTATGAGTCTAAAGAGAATGACTCTACTAAGTTAGAAATTCTTCTATATGACTATATCCTGAAGTATTACAAATCGGAGGATGCGGTTAAGAGAAATGTTACTTTTGATGTAACGCTTCAACGTTACCCTGATATTGATTCTGGTTGGTTAGTAAGTATTGATAAAGATATAGATGATGCAGCTCGATATAGTAATGGTACATTGGTAACAAACTATATCACAGAACAGTTCCGTCAGTGGATGATTGACCAACGTAGTAATGGTAGTATAAGTCCTAATACTGGTGGTGCGCCTACTAAGGAGGACTAGTATGTTAGGTATGTTATTTCTATTCTTGTTATTGATGTTTTTAAGTGCTTATATTACATCTATTGACAAGTATAATGGCAAGGTTGAGAATAGGGTTAATTCCGTTATATGGGCTTTCTTCATCCTATTCCTGTTATTTACAGTTTATCTGGGAGGTATGTGGCGATGAGTTTATTTGATGACCCGTATGGAAATGATGACTCTTTAGAGGCTTATAAGGCAGGTAAGAATCCGCCGCCTTTTGGGGCAGGGCAGGACGATGATGACTTCTTGTTTGCTCCGCCTAGTTCTAGCGATAGTTATATGGGGGAGGGTAGTAATTTTAACTCTTTCACGAACCCCAGTTTTGGTTCTAATCCTTTTGGACCTCAACCTAATCAAAATAACCAGAATGAAAAAGCACCTCTAGAGGATAGAATTATGGAAGGTTCTTGGGATTTACTCAAGAAGGGTACTAAAGGAACCTTATCATTCCTTGAAGAGCTTTGGGGTACGTTTAAGATTACTACCCCTCAGGGTTGGTTGAGGACTTGGGTTCAGTTGAGAACTTATGGTATGTGGTTTTCAGTTGCAGGATTTGTTACTTGGATTCTGGGTATGTTTTTACCAGTCATTGCTAATTCTACTTGGTTACTTATCTTTGGTGTTTTAACTGGTGTTATTGGGTTAGCAGCCTCTATTATGTCTGCTGAAAAGACTAAGAAGTGGATAGACGAAGAGGGTATGCAAGGTACTACCACAGACGATTTAAGACCTATTGATGGGGGTGAATCCTTTCAGGGGGTAGATGAAGAACCTACTCAGGGTTTTAGTGAGGATAGTGGTTATAGTTTTGAGCCTAGTTCCTCTGAGTCTGGTGGCTTTAGTGATGAGTGGGAAGATGAGGATGATGGCGGAATACTTTCTGGCTTGGAGGAAGATGGTTGGGAAGAGGAGGATGACTTTGTTGGTTTATCTTCTCATTTCGAGGATGAGCCTGAGGTATTAGTTGCTGATGAGCCTGAGAGTGTAGATGACGCTATTAAAGAGTTAGATTTGGCGGCACCTGGAATGCAGAGTCGCGTCTACTTGTATGAGCAGTTCTTCAAAGTCTTGAGAAGTGTTACTCCTAATTACTCCACTCTTCGTGAGGTAGATATGGATGAACAAATTTTCCAAGACCATCTTAACTTACTTATGAACTCAGCGGCTAGAGAAGGCTTTACAGAGGATGATTTCCGCTTAGAGTATATCTATGAAAATAGCTTCATGATTAAACTTGTAGTTGCAGCAAATAATAAGTTTAAGTCGGACAAAGTAGCTGAATCTATCGAGAACCAGCTGAAGTACAACAACTTGGGTATGGAAGTTGCTCCTGAGTTGTTTGTAACTAGTAAGGTTATTGGTAATAATGTCCATATCGACATTATTAAGAATGATTCTCCTATGCTTACGGTTAAGGATATGTGGTCTGAGAATAAGGACTTTATTCTAGACCCCGAGAACGTTATGCCTGTTGTACTTGGCTCGGATGAGTTAGGTCAGTCTATTGTAATGGACTTTGCAAAAATTAACTCAATTGCTTTAAGTGGTAAGCCAGGTAAAGGTAAGACTTGGTTAGCGCAGTCTATTCTGGCACAGCTTGCTTTCTTCTCTAGTCCTAATCAAGTTCAGTTTATCATCGCTGACCCTAAGGGTAGTCAGGGTGACTTTGTTAATATGAACTTCCCTCATGTTATTGAGAAAGTTAAGACTGAAGAAGAGACGATGGAAGTTTTCCGTAGGATTGTTAGAGAAGAAGTTCCTAGACGTGAAGCTTTGTTAGGTCAGTACGGCTTAACAGATATCAAGGATTTACATCGATTATACCCAGATGTTACGATGCCTTATCTTTATGTAATAGTTGAGGAGATGATGTCCTTAGGTGACCACCTCAAGCAGTTAGATAAGGACTCTTACAAGGAGTATAGGGCAGTTTTATCTGACATTGTAAACAAATGTCGCTATCTGGGTATCCGTTTGTTCGGTCTTAGTCAGCGTATGACAGACAATGCAATCCCTAGGGATATCAAAGTGGGTATCGACTTAAAAATGACTGCAGGTGCTGAGCCGTCTGAGATTGAGCAAGTAATGGAAGTTAAACCTAAAGATTTCTCTTACAAGATTGCAGGTAAAGTCGGTAAATATGCGATTATGTCTCCAGAGTATAAAGGTAGCAATGCTTCCTTTATGGTAGGGGCTGTCTTGGGTACTTCCAATCCTGAGAATGCTGAAACTTACCGATATGTAAAGGCTTTATGGGATAAGTTAGAGCCTATTAAAGAAGTAGAAACTACTGAAACCTTGGTTGCTAAGGAGTTAAGTGGTGCTAGCAGTACTGAGATGGATGACATTTTAAATTCAGACATCCAACTTTGGTAGGGGGTATGTGATGGTAGAAGTTTGTGAAATCCCTTGGAGTTTAGGTCAGCTTTCGGCTGACCTACGCTCTTCAGTTGTTTGGTCTAGTGTGGGATTGGTTAGTTTTAAGCAATTTAGGAAAAATGTGTTTGAGGAGTTTGAGGCTAGGGAGTTAGAGTTTAGGTTAACTTATGAGCAGGTTACTCCTTACGCTAATGAGGTAGTAGAACTAGAGTACATTAAAGAAGTTCAGTTCGTCGGTAAGGAGGAAGAATTCAACTTAGAATCTTTTGATTTATTCGACGATGATTTAGTAGAAGAAACTGAGGAAACAGATTCTTTCTTAAAAGGTTTGGAAGAGGTAGAAATTTCTGAGGATGTTGTTAGTGTCGTTGAACAGGAACTCGAGGAGTTTAGTAAACCTGTAGAGTCCGCCCCTATTATTTCTTCGGAGGCTTTTGTTAGCGAGTCGGAGGATTATACCGATATAGACGATTTGCTTGGGGATTCTGCTAGAGAGGTTATTTCTAAACCTAAGGTTGTAAGTCCTAGTGTGGGTATTACTATAGAGAGTAAACCTAAAGCTAGGGAAGTTGTATATAGAGAGGGTATGTCTTTGCGTCAGTTCTTGCGTGAGAATCCTCGTTCCACTATGGATGTGGTAGAGAAGTATTTCACAAGAAAGGAAATTATGAAAGATATACAGCTTGGTAAAGTTATAAAAAGAGGAAAGAAGCTATTTATTTAGTTTTGAAGGTATGGTATAATGGAAGTTACAAAAATCAGGTATTTTTCTATTGAAAGAAAATCTGATAATCATCCGTTGGCAGCTTGCTCTATCGTATTTGATGGGGTATTCATGATACATGATGTTAAAATTTATGGTGGAGGGGTAGTAGTAATGCCCCAGAGAGGGTTTACAGGTACTAAGTTTGCTAAAACAAATCAACATCGCTCTAATGATGTTTGTCACCCGGTAGATAAGGATTTCTTTGAATCGCTTAAACAGCACGTATTGGATGGTTATAAGTATTTTCAGGAAAGTGGAAAGACTTGTTATTACCCACTTAATTAATTTGGAGGTTTTGTAATTGGCTAGAGGTAGTAGGAAAAAGGAGGCTAAGTATTATGGTAATCATCTTTTGGGTGATTACCTATCTGTCCGTCAGGCTCAGATGTTATTAAAATTACATAATGTTACTGAGGGGCAGGGTGGGATTGATGCTCTCCGCAACTTAATCTATGAACTTACTGAGGAGCAGGTTAAGCAGATTATAGAAAGTAAAGACCCTGATGTTGTTCCTGAGGAAGATAGAAAAGAAGGAACTTTATCAGACCTACAGACGGTTGGTGTTTCTTTTATGTATGTGTCTAAGCGTATGGTTCTTGGTGACTCGGTTGGTATGGGTAAGACGGTACAGGTTTCTGCTCTTATTCGCTATTTAACTCAGGAGTATGCTAAGTTGGGGTATTCATTTAATGTTCTTTACTTAACTGAGAAGAACTTGCTTAAGCAGTCTAGGGATGAGCTTATTAAGTTTAGTGGTCTTTATTTTGAGCAGTTATATGGTGAGAAGGATAAGATTGCTAAGTTTACTGATGAGTATGAGGTTAGTTCTGTAAATATCTGTGGTGCACACTCTTTACTTAGCCATGCAGACTTTCATAAGTGGTGTAAGAATTATGAAGACTACTATGGTGATGGTTCTTTTCCTTTTGATATGATAGTTATTGATGAGTCTGGTAAGATTTTATCTAACCAGAAGAACACAATCTATGAGTCAGGTAAGTTGTTGGCTGACAAGGCGCAATATTGCATACTAATGAACGCAGGTTCTTTTGAGAACCATTTAGATAAGTTTAGGGCACAGTTAGCTTTTGTGGATGATACTTTCCTATTTACTAAGACAGAGTTTCAGAACCGTTACATGGTTTTCGATTGGTATGGGGGTAGACCTAAGTTCTCAGGAAAGTATAAGAATGCGGATGACTTTCGTGAAAAAGTTGCCTTGCGGTACTTAAAGCGTACTCGTAAGGGGCAGGGAGCTCAGATGATAGGGTGTACAGCGGAACTTATTGAGGTAGGTACTTCCAAAATTCAAAGAGAGTTCTTAAAGAAATCTGGAATGCCTCAGATGGTTATAGATTGTCCACCTTACTTTGACGCTAATGTCGAGTTTAATGAAGAGACTGTCCCTAAGGCTGGTGCATTGCTTTCGCTTTTAAAAGGCAAGCTAGCAAATGTAGGTCAGGTGTTGGTCTACACTACATTAAAGGAACCACATAAATATCTAAAGCGTTACTTAGCTAAGCATGGTATTCATGCTGAGATTATGAATGGTTCTACTCCTGTTAATGAGCGTAATATGATTATTGACTCGTTTAAACGTGGTAGCACAAGGGTATTGATTACGAATGTACAGCGTGGGTTGAACTTTGGTAAGTGTAATCACTGTGTATTCTATAATTATGATGGTAATCCTAATAATATGATTCAGTTTGAGGGACGTATTACTCGTGATTTCAATATTGTAGATAAGCACGTTTACATGATTGTTACTAAAGGTGACGAGAAGCGTAAGTTGCTAACTGAAATCGCTCGGAGAGCAAAGGCAAGTAGCGAGTTTGCTGGAAGCGATTTCTCTATGGTGTTGGATTTACTTGCTGAGCATACGAAGGAGGATAAAAAGTGAAAATAAATTTAGATTCTAGAGTAAGTAGCTTGCTTACTAGTGAGGTAGGTAGTATTATACGAAAGATTATTACTATTGGAGAGGGTAATCTAAAGACTTCTGCTTTTAATCTGGCTAGGAAGTATAGTGGAATTACTAGAAATGGGTTGTTGGATTTTTACTATTCTTTTGAGATGCTAGAAATTAATGACTCAGGGTACGTTTTAGTTCGTACTAAGGGGTGGAAAACTCCTGTCTATTTTAAATATTATAGGGGTACGGCTAAGTTGCATATAGGAAGGTATTCTGTGTTACCTGATGATGTGGTATGGTATCTATCTAGAGATGTTGCTTTGGAGTTGGAGTGTATTCTTAGGAATCAGCACCCACTTTCTAATGAGTCTCAGTTGTAAGTATTTCATTTTAGTTATTTTCTAGGAACTGGCTTAGGTCAGTTCTTTTATTTGTAATGTTATTTTATTTTATTCGTAAATATGTTATAATGTTTACAAAAAGTTATGGAGTGATTAAATGTTTAAAGATTTTAAAATGTTAGAGATGGAAGGATGCGCTTCAAGTGTATTCGAGGGTGAAACTAATCCTTTTATCAGAGACATTCATGATTTGTGTAATTTGGTTTTGGAGAGTGAGACTACTAACTGCTTAAATCTATTGCTAGGTACTTTAACTACAAGAGGTCTTTATGGTGCGGGATTGGCAGACTCTGATACAGCACATTTGATGTACAGGGTTTCTGGTGGTTTTGTAAACTTTATTTTTAGTGGTAGCAGGGTTATTATTTATGCTATCCCTGACAGCAAGGAAGATGGAAGAAATCGCTCTTTGTCTTGGTTAGAGGTTGATAGTGCTTTGGTTTCTCAGCTAATTGATACTGTAAGTGGTGCTGTCCTAGAAGAGGGTATCTTTATCGCTCAGGATGGGTACACTTATGTTACCAAGTCTTTTAAAATTGATGTATTGGGGTGAAGAATGAAACTTCATTTTGAAGATTGCCCTTATGGTTGTAATGTAAATGGTATGCTTTTTGATAGGGGGCTTAAGAAGATGGTATCTTGCCCTCATTGTGAGTCTAGGCGTAGGAAGTTAGCTAGTGAGGGTAGTATTGAGGACAACGAAGGAAATCAACAATCCTTACATAAGGAGTTAGGCTTTAGTGATGAGTATTTAACTTCTTACTTCAGTTTCGATTCTCTTATATCGAAGTCTGAGCGTCCTTTACTGGAAAGTAGTTCTTTTGAACCTGTTGAGGAGGCTATAAGCCTCTTAAGGGGTACGTTGTCTAGGGGTGATTTGCCTGAGAAGTCTTATTGCTTTGGTTTGGCGAGAAAAGGCTCTGTTGATAAGTTGGCTTTCCCTTTGTTGGTTAGCGCTTATGAAAAAGGCGGTAAGGTAGGAAAATTTATTTCCAGTCGAATGTATTACTCTTTATACATGAAAGATAAGGACTTGCAGGAGTATTATGATTTAGATATTCTGTTTGTACTTGTTAATTCAGGTAGTTCTTATCGAGAGTTGATGTGTATTAGGGGTTTAATGGAAGCTAGGGCAGTTTGTGGTAAGGCTACTATTTTCGTTACTAATAACGATATAGACGAGGTACTATTACTATTGGGTAGTGTTGAGGAGCCTAGTTTGTATTTAGCAAGTCCTTACTTTATAGAGAGGTCTAAGACGGCTAATAGTCACTCTTACGCATCTGATTCCTTAAGGGGTAACAATTATTCTCCAGACTTAGGTATCAGTATGGAAGATTTGCAAGATATTTAGAAAGGGTTTAGTAATGGTAAGAACTGTTGAAATGTTAGGTAAGACTGGTAACTGTAAGCTTACAGATACTGAGTTGCGTAAGGTTATACGGTCTTTTGAGGAGGCTCACAAAACCTTGGGATATCATATAACACTACACAATAGGAACGACTTCTATTGTTTCTATGCAACACTTACTCAGGGTTCTGTTAGTGTAAAGATTAGGATTTATGCTGATTACACTTGGAACGATATGGAACCTAATGAGTTGGTTAGTGGAGACCCTAAACTTGTACTATTGCAGAGGGCATGGGTTGCATGGCAGGTATTTATTTCTTTTCATTTGAGGAATCAGTAGTCTTTTAGGTAATCTTTTATTTAGATTACCTTTGCTTTTTGTTTTAAGGTGGTGTAAAATAGCCTTATCAACTTATTTATGGGGGTATGGCTATATGGACTTAGCTAATTTAGTATCTTTAAAGGATTTTGGGCAGACAACTCAGTGTATGGGTTTGTTTGAGGATGCTATTTCTGAATTTAATGGTGTTATGCAGGATGCTTATGAGGATAACAAAACTTTAAGAGACTTGTTACCTAAACTGATGGAAGCATATGGCGATGTGGATGACTTTGAAGAGTTTGAACCTCAGTACTATATGAATTTTAAAGACTTAGTAATTACTGAGCATGGTATTCGTGGTTTAACAGATAGTTTCTGGTCTTGGGGTATCGCTTTTAGTTACCTCAAAGAGACTGGTGTTCTTTATACCAATACTCGTGAGGAGGGTAACACTTCTCTTAATTCTATGGTAGAAGATCTTTCAGGTGAAATTAAAGAAGCGTTAAATGCTATGATTGAAGCTTATTCGACATCATTCCCGAATGGAGTAGTTATTACTCTAGAGGGAGAGTATGTTTTATAGTAGTAAATAAAGAAAAACTCGTACTGGAGTAGCTAAAGATATCTAAAAGGTTATTTTTAGTCTATAAAGGTGTTGAGTTTTTCTTTTAATTTTTATATACTATTTGTAGTTATATTACTATTTAGAAAGGTTTTTGGATTTTATGTCTAATAAAAATGATTACAATATCGATTCCCTAGATGGATACGAGGGAGCGCAAGCCATTCGGAAGCGCCCAGCGTCTATGTTGGGTAGTGGTGGATTATATGGTGCTAAGCATACTTTTATCGAGATTGTCGGTAATGCTTTGGATGAGGTATCGTCTGGTTATTGCGACCGCTTGGTTGTCAAATACGACCGTAACGATGGTTCTCTGGTTGTCCGTGACTATGGACGTGGTGTACCGATGACTTGGTCTGAGAAGAAGCAGACGTATGGTTGGGATTTGGTTTATAACCGCCTTTACTCAGGAGGTAAGCTTGAAGACCCTAAGACTCGTCTTATTGGTTTTGAGGATTGGTCTAAGTTCTCTTTTAAGGATTTCTCTTATCTTGCATCCGTAGGATTGAATGGGGTAGGGGCAGCTTGTTCACAGTTCACGTCTGAATTTTTCCGTGTAATCTCTTATCGTGATGGAAAAGAGTATGAAATGTATTTCGAGAAGGGCTATCCTGCTTGGAAAGAGATGAAAGTTCGAGAACAGTCGGAAGAAAACGGAACTTACATTCATTGGAAACCTGATTCAGAGGTATTTAGTGATACTAATATTACTTTCTCTTGGATTAAGCAGAACTGTGAGGGTATTTCTTATGTGTCTGGGGTAGATGTTCATCTCTTTGATGGGGATAAGGAGTATGTTTACAAGGCTTCTAATATTAAGGAACACCTTGAGTCTCAGCTTAGGTCCCAGGTAGTTGAGGCTACTTATCTGCACCATGAGGATGAGAAGGACTCTGACGGTAATGTCACAGGGGTACTCGTCTGTGAGGCACATGTTGCTATGGGTGGTAAGGGCGCAGGTCAGCGTTTCTATAACAACCAGATTAAGGTTCAGGGTGGTGTTCATAGCGAATACTCTAACTTTGCAGTTACTCGTTTCTTTACTGAGAAAGCTAAAGAGCGTGGTGTGAAGATTACTGGCTCTGATGTATTCTCCCAGTACTCTCTTATCATTACTACACTTGCTAATGAAAAGTCCTATCGTGGTCAAACTAAGGACTCTATCGACAATGAGTATATTGGTAAGGCTATTGCTTATGCGGTAACTCGTTTGTTGCAGGACTCTTGGCTAAGAGATGAGCAATGGGTTAAGAATATCCTAGAAAGCTCTATTATCGCAGCTCAGGTGCGTGAGGCGGCAAAGGCAGCCGAAACCCAGATTAAGGAAGCTAGTACAAAAATCAACAAGAAGGTTATGCCTAATGGTTTAATCTCTTGTGAAGCTATGCTTGATGGTAATTATGACCAGGTCGAGCTTTATATCGTAGAGGGACGCTCTGCGGAGGGTTCTGCTAAGGACGGTCGAGACCGTAGATTCCAAGCTATCTTCCCTATCAGGGGTAAGTCTCTTAATACGGAGAAGGCTAGTGTCGCTGATGCATTGGATAATAAGGAAACAACTGAGTTGCTTTCTATTATCGGAGCGGGTATGACAGTTGAGCAGGAAGGTTACGATTTATTTGATATTAGTAAACTTCGTGTTGGTAAGGTAGTTATTCTTACCGATGCCGATGCTGATGGTAAGCATATTCAGTCTCTGTTGATTACTTTCTTCAATAAGTTTACTTCTCCTCTTTTGCATAATGGGCATGTATATATTGCTAACCCGCCTAAGTACCGTGCAAATGGTCGGTACTATTATTCTGAGGAAGAGTTCCAAGAAGCTAAGAACAGAGGTCTTGTTGGAAGTGAGTTTGTAAGGTATAAGGGTCTTGGTCAGATGGACGCTGAGGAGTTGTGGAATACTACTTTGAATCCTGAGACCCGTAAACTTACACAGGTTAAGGTTAGCCCTAATGACTTTGAGTTTGCTTCAGCTATTAGCGTTATAGCGGGGGCAGATACTTCTATTCGTAAGGAGTTCGTACTCGATGCCTTGTTAGAGGGGTACGACAATTACGATGACGCTATAGACGTCCTTAAGGGTGTATATGAGGAGATGGATTATGAAGAAAATCTCGAAATCGAAGAAATCCATTACGACTAAGTGGGGTAGGTTGCGTAGTGGAGCGAAATCAGTCCAGCTTAAGTTGGCTGATTTCTTGCTACCTCTAGTCTTACTGATGCTTATTTTGGCTTTAGTAGAGGTGGGATTTGGTAATCATGCCTTATTCCACAATACTAAGTTGTATGAGGAAACTTCTTCCTTGTTTAAGAGACCTGATTATTATTCTTTGAGGGATATGAAAGTTGAAATCAGTAAAACTTATTACACTATAAAGGAAGTAGTATATGTATTCAGGTCATCTGGTAGTATGTTCAGTACCTCTCAGGGTGTTTTAACTCAGGGTTATTACTTGATGATGTACCCTAGGGAGTTATTGATTGTCCTTGTTGGTGGTTTCTACTTTATTAGCGAGTTTGGTAAGTGCTTTATTGCAGGTTTACCTATCCGCAGTAAAATTAAGGAAAGAAAGTATTGGGGTAAGGGTTTCTTAGTGGCTCTTGTTCTGTATGTTTTATTGGTGGTCGAGTTGCTTGTTCCTTTACTATAAGTAAGGGTATCGTAAGTGCCTTAATTTGGGCTTAGTAAGTTACTTAAAAACCTAGTTTATCAGATTTTACTTATTTTCTTTAATTTTGATTTTTGGTCTTTAAGTTATTTATTTTTTAGGCTAGAGAAGATTATAATTTTTACTATAAAGGTTGTATTTTCTTTAGCTAATTTCTATTGTTTATGTCCTGTATTAGTGGTAGAATTTAAGTATGTATTTTTAGGAGGTTTGAAATGGCAAAACTTTATAACGGACCGTCAGAGGGGTTTTCTCAGGTTGCTGACGGATTCGTTGAGTATGCTTTAGAGGTGGGAATTAACCGCTCTTTTGCAAGTATTCATGATGGCTTTAAACCGGTACAACGACGTATTGTTTACGCTTTGAATGAGGGTAAGGTTTACAAACTTACAAAGGCAGCTAAGGCTGTTGGTATGGTTCTGGGGTATCATCCGCATGGAGATGGTTCGGTTTATGAGGCTATGTGTCGTATGGTACGTTCTAATGGCTCTATTCGTCCATCATTAGCAGACGGAGAAGGTAACTTCTCTCGCTCATATTCTAATTCAAGTCCTGCAGGTATGCGTTATCCTAGTTTGATGTTATCTAAGGAAGCTATTGAGTTGTTCTTAGATGATATGGAAGGTATTGAGTGGAAAGAGACTGAAACTGATGAGGGCTTAGAGCCTGTATATCTTCCAGCTAAGTTCCCTATGGCGCTTACAGCGTCTGTTCAGGGTATGGGGGTAGGTATTGCTAATAAAGTTCCGTCTTATAATTTTAATGAGGTATTAGACCTTACTAAGCAGTATATTGCTGACGGTGAGCAGTTTAGCAATCAAATCATTTACCCTGACCTACCCAACGGAGGTGTTGTGGTAGCCAACAATAGGGAAATGGCTAAAATTATGACTACAGGTCGTGGTCATGTTAAGTCACGCGCTAAGGTTTCTATTCAGAAGAAAGACGTAATTATTGAAGAGCTTCCTTATAACACTACAGATGGTAGTGTTGTAGCTAGAATCAAAGAGTTGGTACGCTCTAACAAAAAGGCAAAACTTAAGGATGGACGTCCAAACCCTAACTATGGTAAGTTCCCTTATATCACTCGTGAGGATGATGTAGTTCTTACCAGTGACTTGAGCGGTTTTAGTATCCGTTTACGTTGTCGGAAGGCAGCTGATACTGAGATTGTAGTAAAGGAACTCTCTCGTAGGGGTATCCTAACTAACTCATTCCATAGTAATATGATTTTTACTAATGGTCATCATCTGGTAGTTACAGGTGTCTATGGTGTAATTGAGGAGTGGCTTGCTAACCGTAAGAAAGTCCTTACTAAAAAGTTTAATCACCACTTAAAAGGTCTTAAAAAGGAAGAGTTTGTATTAGATTTCTTCTTACGTTTGATTGGAAATCCTGAGTGGCGTAATCAATATCTACATTTATTAACTAATGTAGGTATTTCCGAAGCTAATTCTTATCTGTCAGAGTTGTTTGAAGATATAACTGCTGATGTTTGCTCTTGGATTGCTAGTCGTAGGGCTAGTGCTTTCTTGGATGGTGGTAAGTACGCTGTTCGTTTGCAAAATATTAAAGATAGTATTAAGTTTTATGAGACAGCGCTTAAAGACCTTAACTCTTATATCTATAATGAGTTGGAAGAAATTCAGAAGAAGTTTGGTCACCTTTATCCACGTAAGACGGAAGTTACATTTACCGACTACAAGTTTACTAAGAGGGTGGAAGAAGTCCCTGAAGATGAGTCATACTGTGGTTATGTTCTTTACAGTGATGGTCGCTTTCAGAAGACTTCTTCAATCGAAGGTTACGAAGGCAAAGAAGGTGTTGTCATGGCTTTCTCAGGTCGTGGTAATAGTATTCTGGTTGGATTTGATTATGTAGGTAATGTTATCCGTGTATATGGTAACGATATCCCTTATGGGTATACAGACCTTAAGGACTATCTAGGGGTTCGTGGTCTTGTAGATGATTATAAAATTACTTACCTTACAGTTGTAGATGGTAGCCGTAAGCGATTGTTGTATCGTGATGGACGTATGTCTGTATTGGATACCAGCGAGTTTATTGGTAAGAAGAATCGTAAGCGCCTTATTCGTAATGGTGTTCCTGAAGATGTTGATGACCAACTAGTGGAGGTCTTTAACGAAGAAGATTTGAAACAGTACTTGTATGTTGCTGATGAGAGTGGTAAGTTGGCTATAGGAATCTTAGATTGGGAGACTTTGAATATTAAGTCTCGGACTGCTAAGACTCGTGCTTTTACTGGTTCGAAAACTATGAACATTACTCAGTGGGGTACTTGCGATTTAGAGGATGCACAGCGTTACTTTACAAGTATGGAAGACTTTGTTGGACGTGTTCGAAAAGTTAAGCAGGGTGATGTTACCTTTGATGGTAGTGAGTTTACTTTGGGGAGGTTTTTGAATGGCTAAAGAATTGAACATCTCGGCTAGGGGTATCTCTAATAGCCTTGATTTGGGTGAGTTCCTAGAGCTTTCTAGTGTAGAGGGTTTTAGGGATGTTGCTTCGTTGGATACTGATTTCTCTGTTTCTTTGGATGGGGTTAGTGTCTTGGAGTGCAGCGGTAATGTATTAGACGGTGACGGTAGAGGATTGCTATTTACTTTCCTTGCAGGAAATGGTAATATAGAGTGTAAGTTTATTGGTGGCGAACACTCTAGTGTTCACATACCTAAGGAAGAAGCTAATAGCTTGGAAGAGGTATTAAGTGTATTCTTTAGGTCTATTAAGTCGGACAAGGAGATTATCAAGGTACTGGTCATTGAAAATGATGCTTTCTTAACGGATGGTGTTAAGAGGTTTTTATCGGATAATAGTATTTATGGGATTATTAAGAAGTAGGAGGGCTAGTCTTGTCAGAGGATTATGAAGTACTTTCACCTGAACAACGAATGAAGGGTTTTGGGGATATTCTTTTGGCAAGTGCCTTGGGTAGTAGCGAGGTTGCTATTAAGAATCGCCACTTCCTTTTTGGGAACGCTCGTATTGAGCTATTTAGGGACGAGAATTATATCATTTATTCTCTTCTCTACAACTTTAAAGATAGAAATATTACTATTGATGAGGAGTTCGTTAAACTCTCCTTAATGAGACAGCAATCTCTTATTGAAGATGCCTCTAATGCTCGTAAGATAGATATTAACGCTTATGGAGAGGTAGATGACTCTGTCACCTTAGGCTATATCGGTGGGGTAATGAAGTACTTCTCTAATCTGATGAAAGATGAGAAGGTCGCCCCAGACGAGTTCCGGCTTGTATTTGAAAAGTATCTTATTGAGTATAAGGCTATCGAAACTGCAAAGATTTATTCTGATAGTTTACAAATTATTGGGGACGGTCTTAAGATTGGTAGAAAAGTTTTACAGGGTTTTGAGGCTAGTAGAGATTATGTAAAAAATAACTTAGCACGTATTGAGGGTGTGGTAGACCAGAATAAAGGTATCGGCTTCATCAATATGGCTGAGGTTATCCTAAATCCTAAGCAGGAAGCCAAGTCAGTTAAGATTTCTGACTTTGGAGCTCTCGAAGAGTTAAACAACCACTATGGGGGTATCTACACGGGGAACCTATATACGGTAATGGCTCCATCTAAGTCCGGTAAGTCTAAGTTTTGTGCGAGGTTGGCACATACGGCTATGGTTAATTATGGTGTTAATGTTTCTGTTTGGGCTTTCGAGGGTGGTTATGAGGCTTGGACGGCTCAGATGCGGTCTATTCACTTTGACTTCACCTACAATACAGGGGTATCTGCAACGGATGTGAAGATTGGGGTTACTCAGGGAGCTATCTTGCATGACCGTTTTCCTGATGGTAGTCCTTATAAGAAGTTGGAGGCGACCTCTAAGCTTGATTTGGCTTCGAACTCTGCTTATGGTAGCACACACTTTATTGACAGACCTTTTAGGGTTGAGACTTTCTTAGATGAGATTGATGCGTCTGTTAAGGCAAACAATTCTCAGATGTTAATTATCGACTACTTGCAGTTGATTGACTCTGAGAAATCTATGAGCGAGCGAGAGCGTATTGCAACTGCTTATCCTCGGTTGTTGGAGTACTGTAAGAAAAACAACATTGCGGTTGTATCTCCTGCCCAGTATAAGCAGGATGTGGTAGATGAGCTTCAACGTAAGAAAGATGGCGAAGCTAGGGATATGCGTACAGCTGGTGGTGGTTCTTATGAGATTATTAAGACTTCCGATGTAATCTTTGCTCTTTGGGCTAGTACAGAGGATTTGAGTAATAACAAGATGACTATTATGCCTATGCCAACTCGTTTTTACGATGCAATTCCTGAGTTTGATATTTATGTTGATTTGGGGTACTGTCAGTTTATGTCACTTAATTAGTTGTTCCTAGAGAGGGGTAGTAGCAGGTTATGTTACTACCTTTTATAATTTATGTATATAGTGTATGTTTATATTTATTATTTTTGGGGAGGGCTTAGAATGATTATTGGATTCCTTAGATTTCTTGTTAATTTGATATTATGTATTATTGTAATGGCTATTGTACTTTTATTTTCTTACTTAGCAATACGGTATCTGGGGGTAGAGATATGAGTAGGTCTGTTAAGGCTATTGTAGTAGGTGTAGTAGTTGTTCTGTCTGTTTTGATAGCAGTTTTTGCTAATTTCCTTATATCTAGCACTAAGGGCGAGGAAAAGCCTACTAAGGTTAAAACTGAGCAGGTAGCTAAGAAAGAGGAAGCTACTTCTGTTGAGTTTGGGGATACTATAGATGGTATCAGAGTTTTAGATAAAGATGCTATATCTCAACGTATTCAGGCTTTTAATGAAACTTATGATTTAGGAATAGAAGATACAGGCGTATCTACTCTTAGTTGGAAGTCTAGTGGTGTTGTAGTTGTAAACCCTATGGGTAAGTATGAGTTTCTTACAGATTATTATGGAACTATTATTGGGTTTATTAGCAGGTCTGGTGTGTCTAGTAGTTCTTTAGAAAAGGTTAGTAAGAGTTTTTCTGTTATTTCTCTAGGTGGTGGGAGAGTCTTATACCTCGGTTCCATTACTAATGGTCTAGTAGGTAGAGGGGGTGTTCCTCTCGTAAGGATTAAAAAACTTGCTGATTCAGAACTATCTAAAGATACTAAGGTAGAGTTAGAGAAAGTTCCAGACATTTGGTCTGGCTTAGGGGTATCTAGCAAGGGGCTTGAGTTCTCTAGGTTTGTAGTATCTCCTAGTGGGGTAGATTTGGCTGAGTATAGGGGTTCAGGGGGTAATTATTTCTATTATAGCTTATACTCTGTGACTGAGGGTAGTAATCAGGTAATTAGGGGTAAGTTCTCTGGTATTATGATTAAGCAGTACGACCCTAAGATTACTAAGCTTTTTATTAAGAATGTAGCTCAGTTTGGTATATTTGAAGTTAAGGATGGTGGTGTTTTGTGGATAACTTATTAGGGAGATATAGTAAAAAGTTAAAGAAAAGTTTAGTAGTTCTATTTGTAGTTGCTCAGTGTCTATCTCCTGTTATCGCCAAAGCGGGGTATAACTCTTGGGCAGAGATTGTTTCTTCTGGTAAGGAAGCTACTGTTGTTGAGATTGGTAATGCAGCTATTAAGCAAGGTTTCAATTATGAATCTACAATCGGTGTTATGGCTAATATGAACTCCGAGTCTGGATTTGATTCTAGTGCTATTGAGGGTGGTAACGGTATTGGACGTGGTCTGATACAGTGGTCTTTTGAGAGACGTACTGCTATGGAGAACTTTATCCAGCAAAAATATAATGGTGATTTCGGCTCTATGGAGGGTCAGATGGCTTATCTAAATTACGAGATTACTGAAACTGCTTGGAAAGGTGAAATGAACGAGGCTACTGTTAAGTCTCAGCTAGCAGCTTATGGCTTAACAGTTTCTTCTAAAATACCTAATTCTTGGGATGAGTTTAAGCAGATGACTAACGCAGAAGATGCAGCAAAAATCTTTATGGTAGTAATGGAGCGTCCATCGTATAGTCCTAGCGTAAATCACTGGGAACAGCGTGTTCGTTTGGCTAAGGAAATGGCAGAAGGTTTGAAAGGTAAGTTAAATGGCTCTTCTTCATCTGGCAAAAAGGAAGAAGGTAAATCTAAAGGTGAGACTGTAGAAGCTGATGGTAACTTACCTAAGGAGTACGAGTTAGTGGGTATGTCTAAACGTAACTACTTATATGAGTCACAACTTCCTATTGTATTTCCAGGGCAGGAGATTGCAGGGGAAACTGGTTTATCTGAGTCTCAACAATACAATGTTGCAAGTATAAAGGAGTCTGTTGGAACTAGTAATAAATTTAATTGGATAGACTTCCTACGAGTTTGTGTAGCATTTGTAGGTATTTGGTTCTTTGTATGGGGTATAGGCTTAATTGTAGCTTACTTGTTCGATAGGAGTAATATTTATTTAGAGCTTAGTTTGGTATCTGTACTTACTGGAGGGACTATTACAGTGTTAGCATTAGACGAGGGAGATGTTCGACGTGCTAATGTATCTATGATTGTACGCAGGGTTATCTTAGCCTTTGTAGTAGGGTATATTCTGGTTGCAGGTATGATGTATATCGGTCTTGGATGGTTGTTCCAGTTTGTTCAAGGGTTAATAAATAACTTGTAATAGAGGTTACCCAGATAGTTTATAGTTGGTGTTATTTTTGAAATTTTGGAGGAAAATATTATGAACGATGCTAAGGCACAACAAGTTTTGATGGAGCGTTTTTTGGCTCGTATGGAGCGTGAACCTGAGGATGTTCAGCACGCAGCGGTTCGTTATGCAGAGAACTTAATGAATGGATGTAACTGGGCTTTTATTTCTAGCAAGTCTGAGACTTTTGCTAAGGAGACTAAGGCTTTTGAAAAATCTCCTATTGTTACGGTCTATAAGGTTAAGAATGGGGTATTGATTACTACTCCTATGGAGACTATCCTTAACATTTTAACTCGTGTAAGTCCTGAGATTTACACCCCTAAAGAAAAAGAACTTGCTTTGCAGTTCCGTCAGAAGTCTGTAGAGAACTTTGTTAATTTCCTACGTTCTGGTGTTAAGCAGGCTAAGATTGGTATTTATAACCTTAATGATAGCCCTAACATCACTATTCAAGGTAAAATCTACAAAGCATTCAATATGGACTTAGCTTCAGTATGTATGTACTTGCGTGATGCAGGTTACTCTCTGGTTATTGAAGGTAAGAAATTACCTGCAGAGTACGCTTTGATTACTGACCGTTATCCTTTGGTACATGAACGCTTAGAAATGGCTCCGAGTGGTAATGGTTTGATGCTTGACATCGTCAAGAATGGGTAGTAAGATGGAAGAACTAAATGAGGGCTTTAAGCAGAGCGTAGTAGAGGGTCTTAGTAAGAAAAATTTCTTATCTACACTTGAAGATAGTGGGGTAATCATTATACTAGAGGTGGTAGGGAGTTCTTTTGAGGTTTATGTTGAGCAGTATCAAGAGGAGATTTACTCTAGGAAGTTTATCTCCCTTGGCTCTTACAACAAAACCTTAGAAAAGGGTATCTCGCCTTATTCAAAGTGGGCAGATGCTTTAGTTAAAGCCTGTGTTTATTGGGAGACCGCTATGGATGCTTTGGGGAATGAGTTACCTAGCGATTACACTGTTGTTGCAGCTCCTGATGGTATTAGTTTGAAGCTTGTCAGGTTTAGTTAGTTTCTTTATAATGAATACTTTAGAGAACTATCACGTTAGTGTGGTAGTTTTCGTGTATCGTTTGCTTTTTGTGTGTATTTTTGGTAGAATAGTTTAAAAGATTATTAGTTTATTAGGTTATGGTGGTAGTAAGTGGATAAGAAGCGTTTTTTAAACTTTAAAAGAAATAATGAAAAAGTTCTATCGATTCAGCAGCATTATAAGTATTTTGTTGCACCGAAAGCGTCTAAGTTTTCAAGGTATGATTTTGAGCGCAGTAATACGGTTGTTTGCCCTTTTCATGATGATAATGACCCCTCTTTCGGTGTTATAAAGGGCAAGGATGGGGTAGATAGATACCATTGCTTTGGTTGTGGGGTAGTTGGGAATTTTGTTGATTTCTATCGAGGGGTAGAAAAGATATTTAATAACCGCACTTTAACCGAGGAGCAGGCTATAAAGGAGATTGCAGAACGCAACAATATTCCTTTAGAGTCTTTAGTTGTAGATACTGAACAGGTAGAGTTATCTAGAGAACAACAATTACACAAATTCAGGGAAATATACACTGTTGCTGATTATGAACGTGATATTAGAAAGGGTTTACTCATGGGTAGACCAATACCTTACTTTAACGCTAAATTACTTGAGTTAATTAGTGAGGGTCTTGTAGAAGAAAATGAAATGTAGGAGATTTTAATTATGTCTGTAAAGAAGTTACCTAAATATAGGTTAGAGATTATGCAGTTATTTGCTAAGTACTGTCATCAGGTGTGTGAGCCTTATGTTCCGCATATTCCGAGGTCATCTTTTCTTTTAGCTCAGTACGTTATTGAGGGTTCAAGGGTTAGAATCAATATGGGTAAGGATACTGTGGTTATCTGTCCTTTTGAGGGGGCGTGGCATGTTGCTGAGATAAACGGCAGGGTTTACTCTAAGATTGATACTCTTTTAGACCAGAAGATTTGTCGGAAGATTGAGAAGAAGTACAATCAATCTCTTGAGGGTATTTACGATATCTTGGACGGTAGGCTATTAAGGGTAACCTTTAATATCCCTTACCAGACTCTAAGCTTCATAACTTCTAAAGGTAAGAAAGTTATGCTAAAGAATGAAGTTCGGTTGTAGGAGGGTTATATGGTTTGGGATAGTGTAGATGAGATGTTTATGCAGGCTCAGAGGGAAGAGAACTCTAAATTAGCTAAGAGGTCTTTGAAAACTACCCTAGAATCTATTAAGATTGACAAGGTATCTGTTGGTATGTTTGTTAAGGAGCTAGGCAAGTTTTTAGAAGAGGTTGTAGACCCTATCATAAAGGAATACACAGGTAAGGACGTCCCTAGCGCTGAGTATTTTTACTTGGAGGGTAAGACCTTAGTATTTACCCCTTATGCTGAGGCTTCTGACGAGTTACTAATAGACGTAGGAAAATATAGTGAAGGCGGTAGAGCTAGGTGGGCAGGCAAAGGTAGCGGTGGAAAGTATATCGATATCCCTTACCCAGAATATAGTTTTTTATCTGGCTTGTTAGATAGCATTGGTCTACCGCAGGGCAGATGGTCATTCAAGTTTGCTGATGGCTATGTTATTGCTTTAGGTAATGGTATTTACTCTGATGATGTGTTTAGAATTTCTTTGGAGAGTGGGTTGGTAGTAGGTTATGATTAGTGTGGATATGGAGGAACTCCTAGGGGGTATGGTTGATGAGTCTGAGTTTGAGGGTATTGTTTCTGGAGATAGGTTAACTTCGGAAATGAGAAAACCTGAGGACAATGGTGTTAGGGTTTATGAGAGTATAGATGTTTACGATATAATCCCTAAAACTGGTACTCACCTAGGTTTGGATATTAGCCAGCATTCTACTGGTATTACAGTAATATCTAATGGAAGTTATTCATCTTCTAATCATTCTTTAGAAATTTTAGACTTTAGCGAGAGATTCCTAGAGCTCTTGTATAGAAGACAATTAAAGGAATTTCTAAAGAATGAGTATGAGGGTTGTACTTTCGACACAATAGTAGTAGAGGACGCTTATGCAGGGGTAAATCCTGAGACAACTAGGTTACTTTATGCGTTAAATACTGCTATTGATGAGTTAATTTATGATGGTTATATAGATTGTAAGGATTTTCAAAGAGTAAACAATAAGTCTTGGAAATCATGGTTATGGTCTATAGAACCTCAGATTGGTAAGGGTCTTGATGACAAGGTAAGAATCCAAGAACTTCTTAGTTACTTAGGGGTTGAGGATAGTGGTAAGGGTTATCAAGATAGGCTGGACTCTTTGGGAATGCTAGTGGGGTATTTCTATAAGAGCAGAATAAAAGAGGAAGATTTACAAAAGGTTACTAAAGTTCGGTGGTCTGATGTACAATATACTCTGGTAGAAGATTTAAATAGGTTATCTTTAATTCCAGATAACTATAAATCATTGCCTTTGGTAGTAGTTGATGCAGGCATGAAACAAATCACAAAGGAATATATCAAGTATCTTCTGGGTATTCATAAGGATTCTTTAGTAGCTATAAAGACAAATAAAAATCTTACAATAGTTAAGGAGTTATTGAAGTTACCTGAATACCTTATGGGGGACTTGGTTGTGTGGAGGAGATAACATGCAATATTCAATTACTTCTGAGACTCGAATGTGTGTTGAGTCTATCGTAAATAGCTTATATAGTATATTCACAAAAAGGGATATCCAATTAACTGTAAGGGATATAACGGGGATGTACAAGGGTGACATTTTAATTTACTCTAGGAAACCCCCATTCTCCCTACTAGAGGGGACTAAATGGCATGAAGATTGGTCATTTGGTTGTTTTTATTTCGACGGAAGTCGTATGTATATTCGATTGTCTGAGAACGATTATAAGAATGATTTCGATAACTGCTATTTCGACTTAGAGTCTAAGGAACCAGTTATGTACATCAGGTCTTATGAACGGGCTAACACATATCAAGGTAGGTATATAAAAGTACCTATCAACAAGAAATCGTTTGATAATATCAAGTTAAAGGTTATGGCTCTTATAGATTACCAACAACTTTATGGTTGCAAGGGTTTTAGAATTAGAGTAAACCATACTTTCTTAGTTCAGATGGTTGTATTTGATATGGAAGGTAATCCTGTTCACTTACAGGATGGTCGGAATGTCTTTTCTCGTTGGTTAAGGAGTACTTAGGGGGTTAGTTTATGATAGATGCTCAAGGCAATAAAATTAGGGTTACTAGGCAGATAGTAGTTGAAAGTTTAAGGCAGGCTTTAAATTTACCTAATGTAGAAATAGTTTATTTTGACGATTTAAAGGAAAGCACTAAGCACTGTTGCTTGGGGTATGCAGGAATTGTGCATTTGAATCTAAACTATTGGACTTTTTCTGATGAAGATGGTAATATTATAGTACAATATTTCTTATGTCCTAGGTGTGGTAAGCTACTGGTTTACCGAGACTTTATGTAGGAAATAAATTAGGTAGTAGAAATTGGAGATTATTATGTCAGAACATATTAAGTTGCAAAAGAAGTTGAATAAGGTTGGTAAGGCTTTATTGGGGGAAGTAGTTAGTGCTTTATCATTAGTTACTTATAGCAAGGTTTTGCCTTATAAACCAAGTAATGAAAACATCTATCTAAACCTAAATCCCTCTACACGGGTACTTGAGGTACAGGGTAAGAACGATTTGGTAGATTATTGGGCTGTCAAGTGTATGGGTACTAACTATGAGACTAAGGCACGGCAGTCTGCGAATAAGTCTTTGTCTATGAGTCGTTCTGAGGCTTTAGGTAAGGCTTTTGATAGCATTGTTTCCTTGTTTACATTTTATGATGTAACACCTTTCTCTGTTAGTATTGAGTGTACTAATGGGAACGTAGCAATGGTTGCTAATACTAGTCAAGGGCGTGTTACTGTTATTGGTGTAGATTAAGATTTTAGTGAGGTATTAGGATTGGGTAATACGGTAGTAGAGATTGGTAATCTTCTATCTTTGGTAGATTTACATGGTATATCTGCTTTACAGGAAGACCAAATTGAAGCCCTTGAGGGGTATATTCAGCGATGTAATGAGGCAATGAACCTTGACGGTGAGCCTCTGGTAGAAGATGCAATTTATGATAAATTGGTTCAGCTACTTGCTAAAGCTAAGTCAGACAGTCCTGTTCTTCAGGAGTTATGGTCTAAGGATTCGGATACTGTTGGTTCTTACAACCAACTATTAGAAGAGAACCCTATGGTTTCTATCTTGACTGTTAAATCTTGGGAAGATGACAATATTCGTCAATTTATCCAACGTATGCCAGAAACTGCTAACTATTTAGCCAGCTACAAGATTAACGGTCATGGTATTCGAGTAGTCTTTGAAGATGGCTATTTGGTGGAAGCTACAACTCGTGGTCGCTCTACTAATGGTAGGGATATTACTGAGCACCTTAAGGTTATCTTAGGTGATTATATGGAGTCCCTAGCTGATGAGGGTTTGGTTGAGATTAGGGGTGAGTTAGCACTTCGCTTAGATAGGCTTGATGAGGCTCGTAAGTTTACACCAGGTCTTAAATCTGCTTTTTCAGCGGTATCTTCCCTTATTAAGCCAAGTGCTACTGCGGAGGAGCTTCGTTTGTTAGACTTCCTTACTTATGGGGTATATATCGAAGATTTCGAGTTCTCTAGTAAGGAGGAGGTATTTAGTCAGTTAGATGCTTGGGGCTTTATGACTACCGAGTATTTCCTTTTAGAGGATACCTCTAAGGACGAACTGCTAGAGGGTATGCAGGAAGTTGTAAAGACTCTAGAAGACTCTTACGAGAGCTTTGGTTATTTCTGTGATGGGGTAGTTTTTGAGGTTTCTGAGTCTTATATTCGTGAGTCGCTTCAGGGAAGTGGTAAGTATCATGACTATAATTTAGCCCTTAAAGTAAACTCTTGGGCGCAGGATATCTACACGGGGTATATTCAGTCTATCACTTGGAAGAGAGGTAAGTTCAAATTGAACCCTGTTGCAGTGGTTACTGAGTCCTTGGATAGTGAAGAAGGTGTACTTACAGTCCAAGGTAATCGAGTTAAGAATGTACCACTTTATAACCCTAAGAATTTAGTAATTCTTGGAGCTTACTTAAACACTCCGCTGAGCTTTAAGTATGGAGGAGAGGCAGGTGTTGTTCCTTGTTTCCCAGATGGTAGATTACTGTCTGAGGATTATGTAGTAGAGAATATTTTGGGGGATTGGTGATGGAAGACAAGATGAAAACTGTCCATAGCGATAAAGTTCGCTTGGGCATTTCTTTCGAGGAGCGTCATAGAAAACTTATTTTACCTAAACGCTCTTTTTCTCCTAGTGAGTTGCTAGTATCTAGTTTACTTAGGGCTTGCGAGGTCAAGATGGGTATTAGACAGTCCGAGAAAGTTATTAAAGACTCCCAACTACTTGCCGAGTCCAACAATAAACGGATGGTTTTTATTGGCGATATAGCCAATTTCTATTGGGATGGTCTTAGAGCTATAACTCAGTTTATCAATTTAACTGCAGTAGGTTATGAGGATGGTGGAGTAGTTACTCATATCAAACCAGCTATTGGTAATCTAGTTGCTGAGGTCTGGGAAGAGAATCTTAACTCCTTTGACTTTGGAGACATGAGTGGTAAGATTTTACTTGGAACAACTCTTATGTTTAGTGCAGATGTATTAAACATAAATGGCGACATTTATCTATATAGGACTAAGGTTCTAGATTTTGGCTTGAGGATATTTAATGAGGACGGTACAGTAGATACTCTGGCTAGGTTTGGTAGTGAGTTTAATTGCTATGGTTTAGAGCATTTTACTATCCAGCGTGGCGAAGTGGTAAAGAATGAGTATCGTAATACTTGTTTGGATGATTATTTCTGGAAGTATGGTGAGAGTGGTGATGGGGCAGTGCTTTATAGTTGTGCGGAGTACATTGTAGGAGCTTACGATATAGAGGGTACTGCTCTTAGGGATGTGGCAGTGGGTATTGCTCGAGTTGTAGAGGTTGATAGTTAGCCTTATTGATTTTTGTACTATATTTATTAGCAACCGATTCTTTGCTGAGTTGGTTGTTTTCTATATAGAAAGGTTGATTATATGTTTACAGAAACAGAAGAATTAGATGTTGTTGGTCTTGAGGAGGAAGACTTAGATGGTATGTCTGATTTAGTAGGTTTGGATGAGGAAGATTACGAAGATTATGAAGAAGAACCTACTGAGGACGTGGCTTATGATTCTGAAGAAGAGTTAGAAGAGCCTAGTGAAGAGGTTATCGAAGAGTCTACCGATGGGAGAGACCTACTTCGCCAAGAAATGGCAAGTGCAGTAAGTGCTAATACTAGTATTGCTCAAGAGTATCAGGCTACTTTCACCGAAGAGGAGCGTATTACCTCAGTCCTAAATCTTCGTTCTGATTCTTTCTCAGTATCGGTTGGGGTAGTTAATCTTTTAGAGCTTTCTCCTACATTACCTCTTAAAGAGAGCAGACGTCAAACTTATAAAGGTCTTACCCAGTCTGTGAAGGAGTTAGGTATTCTAACCCCTATTCATGTTATGCTTACTGAGGGGTATAAGAACTACTTATCTGAGGGTGATTTCTCTGAACCTTGGACTAAGGAAGAGTTTGGGGACAAGTACATTCTTATTGACGGCTTTAGACGTGTATGGGCAGGGGTAACTAACAAGATTAAAGAGGCTCCAGCGGTTATCTGGGACTTTAAGGACATGGATTTAGCGGTAGACTTGCTTGTTCCTCTTAGCTTGCTTTTAAATAAAACACAACATCGTGACTGGAAAGAAACTTGGGGATTGTATCAAATCCTTGAAACTACTTCTTTAATGACACCGGCTACTTTGGAGTACTTACTTCAGTTGCAGCCAGGTGATGCTATGAAGCTTAAGGATGTTATGCTCTGCGAGTATGAAGATGTAAAGGAAGATTTACTTCGCGAAGCAAAATCTCTCCAGCAATGTTACAATGCTTTACAGAAGCTTCGTAAGGAAGAAAATCAACTTGATTTAGATGACCAGCGTGGTCTTTCTGAGGTTGAGGGAGCTGAGGGGGTAGTTGGAGATATGACTTCTGGTAATGGTCAGCTATCTTATGAGGAAGTTCGTAAACTCTTAGAATTCGATGATGCAGACATAGAAAATATGACTGACGAAGAGTTTATTGACCTTGCAGGTGGTAAAGATGATGGTGTAGTAATTGACAGAAGAGCTGGTGAGGATATCCCTAAAGAGTTGAAGCAGGCAGCTTTAGCTAGGGATAACTACTCTTGTCAGATTAGTAATACTGGTCTAAACACTGGTCTTAAGATGACTATGGCTATGTCAGTACTTCAGGTTCACCATATCATTCCTCTATATCTTGGTGGTAAGAATACTTTAGATAATCTCGTAACCTTGCGTATGGACTTGCACACTTGGGTACACGTTATTGAGCGCTTGGGTGGTAAGATTGGAATGTCTCCTGAAGAGTTTAAGCAGTTAGATAAGGTAGATAAGCGTGATTTGTATGGTGCTTTGCAGTACGGTAAGATTATTGTAGATGAGGCTAAGCGTCAAGGTAAGTCTACTACTGACAAGGCTTTGCAGAAGGCATCTTACGAAGCTACAAGGTTTAAGATGCCAGGAACAGACCTAAAAGAAAATATGGAAGCTATTTCATAGTAGTGGGGGTAGTAAATATGAAATTTAGTAAAACTATAAAACTTATAGGAGCAGCCTCCCTACTTGGGGTATCTCTCCTAAGTGTTAGTGGGGTGAGTGCTTTCTCTGATATAGGTGGGGGTACTTCTTCACCTAATAATATAACTTGGAATGCTTATGACCCTTTATCTTGGAATCAGATGAACGCTAAGGATATGCCACCTAGTTGGTTAGGTAGTCAGATGTTAGATGGTTCTAGTGGGGTAGAGTTCCCTAAGGGTGGGGATTTGATTTATGTTTATACATTTTTAGCTATTAAGACTGGTTTTAAACAGCCAGGCTATATCCCCTCTTTTGCTAATGCCGATTTAGAGAGGTTACACGCTTATGCTAATGGATTGCCCCACTTTGGTGCTGAGGGTATCTGGGGCAACGGATGGCATGCAAATCTTCAATCTAATGGCTCTCAGTTACAACAGGGTGCTACCTTAGATGCAGCTAAAAAGGCTTGGTCATCTGGTAAATTAGTTGTTTTGCAGGTTAAGTATCCTAATTATAGTGAGCAGACTCCTTACACTCACTTCTTAGCTATTGACTCGGTTGAGTCTAATGGGAATATTTACATTTTCGATAGCGTGAATCCTAATAGAAAGTTTAGTGATTCTTACTCAGCACACGATATAGTGGGTATGATTACCTTGGAGTCTGATAAGGCTAAGTCTGGTGATTTACCTAAGTTATGGCAGAAGCGTGGGTTTAAGGATTTGAACGACCCTAATGGTAGACCTTATGATGGGGCTGATGGTGGTGGAGGTGCTTTACCGCCTAGTAAGATTACTCCTGCAGAGGAAACTAAGTTACCTAGTGCTGAGAAGGATGACCAGTCTTTAGGTAAGTACAAGTCTGTTGATGACTCCCCCAACGCTATAGAAAAGGGTAGTAAGGTGAAGAATAAGAAAAAAGAGGAGTCTGGTAGTAGGTTTAACTTTTGGAATATCGTGGCAGCAGTTTTAGGTGTTGGTATTCCAGTAGGGGGTATATTTCTTTGGAAAAGGTTAAGAAAGTAGTTGGGTATGCAACAGTATCTATAATTGGTTTAGGATTTGCGTACTCAGCTAGTACAACTAGTGTTGAGGCATATATTCGTAGGGAAGATCTGCTTGGCACTTCTAATTATGATATAGTAGATGTGGCTTCATGGGACCAGATGGGTTATTACGGAAAGGCACCAACTGTTGATGGTATGGGTGGTTTCCATTGGTCTGAGGGTTGCATGACTATGTCTTATGCAACTTTTATGCGAAAAACTGGTCAGAAAGATAAAACCTTTGGACCAGCTCAAGCTTGGCAGGACTTAAACCAAGCAGGTTACTATGGTAATGGTGGTCAATTTCCTCTTAATGCTTATAATGCAGGTGTTAAATGGGGCGATTGGACTATGGAAGGTTTCGTAAGCGGTGGTTATCAGGCTATGAAATCTGCTTGGGAAGAGGGTTATGGTGTTGTCTGCTTCGTTTCGATGGGCAATGGTGGGTATCATGTATTTACTATTGACTCTATTGATGGAGATACGGTAATGCATTTGGATACTGGTCGAGGGGGTAATAACTTAGACGAGTCTGGACAGTGGGGTAAGGGTTCTATTGTAGGCTTTTATAAGCTGAAATCACCTGATGGCTCTAAGTTTAAGGATTTACCTAGGTTGAATGATATCCGTGATGGTTCTAATGGTAAGGCTAGTAAGAAAGAAGAAAACAAAGGTAAGGAAACTACTCCTACAGAGGGCGATGGTTCTCTGCCAGCTGAGGATGAGCTTGTTGGTATGACTAAGCGGAATCATAAGTTGTATGAGTACCAGTTACCCATTATCTTCCCAGGTCAGGAAATTTCTGGTGAGAGTGGTCTTTCGCAGGAGCAGGAAGCTAACGTAGCTAGTTTAGGTGAGGATGTTTCTTCTAAGAGGTTTAATCTAATTGAGTTCCTTAGAGTAGCAGTTGCTTTTTCTGGTATTACTGCAGCCGTTTATGGGGTATTCTTATTGGTATCTTATTTATTGGATAGAAGTAATTCTTTCTTTGAGGTTTCTTTTCTTGGTTTATTAACTTTTGGAAGTTATGGTTACAGGCACGATGGTATGCCTGAGAAGGAAGGGAAAACTAAGTTAATTAATACTGCAGGCATTATTAAGTTGGTTATCTTTGTAGAGATAGTGGCTTGGGTATTATATTCAGGTTATGCTTACATTATTATGAAAGCTGTTTATGACTTTGTGAGTGGTATTGTAACTTCTTGGTTTTAGTGGTAGAATATAGTAAATGAATTTAGTGGTTTATGGGGTTATTATAGATGGTGTTGGTTTTAGATTTAGAGTTATCTGAGTTGGGGGAGAGCTTAGATTCACGGTTTTTTGAGGTAGTTCCTCAGTATTGTGATAGTTGTGGCTCTCCTTTAGATATAAATATGGCTCTTACAGAGTTGAAGTGTATCAATCCTTTATGTAGCGGTAAGCTTGTTATGAGGGTACGGAAGCTTTGTGAGGCTTTAGGTATTAAGCATTTTGGGGTTTCTTCAATCGAGTCTTGGGTTGAGGAGAACGGTATTGTAAGTCCTTTGCAGCTTTATAACATGGAAGAAGGTATGTTGCTAAATGGTATTAGTCCTGTTTTAGCGGATAAGGTTTTACCTCAGATTAAAGCTTCGAAAACTATGAAGCTTTGGGAGTTTGTAGGTAATGCTCAGTTGCCTTATATCCAGACTATTGCAAAAACTCTCCTAGAGGGATATAGTTCTTTGGATGCCTTTTACGAGGACGTAGAAGATGGGGGTATCGAGTTTATTCAGGGTAAGCTTGGTATTGGAGACCAATATGATGATTATGGTAATCCTATCCTATCCTTACAGGCGACTAAAGTTTATACTAGTTTGCTAGAGGCTAAGGACGAGTTACTGGAGGGAGTTACTTATATCAACCTTACAGACAATACTCAGCTTAAAGAGTTCCTTATTGTGGCTAGTGATGAGGTTGGTGGAGAATTCAAAACTAAACGAGAATTCTATAACTACATTAAGCAACGATATGCAGGTTTAGTAGAGTTTACTATTGGTAGTTCTGTAACTCGTAAGACTAACATTGTAATCTGGAAAGGTTTCGATAATGTAACACCTGCTAGGGTTACATCGAAAGTCAAGCGAACTTACGAACTACACGAGCAGGGGTATGCAATACAAGGTTATACGGCTGATGAGTTTATTTCTGCCTTTGATTCGGCTTTTGGTATTAAGGGTTAGTATTTCTTAGGTATAAGTTCTTTAAAAAACTTATTTATCAAAATTTTATTGATTTTATAAGTTATTAAAATAGCCTTAAATATCGTATCTTAAATAGCTAGAAAATTTTAGGTAAAGGTTTATAAATCTTGTGCAAATTTTCTAGCTATTCTTGTAGGCGTGTAGTTGTATTATGGTAGGTTTATTTACCTAGGTTATATCTCTATTTTGGTTAGAGTGGTTGGAGGAGTTTTGTTAAGGAAAAAGGTTACTTTAAATAGCCATTATGATGTTGTAATGGTTATGCCAGGTATGGGTAAGACTTTCTCGTCTGAGAGGGATAAAAGGTTTTATGATTTAGATACTTTCTATATCCACTATGATGTTCCTGAACATTTAAGAGGTCTACCTCTTGATAAGTTAAAGGGGCATAACGATTTGGTGGAGCGTAGTGGGTGGATTGAGGATTATTTAACTTCTTTAGAGAATACTATCTCTTCAGGGGTAGTTCCTTTGGTTAATTCTAGAAAGGATTTATATCACGCTTTAAGGGCTAAGGGGTATCGTATCTTATTGGTATTTCCTAGTCAGAAAGATTATCAAATTATTTTAAATAGGCTTATTGGTCGCAATCGAGAGGGTTTAACTTCTGAGGAGATAATTGAGTGGTTTGATGATTTATATAGTGAGATGACTACCTATCCTAGTGATAAGTCTTTTATTAGGGCTAATGAGTTGTTACCTTTTCTTAGGGGGCTTTATGATTCTGAGAGCTTAGGAAATACGGCTAGGGTATCTTAAATATTTTTATAGAAAGTGTTTATAGTGGTTTTATAAGCCACTATACTTTTTTATGTAATTGTGCTAAAATTAGGTTATTAGTTAGGAGTGTAGTATGATTAATTTATCTGTTTCGGATAAGGGTTTTGCTATTATTAAGGATAGCAAAACTTTAAAGGCTAAAGGCTTTAGAAGTGTTGATAAGCGTGAAGCTATTCTACGAAATATCCAGAGAGGTGTTTTGGAAGCCTTAAACCATGTAAATCATGAAGATTTACTAATTATTGAGTTGTCGGATGGGTACACTCATCGATGGTTGACTTCTGAGAAGGCTAATAAGTCTTATACTAAGATGTATTCTGCAACTAAGCAGACGCTTAATAAGTTGATTTGTCGGTATCGTTTGGTACTTAATAAAAAGGTTAAGGTGGATAGCCTTGACTTAGAGTACCCTATTGTTGAGACAACTAATTTTGATATGTAAAGTAAAGGAGTGGTAGTAGTGAAGAAAACAACACAAGCAATCAAGTATGCTCTAGATGAGCTTCATGTTACACCGGATAAGCTATTCCAGCTTATTGAATCGGCTCAGGGGTATGATGGCTCTAACTATGAGTTGTGGTTAGCAGGTAGAATTATTAAGATTGCGGACAGTGAGGGTATTCCTTTTACAGAGTTGCTAGTTAAGAAGTTGAAAATCCTTGCATCTCTAATGTCAGACTCTTCTGAAGGTATTTCAGAGCTTGTTTCTAAACATTTAGAAAGTCATATAGCTGATTCTAAGAAAGTTTATGACTTTAGCGGAATCGGCTTTGAGGGTACTACAGACTTAGTTGACGAGTTTGATTGGTTTAATGGGGTTGACCTAGTAGATGGTACTTTGGGCGAGAATAACGAGAGCGATGTAGCTTATGTGGGGTATCTCGACTCTAAGGGTATTGGGAAGTCTGAGATTTCTATTACTGGTAAATCGATGGGCTATCCTATTAAGTCTAAAGGTGCAGGCATGCTCTTACGTTTTATCTTAATGGATGACTTTTATCAGTCAGAGGATAATACCTACATCTTCATTAGTGATTCTGCTTTCTTTAAGGAAAATACTGAGATTACTCAGCAGTTTATGAGTCGTTTTGATTTACATAGTGCAGTCTATCTTAATAAGACAGACACTATGGAAGGTTCTTTTGCAAGTGGTCAGGATTTGATTACTGTTTGGAAGACTTATAGCGATTCTAGTGTGAGTGTTATGCAGGACTTACGTTTTCAGGATAAACCTGTTATTAGTGCTTCAAGCTTAGTTAAAGGTGGTAACTATAAACTATTCTATGCTGACCCCTCTTTACTCATGGAGGAGATGTTCTACTCTAGCCCTGAAGACGTGGTTGTAGAGGTAGATTCTGTTAATTTGGACTTAGAGGTTTCTGATAAGGTAGAGGTTGCTGAGTCTGAGTTGGGTGGTTACTTATCTTTGAATGGCACTCAGCGTGTATCTGATAGCCCTATTAAGGATTCTAGGGGTGTTGTTCCTGTTAATGGGTGCAATATCTCTGACATCATTGTATTCTATGGGGTATCCCAGTCCTCTGAGGGTACTTGGGGGTACGGTCAGGGTATTGGTCAGGTCTTGGATGGGCTAGAGGGGTATGACTCTCTTGTAGCTAATTGCTTGCCTATTTTCCTATTTGGTTGGAACTCTTTATTCCATAGTAGTGATGACAAGGTATCAAACTTTACTCATGATAGCGAGTTGGTAGCTGATTTATTCGAGAAGTATTCTGCATTTATGTCTTTCGAGGCTAAGGTACTTTGGGATTTGGGTACGGAGTATTCTAAAGCTATGCAAAAGGGTGATGACTCCCTTAAAGGTAAGACTTTCTATCAAATTAGAAATATCTTGGCTGATGATAGCTTCGAAGCGGTTTACAAGCAAAAATTAGAATCTGCACAGAACTATGTCCGTGAGCAGGTGAAAGGTTTCTTATGCTAGAGACGTTGACTGATAAGGAGATGAATATTCATCTTTCTATGTGTGATAGTGGGAAGCTTGATATGTATGTTTATGAGCTCCTTAAGTCGGCAACGAGGGGTAACAAAGATACTGTCATTTATGTTAATAAGAAGTCGGATGTTTTAGAGATGTCTGACTTAGCATTGGTAATGCCCTATCAAGCTGACCAGTGGCTATTTATCATTAACTTTGACAAGGTAAAACGTCATCGTAAGAAGATTATTGAGTTACTTAAACAAAAACATATCAGTTCTAAGTACCTCATAAATTTTAGTAAGTATATAGATTTTAAGAAGTTCAGTGACGATTTAGGTGGTATAGCAAATACTATGTATCTTAAGAACTTAACTCTTAGAGATGTGAAGTTCTTATTTAGGGACTTTAGATTACCTAAGGATTTGTTCGAGTTCGTATTTCACTCTTACAGAAGTGAAGTAGAGAAGATGATGGAACTTCTTGCCTATCTAGATAATGGTCATACTGTAAAATCAAGAAAAGAGATTACTGATTTAATCGGTGTTTCTACTGGCTCTGTTCAGCACTTCATTTTTCAGCTTCTAGGTAAACCCCCTAAGACTTTAAAGTCTAGGGAAAAGGTACTTAAAAACCGTTGCAGTACTTTGACAGAGTTGTCGAAGGTCTATGGTATTAGGGGTATTAAAACTATACTTACTAATTCTGTTAAGGATATTCTAGATATTAAAACTTTAAATCTTACTGGTGTCCTATATAAGTCTTTAGACAATATACCCGAGGGGTATGATTCTAAGAGGCTATTGAGGTATAAGGCGTTTTATGGTAAAATACTAGAAATTGGTTATTCTGATATTTTAGAGTTATACTTATTACTTTATAATGAGGGTAATTGGAGTAATTCTTTAGATATGTACAGGTTCTTGTACACGCATTACAGAAATATAGGATTGGAGGAGCAGAGTTGACAATACTGGCTCAGGTAGCTCCTACTAAGGTAGGGGATTATAAGAATTTTGGTAAGGCTTATCGCCTTGTTCCAACTACTAAAAAAGATGGTAGCGAGGGTAAACCGTGGAAGGAGTTACTATACCTTAATGTTATAGTTGATGGGGAAGACATTGAGTCCTTGAACAAGGTCTTGGGTGAGGTAAATCCTGATAAGTCTATTATTAAGGTGGTAACTATTAAGGGAGAGGCGCCTAGTGGGTTAGTTATTCCTATGCCTTGGAGTGGAAGAGTATTCTCTAAGGGCGGTCTTGGGGTAGTTGATGGAATGGTAAACCTTATTGAGAAGAGTGGAGTGCCTAATCTATATGAACTATCCGAGGAGGCTAGAGCTAACCCAACGTATCGTTTTATTGGCGGTAAGTTGCTTGCAGTTGAGGGTGTTCCTGTTGGGATGTTCGACGAGGGGGTAGCCAAGGATTATGGTATTTTAGGTAAGGAGTTACCTCAGGTTGTATTCGAGGATGGTAAATATGATTTCTTCTCTCAGGAAGAGCTAGATACTGTTCTAGAAGATTGGGGAGAGGGGTTAATTACTGAAGGAATTTCTCAGAAAAAACCTAAGATGCCTACTGTCTGTAAACTAAAAGAGAAGAAACCTAAAAAGAAAAAAGCTGGTGTCAAGAAGTCTTTACCTAAGGCTAAGGTTAGCAAAAAGAAAGAGACTTTCTCTAGGCTATTCTCTCAAAAGGTGGATTTCTAGATGGTAAAATTAAGTTATTACAGTAATTTAGGTATTCAGGACTTCTCAAAAATGGGATTAGTGTGGAATCTGTTTTCTAACTTTGGAAAACAGACTAAAGAGGAGATTATTCAACAGTCTCGTAATGGGGCTGTTGATAGGTTCTCTTTTACTGATAAACTAATCGAGAAGGCTTCCTCTGGGGGTATCAACCTACAGCAGGAAGAGTTTAATCTTGGTGGTTTCGATTTCGCTCATCGTAATTTTAAGAAGTTATCTGATTTTAAACGGTTGGAGAAGGAAGTTTATCTAGTCAATGAAATAGATAAGGGTAGTGATGAGTTTCAGGATGGTTATGGTGAATATTCTGAGAACCGTATTGTTGAGGAATCTAACGATTTTGAGTTGGTAGAGGAAAATCTCGATTATACATTAGCTTGGGGTAGGTTTCCTGATTTATCTAAGAAACTTGAGAAGCAGGGTTATTCCTTGCTATACTTATTAATTTCCTTTATAGATGGTTCTAAACCTGCTAGGGAGAACTTATCTAAGGTTTGTGATTCGGACGAGGATGTTAGGGAATGGGTAGAGTCTATCTTTATACCAGATAAGTTGCCTGACATTAGGAAGCGTTTGGAAGAGTTCAGGAGGCTCAGTATTTTTGTCTAAGTTGAGCTACTATCAAAATATAAATGCTAGTATGTCACCGGCATTACTAGCAGCTATACATGATACTATCGAAATGAATAAGCGTTATGCTATGGTAGTCTGGAAAAGTCGTTGTGATGATGCTCTAGACGCTACCTTACATCATGCTATAAAATACTATTCAAGGGATAAGGGCGAGTTGAGAAATTATATAATTTCAACTATGAAGAATATCCTTACTAATTCAATGAAAAAAGAGTCCTCTATGGAAGATGAGGCTCTCTATTACCATGTTGACTCTAAGCAGGAAGATGATACCTCAAGTATCGATGATTACTTAGAGAGTGCTTCGGATGAGTTAGAGGATTGTGTTAAGGCTTTCTTACCTAGTATTGTTTTAGATTATGAGTTCTTTGCTACTTTGAAGAAGGCTAAGATGCGTGGAGAATATAGTGAGATTTTATCTACTTATTCGCCTGAGACTATTTTAGGGGCTTTGCAGTTTATTCAGCAGAATTACCTACCTGAGTTAGAGGAGTTTATGTCTTTTAGTGGCAGGATTAATAATGTTATTCCAAATGAAAGTTTGGAAGCTTTGAAGAAAACTTATAAGTCTAAGATGGATTTCTTAGGCGAACAAGGTAATACTGTCCTTGTTAAGGGTACTTCTCCGAAGTCTTTAGTGAAGTTAAATCTGGATACTGTTGTTGAGAGTATTATAGATTCGAAGTATTGTGGCAATCCTTTATTGGAGAAAACATTTTTAGATAGGACTTTTTATCGCTCGCCTAGTGGGGGTATTCTCCGTTCTAGGGAGGAGCTTAGAGTTAGTCTTAAGGAAGTATTATTTTACTTCCTATGTAAGCGTATTGGATTGGAGTACGTTGGAGAGGGTGAGGAGTTGTATTACTTCTTAGGTAATATTAACGATTTTGCTTACCCAGTTTATACCAGCGTATATAATTTTCCATTGGTAGGAGTTAATAGAAAGGAATTTTAATGCTTAGAGGTTATTATGTTTCTAGGGAAGGGTATAAGATAAATCTGATTGGGTATGACTTCGATTCTTACTTATCTTTCATTGGTAGTTGCTCTAGCGAGAAAATGAGAGTTAAGTTAGATAGGGGCGTAGTTCTGGATGGAGAGCGTTATTATTCCAACTGGACTGAGTTGTATATTCAGGTCAATGTGGGTGATATTAAGGTTGATGATATCCGCATTGAGGGTGAGAAAACTGATTTTAATATCGAGTTCTTTTCTCGTCTAGGCTCCATTATAAGGGGTATGAAGTCTATCTGTATTCCTCAGCGTGAGGAAGATTACTATCTGCTTAAGACTGGTAGTGAGTTTGGTACTAAGCCGTCTTACACTTATAATTACTTTGGTAATACTATTAGACTGATTGAGGGGCAGATTGATTACCTAGAATATCGTGGTGAGGGTGAAGAGGTCTTGGTACTTGAGGATGTTTACTCTGAACCAGTACCTATGTCTAGGAATACCAATACCCAGCGTAAGTTTACATTGGTACTAGATGAATTTAAGAATACTTCAGACTTGCAAACAGGCGGTATGGAAGACTTCCTTGCAGCTAACAGTGTTAATTCTGATGACGTTTATTCTTTGGCTGAGATTATTGAACGTAACCCGGATAAGTCCTATATTTGGTTAAAGGATAGATGTTATAACATTGTAAATGACCTAGAGGTGTTTAAACCTATTGCTAAACGTATTTTCAACCATCCGCATGAAGTTGGTTTCGATACGGAGACCACTGGTCTGAATATTACATTTAAGTCTATTACTGGTCAGGGCGACCAGTTGGTGGGTATGGTATTTACTATTATACCTACAGAAGCTGAGAAAAAGAAAATCGAAGAGCTTGGTTTGGAGAATGATGTTCTTTATTCTGATGCATGGTATATTCCTATTGCACATAAGAATATCGACAACATTGTCCCAGAAGATAAGGTAGCTTGGTTTATTGATAAGTTCATTCGCCCTATTTTGGAGCAGAAGAAGATTGTTTGTCACTTTGGTGCTTACGATTCTAAGGTAATGTTTATCTATGGTATTATTATTAACTTAGTACATGATACGATGATTATGCTTCGTCTTTCGCATGGTGCTGAGAACACTATGATGAAGCTAGGTTTGAAACCTAACTCCAAACGATTCTTAGGTAGAGATAGTTTCGAGCTGGATGACTTCGTAAAAGGCAAGTGGGGTATGGGTGATGTAACCTTTGCAGACCTACCTTATGAGTCTGTTAAGTACTATGCTTGTCCAGATACGGACAATATGATGGCTCTTCTAGAGTTAGGGAAGAAAGAGAACTGGTGGGATAGATGGGGTATGCGTAGGGTTTACGAACTCGAGGTCGCATTTACTAAAGTCGTAGCTTATCAGGAGTTCTTTGGTCATCATGTTGCTGTAGGAAAGATTGCAAAACTTCGTAGACAGCTTGAAGAGGACGTAGAGACTTACTCTAAACTTATCTTTGAGATTGCAGGTTACTCTTTAAATCTCCGTTCTTCTGCCCAGCTGAAGAAATTGCTATTTGATGAGTTGGATATGCCTATCTTGGAATATACTGACTCTGGTGCACCAAGTACTTCTAAGACTGCTCTTAAGAAGTATAAAGGTATGACTTTGGATGATGGAAGTCCTAAGTATCCTATTGCAGATTACATTCTAAAGTATCGTGACTCTTCTAAGTTAATGTCTGACTTTATTAAGAATATAGATACTATTTCTACACCTGATGGGTTCATGTTCTCAGGGGTTAAGCAGTTCTTGGAGACCGGTCGACTTTCTGTATCTAATCCTAATTATCAGTCTTATAATGATACGGTCAAGAAATATATCTCCCCGAGAAAGGGGTATTATATGATGGACTCAGATTATTCGTCTGTAGAAATCCGTATCATGATGTCGATGGCTCAGGAACAGTCTATGATTGATTACTTGTTCGACCCTGACTCCGATTACCATACTTTGAAAGCGTCGCAGATGTTCTCGATTCCTTATGAGTTGGTATCTAAGCAGCAGCGTGGGGCAGCTAAAGGGGTTAACTTTGGTATTGTTTATGGTATGGGTGATGCATCCTTGGGTGAGAACGTTACAGGTATTAGGAGTGCTGAGTCCACTCGTTATGGTGGTCAGTTGCGTAAGCTTTATTTTAAGGGTATGGATGTAACTGAGTCATTTATTGCAAGTAATCTTGATAGGGCTGTGGCTAATCGTTATGCTGAGACTTTCTTTGGAAGACGTCGTTATTTCCCACCTACGATGCGTATTGGTTCTGTTAAGCGCCAAGGGGGTAACCACCCAATCCAAGGTACGGCAGCTGATTTGTATAAGCAGGCTATGGTAAACTTATATGACAACATTATCAAGTTAGGTTGGTGGGGTAAATTCTTACTTCCTTGTTTCGTACATGACGAAATTGTTATGGAAGCCCATAACTCTATAAATCCTGCAGTTGCTATGAAAGTTGTACGAGATAGCCTAATGCTTACTATCGAGGGATGGTGTCCTCTATATATCGGTTTTGGTTTTGGTAGTCATTGGTATAATGCTAAGAAAACAGAGGTACCTGTACAGCTTCAAGAAGAAATTATCGAATCTTATGGTAGCGAAGGTTTCCCATTCTGGAATGGTAATATCCATGAGTTGTATGAGTGGGAAGTTAAGCAGATTTATGATTACAAGGCAAGACGTATTAAGGAGTATTTAGAGGACAAAAATAACCATGGAAAGGTTATTAGCCCTGTTATCTCTGGTTTCTTGTTCGAGGTAATGCCTTATGTTAAGAGTCTAGGTAAACTCAATAAGGTCGTTAAGTCTCTACAAGAATCTTCTAATGCGTCACTTCTTACTGACGATAAAGTACTAAGTATAGTAGATAACTACTTCAAGTTAGGTGAGTGTGGTGTCCATCTTGATAAGTTCCTAGAACCTGTTATGGAGTTTACAGACGAGTTCGAGTATGCTTGGAAGTCTTACCTTAAAGCTTATGAAAGTGGTACTAAACCAGACTTTGAGAAGTACATATCTCAAGAAGACTTGGATAAGTTTATCGAGAATGCTCGTTCAGTGGCTAATGAGATTGCCAAGTACGACTTCCTAGACGGGTTGAAAACAACAAAAGCTGAGCTAGGGGGTATCGATAAGTCTCTAGAAGCCTATGGCGAAGCTTTTGGTTTAGAGGAACTTGTTAAGACAGCTAATCTGCAAGAACCTCATTCTGTTGAAGAAAGTACGGAAGTTGTAGAAGAGACTTACGAATCTACCTTAGAAGCTGAAGATAAGGAAGTTGTGATGGCTGAGTACCTTAAAGGTTTTGGTTATTACCGTGATTACGAGGAAAGGGTTCTTTATCTTGAGGGTTCTTCTGATTCACTACTTTCTTATATGCTTAATTATGTTCTTAAGAATGGAGCTCTTTCTAAGAAGAATGGTAGTGACTATACTAAAGCTAAGGAAGAGTATAGTAGTGGAAGCAACACTTATACTGCTATTAGATTTACTCTGGGTGATGGTAGTGTCCACCCTACAGTTCTTTATATGAAGTCGGCAAGTGTAAGTCGTGTTTGTTCTATGTGTGTTAGGGTTAAGAAGCAGTTGGGTGTTTAGTCTGACTGCTTCTAGTAGTAGTTAATGTATTGAGGTTGGTATGAGTGAATTATTTGAGTTAGAGGAAGATGACTTTTATTCCTCTGAGGAAGAGTTAGAGTCCTCTGAAAATAGTTTAGATGGTCTAGATGACTTAGAGGAAGATAGTAGTAATGAAGTATCGGTCGAGGAGGGAGTATTTGAAGAATCTTCGGAAGATTTAGTAGAAGGAAGTAAACCTACTGAGACTACTATTGAGAGGTATTCTTCTTCGGATATTTCTTATCCTTGTTTTGTATTAAATGGTTCTGGTGTTTTTCCTAAGCACGTTGTTTCTGCTTTATCTAGGATGATTGAGTCCTCATTATCCTTAGAAGATACTATTAAGGTCTATGTCTCTAATGGGGACGAGTTACTATCCCTAGGGGGTATTAGTTCTCTGCAGGTTAAGGCGGTTATTGATTTACTTGGTAGGGGTAGCATTGAGGCTTATTACGAGAAGGGGTATTTGTTAGAGGGTGATTTAATTTATACCTTAAGTATATAGTTATCTCGTATAAGTGGTCTTGTATTTGGTAGATGAGTTTGTTATACTTATATTATCAAATTTAAAGGTGGTAAACTTATGGACTTAAAACGTTTAGTTGTCGAATCTAAGAATGGCTCTGGTAGCATCGCTAAGGATTTGTTTGTTGCTTTACTTGGCGAAGAGAATTTAGTCTTAGATGGAGAATTTGATTCTGAGGTTAAGTTGTTGAAAAATCAAAAAGATTTGGAAGAGGTTCTAAGTACTGTAAATGGTGTTGAAGGAAGCTATGAGACACTTGTTGGCGCTATTTTAACCGCTAAACGTACACTACTAATTTTCTCTGTTGGGAACGAAGAACACCCTAACTCTAAAGGGTATATGGGAGAAGCTTACTACGAAGGGGAAGATGGTATCTGGCGTTGTAATGAAGCTTATGCTTGGGTAAAAGATTACGATGTAGATGATGACTTATTAGTTATTCTGGACAACGTGTTTGGTCTATCTAAGAAGCCATAAAGAAATTTAAGGGAGTTATCTACTCCCTTTTATAAAAAGGAGAAAAAGAAAATGTCAACATACAGGTTGTTAAACAAAGAAGAAATTATGGAACAGGCTAACAAAGAGACTGTCAGGGGTGTTACTATTATTAGTAATTATAATGAGTCTGTTGCTAAAAACAATAGTAAGTACTATAATGGTACTTTAAAGGCTCAAGGTAATGTCGAATTCAAAGTATGGAGTGGTTCTCTATATGATAAACTCGAAAAAGAAGACTATAAGGGTGTTCCTGTCTATATTGAGGCGGAAGTCAATGTCTGGAATGATTCTAAGTCTCTTATTCTTAATAATGTAGTAGCTATTGACCCGGATGAGCTGGGGTTGGATATTACTCTCCTTGACCCTACAGTCTATGATTTGGACGCTAATGAGCAGGAGTTCTATAACATCATGAAGTCTGAACTTTCTGAGAGTGCTTTTGAGCTCTTTAAGAAGATTTATCGTCGCATTCGTAAGGAGTTTCGTTCAGAGTATGCAGCGGTTCGGATTCACGACGCACAGCGTGGTGGTTTGTTAGCACACACTTTGAAAATGTTACGAATCTTGCAGCTTATGTGGGGTACTTATTCTAACATTAGTGAGAACGTTAGTAAGGATTTAGTCTTTATTGGTCTTGCTATTCATGATATGGGTAAAATCTTGGAATATAATAACGGTACTCGGACGGACATTGCATTTGCTACCCACAATTTCTTAGGTCAGGAGTTGCTATTCGAATTCAAGAAGGATATCCTTGAGGGGTATGAAATCACTACAAAACCTGTAAACGACATTAAGTTTATTGAACCTTTAGGTGAAGAATTCTACTACAGATTGCAGGCAATCATTCAACAACACCATGGGGAGTTCGGAGAGCCTTGTCATACTGTAGAGGCATACATTGTTCATTTGGTTGATATGTTTGAATCTAGGGTACAGATGTTAGAGGAGAGCTTACCTTTCTCTGGTAGTCTAAGTGTTGAGTTTGGTAAGTATCGGTTAGAATAGGGGTATGTGATGTGTAAGAAGCTTTCTAAAGAAGAGTTTATATCTAAATTAAAGAGGGCTCACGAGTTGGAAATTAAGAAACGTAAACTCTTAGATGAAGTTTTCTGTGATTACTCTTTTGAACACATTTTACTTGAAGATGATAGTGGAAATAATTTAGAAGATGGTATTCTCTGTTTTGTAAATTATGGAGACCAGCCTATGTCTGGTAGTCTTGAAGAGTACTGGGATTTATATAGTAAGGGGTTAGGTTCTTTAGAAGGAGTTAGAAATGGCTGAGGTACTCTTAACAAGCGAAGAAATTATTCGCTTAAACGATAGGTTTTTAGGACCCACTCTTAGGAAAATTGTTCCTGAGAGTGCTAGAAAGTTAGCAGAGGGTTTTGGTTTTACTGTTAAGGTTAGGGGCGATGATATATACCTAGTATCTGGGGATTACGTTGCAAAAATTTCTAATCGAGTTGAGTTTTATAAAGTTCTTACTCTTTCCTTTGTAGATTATTTTGGTGGTGTGTGGGAATATACTGAGAAAGACCCTAAACCTGTTCCTGATTGGGTTAATGAGTTTGCCGGCATGTTAACTCTAGATGGTTTTGGGAGAAGTGAGTTGGATGCCCTAATATAAACTATAGTATAGCAAGTATTAAGTTACTTGCTATTTCTTTGTAATAGTGGTAAAATTGTTTATATCATAGTAGGAGGTTAGCAGGTGGAAGTAGCAGACATTGTAAGAGTAGTTAATGATTTAGGGGCTTTAGGTGGCGTAGCCCTTCATGGGGTAGTAAAGGGTATTGTTCGTCAACCTGACGAGTTTTTTCCTTTAGAGATTTCCTCAGGTAATTGGGCAGTTCTTGATGTCTATGCAATTACTTGTTTAAAAGAAAATCCTTTTACTTTTTCTGAGAGTACCTTATTAACACCTAAGGGTTCAGTTGTTTTTGTTTTAGAGGATACTTCTTTAGTTGGCAAGGTTGTGTCTGTGTATGGTAGCAGTCTCTCTGGAGGGGTAACCTTAAAGCGCCAAGACAGTTCTGGAAAGGTTTCTGGTTATGGTGCTCTGGTATTTAAGAAGGTAAGAGGTTCTTGGGTAGTTCTTCCTAATGTAGTGAAACCTTTTGAGAGGACTTCTAGCCGTGAAGTAGACCAATATTTTGCTCAATGTAAGGAAGTTGGTTTTGAGTACTTAGATTTTACCTCTCAGTATATGAGTTTTTATGGCTCAAAGGATTATAGCTTGTTAAACCCTAGCATAAAAGAATCTATTCATAGCACTAATTACACAACAAATTTTGGTTTTAATAGTAAGATTGGAAATCTCGGTTTTATTAGACAATTACTTGAAAAGGCAGAAAACAAGAGAAGAAGTAAGAGTTATTTATCTGTTGGCTCTGAGGTCTCTATCTTCGACCGCTTGAAGTATAAACTTATCGAAGCTTATGAAGAGGGTACTTTATTAGCTAGGATTGTACCTAATACTACTGTTAGGTTTGAGTCACTTGTTAATAGCTTATCTATAGATAGTTATTCAGGCTTTCTAAGTGTTTTACTTGGTGTTGAGTTAGACAGTATAGATTTGCCAGACTTAGAGCAACTGCTTATGCAGAGACCTCACGCCTTATATCTCGAGGGGTATCTCTCTTTTGATGAGGCTGAGAGTGTTTATTATGTTTCTAGTTGTCTTAGTGGTAAGTACTTAGATAGTTATTGGAGAAATATAGCATTTTTAGTGGAAGGTTGCTATCGTAGTTTTGAGAGAAATGGTACTACCTTGTTCCTTAATACTTTAGCTAGTAAACCTATTTGTAAAGTATCTGAGAAGCTACAAACTTCTTTTAAAGATACAAAAACTCCTTTAGGTAAGGTTCCTTTTTCTCTGTTGCAGTACTTCTTAGGTTCTTGTCTTGATTATTCTAATCTTATTAGTGATGGTTTTTACTACAAGGCAGACGATTTCGATTTAGTTTTGGGTGATGCAGCTCTTTCTGGTTTTATCATTCTATCTGATAAGCAGTATATGCCTTATAAGTTAGCTGAGATGGAATATAATGTATTAGCAATTCTTAGTTATCTCAGCGATTCAAGCGTTAGCTACAATACTCAAAGACTTAAAGAACATTTAAGAAAGTATAATAAAAGTAAGGAATTAGTTCTCTACCCTAGTCAAGAAAAGAGTCTTAATCTCTTATCAAAAAGGTTTGGGGTATTTATGGGTTCTTCTGATTCTTATAAAGATATTATAAAGGTTATTACTGGTTTATTCAGTAATAGGGGTACTTATAAATCTATTCATATTATTGGTACAGGGAAGACTGTGTCTGAAGATTACCTTGGTTTGGATAGGTTATACTTTTCTATCCTACCTGATGCTCCTATGTTTCCTGAGGACTCGCTTATTTTGGTTGAGAGAGCTCATAGATTATCGCTTAGTGATTTAGAAGTTCTTTTAACCAAAGTACAAAAGGGTAGTTCAGTTTACTTATTTGGAAATCCATGGATTGGCGATAATTACTTTAAAACTGTATGTGGTGCTTTTCCTAGGGCTTTAGTTATGGAGGAGGACAATAGTCTTAGTCTAGAAGACTTTGTTGTAGTAAATAATGGTAGTTGTTTAGACTTTACAGAGGGCAAGAAAGTTGCATACAAGCAGACAAGTAGGGTTGAAGTGTTACCTGTTTTGAAGAAGATGGTTGATTATGCTCTCGAGAGGGGTTACTCTTTAGAGGATATTACTATTATTTCTGATTTAATCAAGCAGCTTAGTGCTGAGAACATATCTTCTTATTTAGGTAAGAACTTAAAAATCGAAGATGTCAATAGTCATCCTTTGTGTTTGACTTCTTTAGAAGCTGAGAAGTCTCGTGGGGGTATTACTTTCTTCCTATGTCAGGATGGTTCAGGTGTACTTTATAGGGAGAGTGTTATTCGTGCCTTAGAGAATGCTAGTGGTATTTCCTTTATTGGTAGTCCTAATAGTGTTTTAGAGGCTAAGTACGAAAGAACTTCTTTGAGGAGCACTTTATTACGGGGGTTAAGTAGTTGATTTCTAAGTTTGTAAAGAAAGTTAAGGGTTTAATTTCTAGTAGGGTTAGAAGTAGAAAACTCTATGACGCTGAGATGGTTAAAACACTAGATGATAGGCAGATTTTGTCTTTAAGGTCTAAATATTTACGGCATCTTTCGTTTTTCAGTGTTTTGTTATTGTTTAGTCTGTTTGGCTTGCTAGGGGTATATTTGATTGGTAGCCCTAAGGGCGACTTTTCTGATGGTTTGAGGACTTATCGTAGAGAGCAGGACTTTCTAGCTGAGAAGTTAGATGCTATCTATGGTAGGGGAAACTGGCAGTATGGTGTATATCAGACTAATATGGACTCTTATAGGGTAGAGGTCACTCTTTCTGATGGCTCTAGGGTAGAGCATTTCTATCAGATTAGAGGTGGTAATGTCTATAAGCTGGATTTAGAACAATAAACTAAACATAAGAAGAAAGGAAACAACACGTTATGTCAGTAGTAGTAATTACTAGAAACCCTAAGGAAAGTTCTTGCGCTCAGTGTAGGCAGGTTAAGAAATTCCTTAGCAGCAAAAATGTAGAGTTTAAAGAGTTGATTTTTGACTCTAGCAACGAAGAGCATGAATCCTTGCTTGAGAGGATTGGTATTCGGACTGTACCTATCATCTTACCTAATGGGGTAGATGATATTACTGGTTGGTTTACAGGTTTCGATATCAACAAGTTAAGGGCTTTAGCTTAGGGGGTATGTTATGACACCGGTATATAAGAAAGGTGACTTAGTTTATCTCAAGGTATTAACTAGGTTACCAATTCAACAATTTAGAGTAGTAAACGTTATTTTATCTGCTTCACCTACTAATGGTACTTTCACCACAGCTACTGGAACTTTTTCGATGGCTGATGGTTCTTTAGTGAAGGTAGATAAAACTAGAGATGTAAACGTAGGTACTTATGATGGAAGAGTTATTCAACGTATTCCACGTACTAAAGAAGACAGAAATTCCAATTTCTTTGTTGGTAAGTCTGTAAGGGTTATAGTAGATAGGGGTAGCAAATTAGACTTAGTCGCTATGCCTATTCAGGAGTTAGTCCCAGCTAGTAACGGTTCTGCGCCAGGAATTAAAATATCGAATAAGGTATTCTCTTGGGTAGAGCATTTAGGTTGTTATGCTATTATCCGTACTGGCGAGTGTTTATATCTTTTGGAAGATTTTCCAAAATTGAGAGGTAAGTAATGCAAGTAGCTTTGAAAGACGCCAAGAAGGGCGATATGGTTATTGTAAGAGATAATATTCAGGAGACTGGAGAACAGAGGGTAACAATTAACTTTATATCTTCTGTTCTTAAATCAAAGAAAATTGTAAAAACTATGTGGCATGTTCATTACGATATTTCTACTGGCAAAGCAGTTGGTCAAGATACGCCTCCAGGTGGGGTTTCCTCTTGGATTCCAAATGGTGAGATTTTAGCAGTTATACGACGTAAAGAAGTAGAATACGACGGAAGTCCTGTAACGGTTAATATAATCAAGCTAAATCACATAATGGGTACTTTCGACATAGTAGAGGGGACGATAGTTTCAGCCATGCCATCCAGGGCTGCAGGTGGACCTGGAGATTATGATTTGGTAGTTGATGGTACTTACTTTAGTTACATGCCTAGGTTTAATAATACTCCGTTATGGTTTAACCATTTTCAGGGTCTTACTTTTGTAATTCAGGAAGTTGTAAAAACCCCTAGGTACATTGAACCAAGTCTCCATAATTTTTACTAGTATTTAAAGGAGTTTAGAATGTCTAATACGACAAAGAATGATTTAATAAGGGTTGAAAATCCTTTAGCGTCCTTAATTTCGAAGGAAGAGTTATTAGAAGCTTGTCCTAATTTGTATGAGTTTCTTTCTGGTATTCTTAGTAGGTCGGAGGGAGTTTATGATATTATCTTCTCTGACGGTGGTAGCGAGGGTACTAATAATATTTTAGTAGCCATCAAAGGTCACAATGGTGTATTTATGTCAGGCTTTACAGTTGCTAAAGGTACTTTTAAGCTAATACCAGCTGATAATTCTCACCTGTTGCCTTTAGATATCTTAGGTAATGGTTTGTATGTTGGTTTAGCTTCGATTGTCTTAAACCTTAGCAAGGGGTATGGCAAGGGGTTAATTGTTAATGTTTCTCGGCAAGGTTTCAAGGTTAACATGGTTAGAATTCGTAACGGAGTTCCTGTTTCGGTAAAGGAAGAGCCTAAACCAGAACCAAAAACTAGAACAAAAACCTGAGGCTCAGGAACCTAAAGAGGTAAAACCTAGCAAGTCTTACGAAAACTTAGATGTTCGTTTACGGTTTGCTAAGGCTCTTAGGGAAGAGGTTGAGGGGAATCTTGGAGATAAGATTACTAATCTTTATGACTCTAAATCTGTAAAGGATGCTGTTAAGTTGGTAGCATCTTCTTATACGGAAGATAAGGAGTTTGTTATTCAAGCAAGAAGCATTCGCCAACTCACAGATAATGGTTTTGAAAGTGGAGAAGTTTATGGTATATTTTTAAGGGGAGCTACTTCAAGAACTACCTTGGGGTATATCTCGGAAGATAGTGCTATGGCTTATGTAGACGGACAGATTATTTCTGGAGAACTACCACAAGAGTTGGAAGACGGCTTTAGGGGTATGGTTGGAATAGCTAGATACACTGATGGCTCTAATAAAATACTTTTAAATGTTAAAATAACTGACAAAGCAATCCTTATTGATATCACTAAGTAGTTTAAAGTAGGTAGAAGATGTTAGATTTAAAAGATTTCGAGCTTCATGCTCAGGATTTTGAAAAGGTATGGGGGTATTTTAATTCCTTAGAGGGTGGTTCAACTTACGAAGAACTTTGCTCTCTAAGGTTTTACTCTGACACTGAGATGGTAGAAGTTTTAAAAGAGGTTGGTTTTGTAAAACTACCTGAGACAGTAGATTTGCGCCCAGTTAGTTCTTTACCTACTTACAGTACTCTAGGTTTAGAGACTAAGACTGGTAGATGTTTACTAGAGGGTAGGTTTGTATTCCCAGTTCGTGATATGTTAGGTAATATACTAGCTTTGATTGGTTGGTATCCTGATGAGAAGAAGTACATCACAACCCCAAGCAAGTATTTTAGTCGTGCTAATTTGTTCTTTGGTTTAGAGCAGTTAAGCAAAACAAAACGTGAAACCTACGCTTTTGTCTGTGAGGGTATCTTTGATAGCTTGGCATTACGTTCTTTAGGGTTTAGGGCTTTTGCTACGATGGGTGTTGAGCTTTCTAATCAAAAGAAGATGCTTTATCCCTTGTTAGGCAACAAGGTTATTGGGGTATCTGATAGGGATAGGGTAGGTAATGCGGTTAGAGATTACGACAGGTGGGGTTGTTGGAAGTACCTTACTTGGGTAGGAGAGCGAGAAGTAGAGGACGAAGATGTTGAAAACATCAAAATCAAAGACGTAGATGACTTGGTAAAACTTTTCGATGCTGAGTCATTGCGTGAAGCCTTTGAGGAAGAGTTCTCAACTAATCAAAACAAAATAATAAAATTAGAATTGTAACGTGGAGGTATGGTCTTGGACAAGACTTTAATGGTTAGGAATTTACTTATTTCTAATCCTCAGATGGTAAATAGTTACTTGAATAGTTGTAGGTCTAGTGGTATTCTTCCGTCTTGTTCAGGATTTGAAAAGTACCATGGTCTTAGATTAGACAACGATTACTTAGGTTTCTCTAGAAAGGGTATTACTTCCTTTCTTAGAGAGTGGTTTAGCGCTATGAGGTAAATTAGATGAATAGTAAAGAAAGATATTGGAATGTAAGAGATTATTTAGAAAGTTTTCTTCAGGAGGCTGAACCTTATATCGGTAAAGTTACTCTTAAGGGTATGAAAGTTATGATAGATGAGACAGAATATGGCTCACGAACTGTTATCCTTTTAGATTTAGATAAGAAGGGGGTACTATCTATTCGTCGCTTAGTTGAGGAAGCAGATATTAATTGGGAAGTGTATGAACCGTTTAGTATCGGCTTAGATGCTAATGTACCTGTAGATACATTCTTTCATTCCCTTGTTAGTGATTTACTAGTAACTGCCTTACACGAGAAGAAAGAACCTGTATCTTCCTTAAGCATCGTTTATAGTAAGCGTTAGATTGGGGTTTAGGTTGGTAAATGATACTGTAATTAGTGCTGAGAACCTAAGCAATTATATAGGTTCTCGTATTTTAGATTTTAAGGGAATATTTAGAAACTTCGAGGTACTAGTATTTGATAGAGAAGATTACTGTGAGGCTTCGTTCAGTGGTAGGTCGTTAGGGTTTATTTACTCTAGTGAGGGTACTGCTCATTGTTATCTCTCGAGGGGTAGTTCTGCTTTTGCAGGTAGGTTTGAGGATGACTCATATTTAGTAGAGTTGGTACAGGAGTTTCTAGTTGATTTAGTTCGGCTAGTGCCTAATAGAACTATTATTAAGGCAAGGTATAGTTCTATTATAGGACATATTATTTATGAATAGGAGATTATTTATTTTATGGTAGAAAAGGTTCAGATTACAAAACAACAGTTACAACCGTTGAAATCAGCTCTTAGGGATTTATCTAAGTTCTTAACTAATGCTTCTGATGATTTTGCTTTCGAGATGGGAATTATCGCTGATACTTCTAGGGGTATTGTTATTCAGCTTCAGGCGGATGCGATTGATGGAAGTGAGCACGAGTTACTTATCGAGAACTTAACAGCTAATTCCATTAGTTACTCTGCTACTAGGAACAACAAGTACACTCGTGAGTGGGAAAAGGTTGGACTTAGGGGAGACCATGTAACAATGTTCCCATTGTATAATAAAGTTATTCAGGCTTTAGTTGGTTTAGGTATTGTAGTTGATAGGGTTGATTGGGATGTCTTTGGTGCTTGTAATGGTACTCTTGAAGATATTACCTTTGCTTTCAATCCTAAGACTAAAGGAAACAGTATTCGGTTGTTAAGTAGAAGACCTTTTGGAGAGGATGATTATTAATGTTTAATCCGAATAATTTGGTATTCTTTAGTAGAGAGGGTTTGGAATTTATTAGAAGTATTCCTGTTGTATTGCTACTAGGTGTTGAGGGGGTATTCCTCTTTGGTTATTTAATTCGCTCTTTCTCGGTATGGAAGTTATGTAGTCGGTTTGGTAAGGGTGGTTTCTTCTTATCATTCCTACCTTTTACTAGGGTGTTTGTTTACTCCAAACTCGGTAAGGAGTTTGCAGGTTTGGGACCGAAGCTTAGATTATTCTTTAGGTTTTATTTAGTTCTTTATGCAGTGTCTATTGGCTTGTTACTATTTGCCCCTAGTTTTGGGTTAATGGTTGTTGGGTTAGTATTCAGCGTAGTTATTTATTTCACGATGAGCTTTATTCTAGAGCCCCTATCTTTAGGGGTAGTTGGGGAGCGTAGGGTTATTTGGTTAGTTCCTTTTATTGGCTCGTTTGTAATGCTACATGATATTAGGAAGTCTTTAGATACGGTTATCTGTGTTAAACCTATCAATCGTGATGGTTTATTTAAAAAATATGAAGATTTGGAAATTTCTTTGTAATTGCTTTAGAACAGCTCAGTTATATGGGCTGTTTTATCATGTCTATTGCAGTTAGTGGGTGTTTTTGGTAAGATTGTATAAAAAGTTTTAGGGGTTGTAGTATTTAAAAATGAATAAGAATATTTACTTTGAGATTACTAGCGAGGAGGCTTTTAATCGTTTAAAGTCTTATTTCTCTAATAGGTTTCTTCCTTGGTCTGTTAGCAGGTCTTTAAAGTCTATTGAGAGTGAAAGTTATCCTTTATATCTAAAGCTGGATAGTTTAACTTTCAGTGTTGTAGATAGAGAGGAAATAGAAAAACCTGTTGTAGTGAGAACTAAGACTAAGATTGTAAGGTCTGAAACTGTAACAAAGGTTAATGATGGAGGTCTCGACCTTTATCCTAAGTTTAAGCGTTCTAGTTGGAACTCTTTTGGCTTGGGGTATAGGATTACTAGTCTAGAAGATTATAAAGATTTCTGCATGAAATTAGCAGGTTCTTATACTAGTTGTGAGAAGCATTTCTCTGGGTTAAAGGTTGCAGGTACTGTAATTGCATTCATTAAAGAAGGTGTAATTGTGGTTTGTATTGAGCATCCTAAAGGAGTCTTGTTCCCTCTGGGAGGGGTATCTGATAAGGATATGGGTTTAATTAGTAAGGCTAGGATTATTGATTACTCTAGTGATTATGTATTTCCTAGTCCTATTGAGTTGTATTAGGGGAGGTTATTATGTTAAAGCCTAATGAGGAGTTTACTCCATCGCAGTTGTCTGATGTGGAGTTGACCGAACATTATCGTTTGAACCAAGAGGTGAACGTAGGTAGTTTGGTTATGAAAATTGTTGGTAAGGTTGCTAAGGGTTATAGTCCTGAGGGGATACCTACGTTATATGCGAGGGTACGTTATTTTGACCCTAAGAGTAATCGAATTAGGGTAGGATATGCTACGGAGGTGCTAGGGTAATGGTAGTAGATAATAGTTTACAGGTTTTCATGGAACTGGACACCCTAGTAGAAGAGGGGTATGCAGACAAACTAACTCCTGTCGAGGAGCATGGTGGTCATTTAGTAAAGCGTGACGATTTGTATTCAGCTTTTGGAGCTATGGGTGGTAAGGCTAGGTCTTGCCAGTATTTATGTGAGAGGGCTTTAGAGAGTGGCTTGACTGGTTTAGTTACTGCAGGTTCTAAGAAAAGCCCCCAAATTCAGATTGTTTCCTTTATTGCTAATCATTATGGTGTTCCGTTCCATGCTCATTGTCCTCAGGGTGAGCTAGGTCAGGAGTTGGAAGTTGCTAAGTCTAATGGTGCTGAAATCATTCAGCATCGTGCAGGTTATAATAATGTAATTATTAAACGTGCTAGAGACGATGCTGAGGCTATGGGCTATGCTGAGATACCTTTTGGTATGGAGTGTTGGGAGGCGGTTTATCAGACAGCCTTACAGGTACGCTCTTTGCTAGAACCTTATAAGCAAGGTAAGTTCTCCCGTATTATAATGCCTATTGGCTCTGGAATGAGTTTATCAGGTGTTATGTGGGGTATGTTATATTGGGGTATCGATGTGCCTATTGTTGGTGTTCAGGTTGGTGGTCAGTATGAGAAGCGCCTTAAGACTTATGCCCCTGCTAGTGGGGTAGAGTTAAGTACTGAAAAATCTTCTTATGACTACCATAAATACTATGAGAACAATCAGATTGGGGATTTGAAGCTTGACCCTATCTATGAGGCTAAGTGTTTGGATTTCATCAAAGAAGGTGATTTACTTTGGGTAGTGGGAATTCGTGATGGTATTTTATAAGGAGGTGTAGGTTATGTCATTGTTGTTATATTCTACCGTATCACGTAATCGCGAAGGAGTTAAGTTAGATAAGGTTTCTAAGGAAGAAGTGTCCTCCTTTAACAAAATTTCAGCTTTTGTTATTCTTGTCCAGGTCTTATTATGGGTTTATTTTATAACGAAGGGTGTTATAATAGACCACTACATGAGTACATCGGATAATGTAGCTTTAATGGTGTTAGGCTTTACTTGTCTTTATTCATTCTTTTGTTGTTTAGTCTTTTTAAGTACCTATGGTTGGAATTGGTTAAATGTAGCAATTCTTTTTATAGTAGTTTTTCTTAGTATCTTATCTTGCATATACATATTCGATGTAAAAAGTTCAGAAAAGTTTGAGGTTACTAAAACTGAAAATGTTTCCGCTAAAATCGTATCCAAGGGTACTTGGGATAAGAAAGATTCTTTTGTTCTAGTATCTGGCAGTGAAGTTTTAACTTATAAAGATGTCGATAACTTTACTGATTTTAAAAATGGTGACAAGGTAAAATCTGTATCTACTGGTAAGCTAGTAATAACTTATAGGTACTTGTTTAACAATACTAAAGTAAGAACTTACAATATTAAGAGATTTGAAAAAGAGTAAGTTAATTTTATAAGGAGTTATAAATTATGTCATTTGTAGTATATAGTGCGTTAAGAAGAAGCAGAAGCAGAGGAGATTTTAAAGAAGAAAAACTTTCTAAAAAGAAGCAGTCTTTTCTCAATAAATGTTCAGTCCTAGTTATTCTTGCTCAGGTATTCTTATGGGTTAACATTGTAGTAAATGGGGTAGAAGTAAAGGATTATCTTAGCACTCTAGATGCAATCTCTTTATGGGTTGTGTTATTGTCTTGTGTTTACTCTACATTTGCTTATATTGTCTTATTCAGCAGTTATGGGTGGAGTCGAGTAGGTAAGTTACTTCTCTTTACGGTAGCTTTTCTAAGTGTATTCTCTGCTATCTATGTATATAATGTGGACAAGAGCGAAACATTTGATGCATCTAAGACTGAGAATGTTTCTGCAAAGATACTAGCTAAGGATACTGAAGGTAAGCTAGGTTCTTTTGTTTTAGTATCAGGTGATAAGGTTCTGACATATAAGGAAGTTGTTAATTTTAAAGATTTCGAAAATGGCGATAAAGTAAAATCTGTTTCTACTGGTAAGTTGGTTGTAACTTATAAAGATTTATTTGGTTTTACGAAAGTAAGAACTTATAAAGGACAAAGATTTGAAAAAGAGTAGGTTAAACTAGTTGTGGTTGGTTAGGTATGAAAATAGATAGGTTGACAAAGAGCAGAATTAGGGTAGATGTGCTTCTATCCGTTTTGCTTTTAGTCTTGTGTTTAGCGTTTGCGGTAATTGCTAGGTTTGGGTTAGGAAGTGAGCCTATACAGTTAGTATTCACAGTCGGAGTGGGGTATTATTTTGGAAATATTATCTCCTTGTTGAGGATTTACTACGATAAGTATTAGAGATTGCTAGGTATCAGAATTTCTGCTTATTTTATAACTTATTAAAATGCTAGTAAATAGCATGTCTTAAATAGCTTTAATTTTTACTGGAATTGCTTTGATTTTTCTGGATGATTTTAGTACAATATTGGTAGTTATATAGTTGTATTAGTTAGTCTATTTTAGGCTAGTTAGTATTGCCTTATAAGTTGTGATGGTTTACTTTTTAGTAGTAAGGGAGGACTAGTTGAATAAAGAAGAGTACAAAGGTTTAAGTAAGTTAATTTTCCTTTTAAGATGTATTAACACAGTTATTCAGGTATGTGACATTTATTTTGTATCTATGTTTATACTAGTAATATCTACTGTTTTACCTTTTAAGGGTTATATTGTTGGTTTAAGCGCTACGGTGCTTATGGTATTTACTTTAGCAGTACTTAATAAGTATATGCTGATAAAGATAATTAAATTAAAGGAGAAATAGGTTATGTTGTTTAAGTTCGCTAATTGGGTTGAGTCAGTAGTTAAAGGTATTAATCTAAAGAAGAGAGTTATTTTCTCTTTAAGTATTTTTGCCTTTGCATTGTTATTGGGGGTAGTTGATTCTTTTCTATCGTTACTAGGAATCTTTTCTGTAATTCCTAAGGACTTTGTACAGAGTTCAGGCTCTCTAAACTCTTTACTCAATGAGTTACCTTATGAGTTACTTCTAAGTTTGTTCATTACAAACGTACTTTTGTATGGTGATTTCTTCGTAAATTACTTTGATTTGCTTAAGAAGGAGAAAGAAGAAATTCTTCGAAGCCGTGGTCTTAAAAGAATTCCTAAGGGGTAGTGTTTGATGGTGTAACTATTGGTACTGGTAAAGATATGATTATCTGTAAATATGCAGATATTAGGTAGAAGGTTAATGAGGATTTATAATATCAATTTAGGGATTGGGCTTGCTTCAAGTGGTGTGGAGTATGCTCAGTCCTATCGTTATAAGGTTTTTAAGTATTTAGGTCTTAAGCAGAAGTATATCTTTCTAGACGCTATTGGGGTATCCAGTACATACAATCTAGCTAAGAATATAGGAATAGCTAAAGAGGACGTTTTCTGGTTTTATGATGTCCTTACAGGTGCTAGAATGGGCAACAGTAAGTTAGACTTACCTAAGCTAGAAGTCCTGTTTGAGGGGTATAAGAAGAATACTTCCGATTTATCTAAGGTCTATTTTCATAAAAATAAAGGAACTTACATTTTAGCATTTGAAGACCCTTTGAATAAGGGCTTCTATAATAGGCTTGAGTATGTAGTGGATTACTGTTTAGTTCGTAAAGATTATTATTCAGGTCTTACTGTTTGTTGTAGTGAGTACTACACTCCTACAGAGAGTAAGGCTTATCTGTATAAGAGAGAGTTTTACAAAAATGGCAAGGTGGCTTTAACTGAGCATGTCCACACCTTGGATGATTCCTCTTTCTTTTATAATGGCTTAGTATATCCTACCAAAGAATCCCTATTTGGTGTATTTTTGGATAGGATAGGTATTGAGGAAGACGATTGGGTACTGCTAGATAGGTCTACTGGAACTGGAAAGGCTATATTTACTCGTAAGAGGTCTATTGGTTTTAGGTTGGGGGTTGTTGTTCATGCTGAGCACTTTATTAGGGAGTCTGTAAGTGAGTATGGGGTACTCTTCAACAATTATTATGAGTACCAGTTTAAGAATAGAGACCTTGTAGATGCCTTTATTTGCTCTACTAAGGAGCAGGCAGATTTACTATCTAAGCACTTAGGTCTTAGCCGAGGTGTATTTGTTGCCCCTGCAGGTTTTCTAAACAAGTTGCACTACCCTAAGAAAACTAAAGAAGATAAAACAAAGTTTATTACAGTATCTAGACTTTCTGAGGAGAAGAACTTAGATTTGCTTATTAAGGCTGTTTCGTTTGTACAAGATGCTTGTCCTATTACTTTGGATATCTATGGTGAGGGTGTAGAACGGAATAATTTGGAAACCCTAATAAAGGAGAATAATCTAGAGGGTATTGTAAATCTTAAAGGTCATTGTGATATGTCCGAGGTCTACAAGGATTATTATGCTTATGTGACGGCTTCTTTTGCTGAGGGGTTTGGTTTATCTCTTATGGAGGCGGTAGGTTCAGGTTTACCTGTTGTGGGGTATGATGTACCTTATGGAAACACCAACTTTGTAGACGAGGGTAGGACTGGTTATCTGTACCCTGTTAATACTGAAGACTCCGAAGACGAGAGAAATGTTAAATCTCTAGCTCAGGCTATTCTTCGTGTGTATCGAGATGGTTATAGTGAGTCTGATTTGTATGATAAGGCTAAGCCTTATTTATTGGAGAATGTAGCTAAGGCTTGGAAAGGGGTATTAAGGTGGTAGTTTTATTTGCTGAGTATGATGATTTGGCTTGGGATTTGCACTATTCCCTAATATACAACGGTACTACTGATACTGCAATATGTCTTAATGACGATGGATTCCTTAATAGGGATGTACGTTCTATTTGGAGTGTGCTTTATCCTAGTGAGAGCGGTTATACCCCTCTGCATGTAAATAATTTACCTTTACCAGTAGAATACGAGATTGAAAAAGTAAATGGAAGATTCCTTATTAAGTCTATTGAATCTGTGTTAGGTGAGGTGTTCTTCCATAGTGATAGTAGTGAGAGGTTAGTTTCTTCTATTAACTGGTTTGATGGCTTTGGTAAGGTCTATAAGAAGGATTTATACAATAAGTACGGTTTTCTATTCAGGTCTGATACTTTTGTTAATGGTTTAGGTTTGGTTGGCAGCCAGTTTTACTCTAGGGGTGGTGAGGTACTTGCTAGTTGGAATCGCCAAACCAACTCTCTGGTTGTGGGGAATACTATATATCCGTCAGTGCTAGATTTCTATGTTAAGTCTCTTGAGCTTATGGGGTATGGTGAGGAAGGAATTATTTTTGATAACCTTGGTTTGCCTTTAGAAGTAATCAAGCATAGGAATAATGGTAAAGAGAATACTCTGATTTTCTTAGAGAAGTTTGATGGGAGGTTACCAGAGAATATGAATTATATACATTCTAGCCCTAGTCTGGGTATCAGTATGTATGTTGTCGATGTAGAGTCCTATAACTCCCTATTAGATAAAAGCATGGTTAGTCTGTATAAGTTATGTTTGCCACCTATAAGCGATTTTGGTAGCCCTACTGATGCGTTAATTACTACTGAGACTGATGAGATTGTAAACCTAGAGCTATTGGTAGACAGTTGTAAGGATACAACTTTCCATATAGCAGCTCCTACCAGGATGTCTGAAAAGTTATTATCTTTAGGAGATAGGCATAATGTAGAATTATACCCTGTTTCTAGCCGTGATGAGGCTAAGAAGCTATTCGCTAAGTGTGGTGTATTTTTAGATATTGCTATGTCTGGCACTGTATTTGGTGCTAATCGCCTAGCTTTGCAAAGCAACTGTTTGCGCTTGGGTTATAGAGGGGTATCTTCTGGTCAGTATATACCTAATGAGTCTTTGTTTGGGGTAGACGATGGGGGTATTATTAACACTTTAAATTACTTAGTTGGTAACCCAGAAAAACTTCCCTTATTGGTGAATTCTCAAAATGATTTATTAGGTATTGATGTTTAGGTGTAATCCTCTTGTATTTTATCTGTAAGTGTAGTATAATTATATTATACTTAGAAAAGTGAGGTCTTAGATTTGGTTAAAAGTGAGAAGCAGGTTTTTCTGTCTGCTATGGCTGATATGTCTAGGGAGATTAAGGACTTGAAGGCTGGAATCATTGTATCTATCGATGATACTGGTCTGGTCAAGCTACAGCGCTTTGGTTTTAAGGATTCTGATTCTCTTGCTAATTGCCTAGGGGCTTTGAATCAGGGTGTAAGGCTAGACAGTATGCTAAGAGGCTTAGAAAAGTATTAAAGGTTTGTCTAATGGAAAAAGATTTTGTAATTGTATCGCCTAAAGTTGGTGAGTTCTTGTATGGTAAGGATTTCTCTTCTGCTAAGAATGCTATTTCTGTATTAGCAGCAGTTCATGCAGCTGAACGAGCGGAGGAAAACCCTCTTGTATTGGAGGATTTCGAGTATGGGCAGTTGCTTGAGGCTGTCTATCGTAAGGATTTCCTTGTAGATACTGGTCAGTATTATGTAAATGTAGGTAAACCTGTTGGACGCGAGGAGTACCTATCTATCTCTGATGTTCAGTATGATGAAGAAGGTAAACGCATTTACTCTTGGGATTTTGAGGGGCTTCAGAATGCTAAGCTCTTTACTAGGGAAGAGTTGGAGACTGTTGTTCCTGAGGCTTATCGACGTGAGGAGTACTTTGTTATGGAGAACGTTGCTAAGCGCCAGAGTGGTTGGATTTAGTTCAAGAGGGGTATAATATGGAAAAAGTTTTTGCTATCAGTATTGCAGCTGACACTATTCAGAAGGCTACTGATATGTATAATAAAATAAGTCGCCCTGAGTATAAGCTTGTCTCTGTTATCCCAGAAGCAGGTAGCTATTCTTTCATGGTAGCTTACACTACCCCAAAAGTTTCTCTAAATACTTTAGTTGATTTAGATATGCTTAAGCTTGATGACCTTAAGGTGCGTCTAGTGTCCTTAGTTATTAAAGCTCAGAAAACTGGTTACTTGGTAGGTAAGTGGTGTCCTAAGTACAATGTAACAAAAGAAAGTTTGGCATACCCTACTTTTCCTTTGCTTAGAGAGGACCCTGAGTTCTTTGAGATTATTAAGTTATCTCGTTATTTCCGTTCCCAAGGGGTACGGATTCCTAGAACTGAGTTGGTTTCTATTGCAGGCGATTTAGGGTATGATGTTGTAAGTGGTTCTGGGCGTAGTAAGTCGTTCCGTATTTATAGTACCAAGTACCAGAAAATTTCCTTTGTTAAGAAAGATAAGGTTGAGTAATGATAAAAGACTTATTGAAGGAAGAGTTAAGCTTAAGTTCTGAGTCTAAGGCTTTATCCTTTTATGGTGGTTTGTTCTTAGTCTGCGTAGGTTTATTTTCGATTATATGGTTGTTCATACTTACTCAGGGTATGGTTGGAGGTAATTACTTTTATGTATTGGCAGGTATAACCCTATTTTCTTTGCTATCTATAATTGGTTTTGTACCGTTAATTGGATACTTTCTGGTTAAAAGACGTCTATCTATTAAACTAACGGCAATAGCTTTATCTTTGTTGCTCTTGTTTGTAGTTAATGTGTGGGTTGGTTTTAATGGTACAAGCTTTAGTTATAGTTATAAGACCTCTAATTTTGTTACCTTTGATTCTAAGGTAAAAAGTACGAGTTCTGGTGATTATAGTGTAAAACTGGTTAGTGGTAGTAGGGAAGTTACTGTTCAAAACGTAAAAAACTTTTTTAGTGTCGATGTTAAAGACAAGGTCAAAGGTTATAAAATACAGGATATGACTGTAGTTAGTGAAGATATTTTTGGTAACTCTGAGAAGAAAGTCGTAGAGGTTACTGAGATTATATTACAAAAATCTAAAGGAGAATAAAAATGAATCAAAATATTTTTAAAGTTGCTAAAGAAAAGAAAGATGTTTTTGAAAATACTAAGATTGTTACAGTTAGCTCTTTTGCAATGACAGCCCTTGTTCTTATTTTGCCTTATTTCTATGAGGCTCTCGGTGTAGGTAGTGAAGATGTTCTTACCTTAGCAGCGCTTTGTTTGATTTTAATTGGTTTAGTTTTGCTAGACCTACTTATTATCAAAGTAAAGGTAAGTAAGTCTAAGGCAGTTGTTGGTATTTATGTTGCTATTTTCTGTTTCTTGGCAATTGTAAATATACTTAATGTTATAAACATTTTATCTTAGTTTAAGTGGTATTTATTTTAGTTATTAATTCGCTATTTACTCTTTAGTAAATAGCTTTAATTTAAGCGTATGTTTCTAGTATTAAACTAGAGACTCAAATATTTTGGAGGTTCATGTAAATGAATAAAATTAAGTTACTTTCTGGTTTGGCTGCGGCTACAATACTTGTTGGTTTTGGGGGTACTGTTGTATCTGCAGATATCCAGACGGATGTCATCAACGAGAAGTGGGGTAAGCCTACTCTTGTTTATGGTCAGGATTTGAATGACCAGCAGGTTATTGATACTAACGCAGCTTTCAACATTACCAAGATTGAAAATGTTAATCGTCAGATTACTACTTCTGAGGATTTTAACAAATTCATGGGTACTGAGGGTGAGACTCCTGCTTTGATTTCTTCTGCTTTGGTGCAGAAGACAGATAAAGGTAGTGGTGTAAAGGTTACTATTAAGACACCCCAAAACATTACCAAGGTTACCACTTTGCAGTATCAGAACGCAGCAATCACAGCTGGAGCTAGTGATGTAAACATCGATATTGCTAGTCCTATTCCTGTAACGGGTGAGTCAGCCCTAGTAGGGGTATCTAAGGCATTGACTGCTAATGGTGTTAAGGTTGACCAGAACCGTGCAGAGGTTGCTAATAAGGAATTATCAACAACTGCGAATATTGCTGATGCTAATAAGGAAAATAAGGAATTTGATGCAGTAGCCTTAGATTTGGCTATGACTCAGATTAAGACTGAGTTAGCTAAGTATAAGCAAGAAAACGGTAAGGTAGCAGACAATGCTAAAATTACAGAAATTGTAAATACTGCCCTAAAGGATAAAGGTCTTGATAAGATTATTACTCCTGAGCAGGTTCAGCAGCTTGTTTCTTTTGCTGACGCTTACCAAAATACTTCAGCTATTGACTCTAAGGAAGTTGCGCAACAGTTAGAGAATTACGCTAAGTCAGCTTATGATTCTTTATCTGATAAGTATAAGCAGTTTGTAAACAGCGATGAGGCTCATGGTATGCTAGAAAGCATTGGAAGTTTCTTTGGTAATTTGTGGAAAGCTATAATCAATATGTTTAGCTAGTTTCATAGGGGTAAGAGTTTAGATTAGGGTTTACAAGTATAGCCAGATAGGTTATACTTGTTTTAGTATAAATAGTTTATTTTGTTTGGAGGCATTAAGTATGATTATTTTGGTTAAGGACGACCCTAAGTTACAAGAAGATTCTCTTACTGCTGAGGTAGGTCAGCATATTTATAAGCGAGATGGTCAAGATTACTATTTTATTTGTAGTCTTTCTGACTATGTTGTCCTTAGGACTTCTCATAAGCATTTTGCTGAGCAGATGACATCTTTACCGGATGAAGTTTCTGAGACTTTCAGGGAGCTTGCTTTCTCGTATGATGACGGTCTTGCTATTGCTAAGGAGTTAAAAAATCTTTTTGGTGGTGCTTATCATTACTATAACTACTCTACTAATGAGTTCTTCTTTACTCAAAACTGTACTGACTACTCAGATGAAGCGGTGTTTGAGCCTTGGAATGTAGTCCTTAGTATGTCTAAGTACTGCGATGAGGTAGAAAGTGCAGTATATATGGACAAGCAGGGTGTGGTACATGACTTGACTATAGAAGACATAGCCGAAATGGGGTATCTCTTAAAGGCTCAGCTAGAGGTTAATCGTAAGAGTCTCCGTGAAGAAGTTAATTGAACAAAAATTAAATTTTAATTGAGGTGAAAAGAAAATGAACAATTCAAAACAAGGCTATTTAAAATGCGGAAAATCTGTATATCCTAAACAAAATAAAGGTTACACTTTACACTCTATGGCTAGTAAGCAGTTTGGTATGGCGAGCAGTGTACCGACTATTTACTATGGTGGTTTGACTAATCGTGTAGATGGTTATAAGACAATTTCCATGTCACAAAGTCCTATCTTAATTAAGTCTAAAGCGTCTTTAAATGAGTCTATTCACTTCCTACAAAGTAGTGGTTTGTTACCTCTTTACTCTTACCTTACGGTGAGGGAGGTAAATTACCGCAAAGTCTACTTACCATCAAGTGATAGTCACGGTAGACCTAAGGAGGTTCTAGGTGACCAAATAACTAGTGTGATTTCGGAGAAGTCTTTGGAGCAAGGTACTCCAAGTTTTAACATTCGGTAATGTATTAGAATTTGTTCATTTAGATAAATCCTAAATTAGTTGATTAGGTAGAAGGAGTTGTTTATGGTAGTTACTGAGGTTAGTGAACTTCTAGGTAAGTTGAAGTATGATGCTGAGTTAGGTCTGTGTCCTAGGTATCACTTCGCTATGGATGGGTACGTAAATCTAGACGATGTCTTAACGGTAAGTCATAGAACTGGTTGCGTGTATGCGACGATTGGTGGTGTTTATATAGAGAAGGAAGAGATACTTGAAAGTTATCTATCTTCTCTTGTTGCTAAGGGGTATCAGATTGTATCTTTTCATGATTTAAGGGGTTATAGTTTTGGGTAAGCGTTTAGGTTTTATTGGAGTTGGCTTATTGTTATTAGGGGTATTGCTTTGGTCGGTAGTATTTAGTTCTAGTCCTTTAGAGAGTTTAGAAAGTAGTCAGCCTGTAACTGCTGAGAGGTACGTTAATCAGGGAACTAACGATTTACATGTCTTTGTTTTCTACAAGCCAACCTGTCCTATTTGTAGGAAGTATGGTAAAGATATTTCTGATGTGCTATCCAAAGTAAATAAGGAAGATTATTCGGTTATTAATGTATCTAGTGGTGTTCCTGAGTACTTAGAAAGTTACTTCAGTAGTTTTTCTTTTGAGGGTGTTCATGTACCTTATGTTGTAATTAGTAGGGGTAGTGAGGTTATTTATTCTCAGAGGGTTGATAGTTCTAGTGCATTGTCCAAGTTTCAGAATAATGTCGAAAATTTAAAAGGTAGTTAGCCTGCTATCAGTTGCCTAGAATTTTAGTATTAAACTGTTTAGATTTTTGCTTAATTTGTTATTAAAATTTAGGCAGTATTTTGTAGATTGGTAGTTGTATTGTGGTATATTTGTTTTATTAGAAAGAAGGTCTTTAATTGTCTAAGAGTGTTGTTTCTACTAATATAATAACTAAACCTTACTATAAATACAAGAAAGAGGCTTTTGAGTCCTTAAGTTCTTTAATTTATAGTATTCTTTCTTCTAGCGGACGGTTAGCCGGGTATGGAACACCCTCTATTAGTAGTTCTAAGGACTTGACTTTTGATGAGTCATTTTCTAGAAATATAGAGGGGCTTAATGTTTCTACTCCTAGCGGCTATACTATCGCAAGGGTAATCTTCGGCTCTAGAGGTAATTCTTATATCTCCTTTTTAAGTGATTATGTGGAAGTACCTAAGGACAGATTGAGTTTAGCAGAAAGCGATATTTACAAAATTAAGGGTTATATAATGTTATTGGTAAGAACTACAAATAGTGTAGATGTACCTAAATATGAGAGATACCTGTATGCATCCAATAGTCAAACCTCAATAACTGGGTATAGTAAAGACAGAAGTCATAAAATGATTACTTGGAGAGACAATAAAGAATACCTTAGACCTATAGATTATTTATCTAGAGTAAAGGTATAACTTTTCACTTTAATAGCTTATTTTATTATATAGTGGGGCTTATAGTCAGTTATAAGCCCTCTTTTATTTTGTCTGCAGTTGTATTATAATAGTATTATAGAATTTATTAATAGGAGTTAAACTGTATATGTTTTTAAAGGATTATACCTTAGAGGAACTATGTGAGGTCGACTTAGCAAACGTAAGCATAGAGGGTATTGGTGATGACGAACTTGCGATGCTTACGGATATACGGAACGATTTAGTCGACCATCGTTGGACTTGTAATAATTGCGAGGCAGTGAACTTTGGTGACTTCTCTTCAGGTGTTGAAGTAGATTGCGAGTGTTGTGGTGACCTTTGTCAGGAGTTTGATGAGTCTGTTTACGAGGTTGCAGCATGGTTATGTAGCGTTTTAGATTAGGTTAAAGGTATCTTAAGGATTATTATGGAGATATCTTGTTATTTGATGTATTTTTGCTTACAAATTTTGTAAGTGGTAAGAAGGTCTGTTTGTGGAAGTTTGGTAATTGGGTAAAATTTATTTAAAGAATAGGAGATTGCTTTATGGAAAAAGTAATTAAAAAGCCGTACTATAAGTACAAAAAGGAAGCTTATAATAGACTCAATAATTTTGGTAAGTCCTTATTGTCTAGGGTAGGATTCTATGCAAGTCACCCTAACTCTACTAGTCAGGATTTGAGGATTGGTTCTACATTTTCTAGGGAAGCTGGCTCAGTGTCTTTTTACCTTGGTGAGTTGTGGTTGTTTACTGTTCAGACTAGTGGAGATGTTATTATGTCCTCTAACATCGGAGTAAAGGGGTATCAACTTGATAAGCTAAGTATTAGCCATTTTATGACTATGTCTAAAGATGTTCAAACTTTATTTAGGGATGGTACTGGCACAGTAGTTAAGACCTTGAATGATAGTGTGTTCGAGTGGTTTGTCGATTCGGAGCGTTGTGTTTTCCGTTCCTTTGCAGGTGGGAGATTTATCAATGAGGGGTAGTATTTATGAATTATATTAAACCTTATTACAGTTATAAAAAGGATGCATATCAAGAATTAGTATTCTCCTTTACCTCTTATCTAGAAAAAGTTTCACCTTTATATAATTTAGTTAAGTCGATGAATAAAGAATCTAATCTTATGTTTAGTCTATCTACAAAGAATCAAAATGATTTTGTTCCTAGAATTCTAGAAGTTAGTATATCAGGCTCTAGTAGGTCTGCTCTATTGCTTCAGATTTCTTTAGATGAAGATAGGACAGTATTGGTAAACTCTGGAAATGGTCAAATGCCTAAGAAGTTACAATTATCTGCAGCTGACTACTCTTTTGTTGCAAAGAGGTTTTATGAGTTGGCTAGGGTAGGTGAGGAGATACCTAAGACTTTATACAAGTTTGTAGCCAATCACTACTCTTCTCAGGTATGTTATTTGGAGGACTCTTCACTTTGCTTAGTAGTATTTGCTAGTGAGGATGATATTAAGTATTATGGGGGTATTATGAATGTCTAAACTTGTAGTTAGACCGTATTATAAGTATAAAAAGGAAGCTTATTGTAATCTTCTAAAAATTATAACTACTATCCTTAATGAGGGAAGTGTATTCGCACTGAAACCTGAGTTTCTTGGTAAAGATTTGAACCTTTCTTACGATGTCTCCAGAAATATCCCAGGCGATATAGTTGTATCTTGTAATGGTTTATGGTTAGTTACTATAAATGTTAATACTTTAGTAATTACTGGACCTCCTATGTATCAGTTAAGAGATACTTTAACTCATAGAGAGTGTGAAGATATTAAGAAGAACATTAAGGTCTTGTTTAAGGATGGTAATTCAACTGTCCTCGCTAGATTTGGTAATTTGGTACATGATTGGTTTGTAAATGGTGAGGAGTGTTACTTTATGTCCATGAGGGGTACTTCTTATAGAAATAGGGGAGAGTATAGAGTTGGTTAGTAGAGTAGTTAAGCCTTATTATGGTTTTAAGAAAGAGTCTTATAATACTTTGTGTGGTATCTCTAAGGACTTGCTAAAAGGTACAAGTTATGCTAATATGCCTTTAGTATTCTCTTATGATTTAAGTAACAATTTAGGTAATTCTGTTGTAGTATCTGCTGAGGTAGGTGGTAAGGTACTAAGTTTATTTGTTGTATCCTTGGAGAGTGGTTATATTTATGATTTGTCTGTTGGGGGTATATCATTTAAACTTGGGGGTAAACGTCTAGAGTCTTTTAGACGTAATTGTAATATCTTACTTAAGCATTCTATGTCTTTTAGCGATGACTATATCAATTTGTTCTTTAAGGACGAGAAACTTAAAAGTTGGATGGTTACAGAATTTGCTTGCAGATTCGAATTTAGTGGTGGCTCTGTGTATGAGAATGTAGATGGGGTGAAGTAATTTGCCTTTTCTTTTTTCTTTAAATAGTATAGAATAGTCTATATAGGTTGTAGGCACCCTTGGTCTAGGGGATAGGACAACGGACTTCTAATCCGTTAGCACTGGTTCGAATCCAGTAGGGTGTATAGAGAATAAGATTAGAGGTGTAGTTATGAGTCAGTTAGATTTTGAAAATATTGATGGGGAATTAAAAATAGAGGGTTTTAACGATGGGGTATCTATTACTTGTCAGACTAAAGGCTCGTATGACTATGGTACATACGATTTGACTAAATCGGAAGTAGAGCAAATTATTAGATTTCTCCAAAAATGGAAATCCAATAATTGATATTTGCCAAACATGTAGTAGAACAAACTTAAGTACCTTTAGCTTAGTTGGTTAAAGTCCTCGGCTCATAACCGAGTTATCGCAGGTTCGAGTCCTGCAAGGTACATAACGGAGGGGTACAAGGTGAAAAACAATACTATTAAGCGGATGAAGGAAGACTACGATTTTAATATGTGGTTGAGCGATATCCTAGGCTCAGGGTATATGCAGACTGCCTATGAGGGTAATTTATCGTGTTATTTAGAGTCTTATAAAGGAAAAGACATTACTGTTTTAGTGAATACTAGGTCGGAAGATATCTTAGAGACTTTTTATATACATGGTTGTCATTTAAGTGTATCTGACCCTTTAAGTAGTTTGTACGAGGCTTTTACCTATAATTTGAAATTAAAGACTGTTTATAAATATACTCATAATCTAAAGTCTTGTTCAGCATATATGTTAAATGTTTTAGAGAAATCTAAATGCAAGGGTGATTTACATAGATTGCCTAGGGCAGCAAAGTTAATTAAAGATTTTTCTATGGAGAAGTATCTCCGTATGTCTTATGATAGTCAGGTTGTTTTTGATTTATTAACAAAAACTGTTTTACCCGAGATAGATGAAGAAAGTACAATAGAGAAGAAAGTCGAATTTATAAAATGGTTAATTAGCGAAGCTAATCTAACAGGGTACATAGAAGTAAAGCTTTCTAGCAGTTGTTTTGTGAAATTTGATTGTAGAAATGGACAGGCAATATTTACTCATTATAGCGACAAGGAGATAATCGAGTATAAGGCTAAAGAAAATCTTCTTTTAAATCATTATTATGATTTCACTAAGGATGACTTCGCTACTTTAGATAAGGATTTTCCTAGTATTTATAAAGAAGCCTCAGGAAATTCTAATCTGGTAGTTTTAAAGTCATATTATGAAATCGACAGATTTTCTAAAGTTATACCATGTTTTGATTATTTCTCTAAGAAAAGGACTCCTTATAAGGATGCTATTTTGGGTTACTCTATTGTATTGGATTTAAGCAAAGTAGAGGACAAGGGAGACTTTATGATTGGTAAGGGTATCTCTACCTCTTTAGTATCTTATGTAGCCAATCCCCAAATTGGTAGTTATACTATTTTAGATGTAAGTCCTATAGAATATAATTATCTTCGTCCTAGCGTAATAGAGAAGTACTTTGGTAAGCCTTTACTGATTCAGGAAGAGGGTGGATTTATAGTTGCGACTACAAGTTGGGTACGAAAGATTCGGTATCAGTTATATGATAGTTTTGTAAGGGGTATAGTATCTCGTATAAAATTAGAATCTGTTAGAAATATGTTAGGTGAGTTTTTAACAGAAGCTTTCGAGTTACTAGTAAAGGACAAACAAGCTTTTGAGGAGAAGTATTTCTCTAGTTTAGAGTCTACTTATAATTTTTATACTTTACTTACTAAAAATTATAAAACTTTGTCAACGTATCATCCTAAAAAGCAGGGTCTGTTTGGAGTAGTTAAACTTGAAGAGAAGAAAGAAAACTTTAGCGAAGAAGATATAAGAAATGCATTCAAGTATATTAATTCTACAAGTAAAGAATTTGTATCCGAAATACAAGAGTTACGAAAGTCTGCTAAAGGTACAGGTGTTAAGATATGATTCAACTTATTTCTATAATTGCTTATATTGTAGTAATTAGGTTTATTGGTTACTCTCTAAAGAGTAATAGTTTCTTTGAACAGGGTAGAAGTTATCCTATAAAGAAAATCTTTGTTCATGTACAAGTAATAACTTATATTGTAATTGCTTTTTGGTTAGGTTTTAGTGTTGCAGGATTGTTTACAGGAGTTCCTCAGATTTATTATTTTGTGTTAACTGCTATCTGGTTAGTTCTATCAATGTTCGGATGGATACTATCTGAAAAAGGTTTCTAAGGAGAAGTAATGTCTAAGAAAACATATTATGCTATTAGAAACACTCGCCAGATTGTAGAAAGTTGGGACGAGTGCAAAGCTATTGTTAATGGAATGTCTGGTGCTAAGTATAAGAAGTTCAACAATTTAGATGATGCAAAGGCATTCATCAACGGAGAGGTAACTCCTACTGACCAGCAAAAGGTTTTACATTATTCATTGAATGGTATTAGTGGTACTATCCGTTGTATTGAGAATACAGATCCTTTTACTTTAGGGTTACAGGGTAGTGTATTTGTAAGCGATGGCTCTTTCAATCCTAAGACTAAGGTGTATGGTGGTGGGGTAGCTCAGTACGACAGTAAAGCTAATCTATTAGGTACGAGACGCATTACAGGTACTGACCCTAATTTTGCCGAGTCTAGGAATGTTGCGGGAGAGGTTGTAGCTTTTGCTACAGCTATTGCTATGGCAGTAGAACAGGGGTTATCTTCTATTACATTGGTATGTGATTATGAGGGTATTGTACGTTGGTCTGCTCCTAAGTCTTTAATACTACGAGGTTTGCCTTGTTGGGGTATCGAGGGTATGCATAAGTCTAGCCCTATTGCTAGTTACCATTCTAAGGCTTTAGACTATGCTAGAGAACATGGTCTTACTCGTATTCATTTTATATGGGTTAGAGGGCATAGTGGTGTCCATGTAAATAATGTTGTTGATAAGTTGGCTAAGGAAGCCGTTGGCGTGAAGTAAGGGGTACATCTTATGAAATTTTCTAGTAAGCTTTTAATTGAAAATGTTATAAGTAGTTTTGCTGAGTTTGGTGCATCTTTAAATGTTTTTGCTTGGGGTGGTATCTTTCTTATATTCTTATATAAGGCTGATAATACACTTATCAGGTTCATTCTCGGAATGGTCATTTCTTTAATCTTATTAGCTACTTTATATTTTAGTTGCAAGTACTGTTTGCAGTCTAGTAAAAGGTTAAAGTTTAGTATCATAATACTTCTACTTGCTACTCTGGGTATTGTAGTCCAAGTATTAGTTTCTCAAAACGAAGGGGTATCTGCTATAGATATTCTTAGAATTTATTTACGGCAAGGAGTTTAGGTGATGGAGAAGTTTGTTAAAGGGGAAGAGTTGGAGAATCCTAGTAGATATCTCCAGAATTCTATCGAGGCTTGGGACTTTGCTATACAGAGTCTTTTTCCTTATCCACTTGGAGTAGTCTCTAAGTATGTAATTCGTCATAAACATAAGGGTGGTAAGCAGGATTTGGAGAAGGCTCTTATTTGGGCTAGAAAGGCTAGCGAGTCTTATAAGTACTTATCTTACGCACACGAAGATATAAAGACCTTTTATTTTGAGGTAGTGCCAGAGGTAAGTGATGTTACTTTTCCAGATTTATCACCTAGGGAGAGGGGTATTCTAAAAGATTTACAGAATATTACTTCCATGTTAGATTCTGAGTCTTACTTTAATGAGTGTATGGGTTGTGTTATAAGTGCTTTAGAGGAGATGGTAGAAAATTATGACTAACTTAAAGGAAAATAAGCTATTTAGCTTAGATAGGGATTCTATTAAACAGTTCTTTCTTAAGTATAAGAACTCTGATGTTTATTATCATAATTGGTTTCACGTAGAAAGTACAGCTAAGAGGGCTTTACTTATAGCTAAAGAAGAGGGTGTTGAGGGTACTCTTGACTTGTTTGTTTTAGAGGTGGCTTGTTATTTCCACGATATTGGTTATAATATCTCTAAAAGCGAGTCTGAGAATATAAATACAGCCACTAAACTATTTTTAAAATATGCCAAGCTTTCGAGCTTATCTGAGGAGGTTATCGATAGTATTGTTTCTCTTATAGAGGCTACTAAATATCCTCATAGCAAGGCTAAATCTACCCTAGAAGGTATCATACAGGATGCAGATTTAACTCAGTGTTGGGACTTAGATACTTATGACATCTTACAATCCTTAAAAGCTGAAAGAAAGAATATAAATTATAATCTATTGTTTCCCGAGATTAATGAATTAAATACTAATTCTGCAAAAAGAAAACAAAAGGAGCACAGGGTTGAGTATATGTCCAGTATATCTAAGGAGCTTAGAAATCGTGCATTGTACGATGTTCTTAATGCTTACAGAGGAGATTATATTCAGAAGGTTGTGCTACAGTCTTTAGAGTGTTTAAAGTTGGTTAATGAGTTATTTCCTGAGGAAGAGGAGTATTAGTTATGTTAGCAGAGAAACGTCCTATCGAGGTACTTGCTTACCGTTATTTTAATGTTATTTTAGAAGAGTTTCTAAAGTTACTTGAGTCTGGTGGTGAACCTGTTAGTTACGATGAAGATACAAAAACTATCTACATCCAAAAAGACCGAGGTGAGATAGCTTTAACTTATGGTAATTGGGTTATACATGAGGTTAATACTGATGGTGTCTTTTGGGCGATTGAGTCTGAAATCTTCCATAAGACCTATGAGCGTGTTCCTAACAGCTTATATGTTTATCGAAAGAAGGTTTTTACGGTTGAGTGCGTAAAATTTAAGTCTTTAAGTTATAAAGACATTGTAGAAGTACTCAACTTCTTGGGGTATAAAGCTAAAGAGGTTCTTGAGATTATTCAACGAGATGATATGGTTGACGGGGTAAAATACCAAGGCTACATCAACATAAATACCTTAGAGGGTGCTGAGCGTTTGTATGTGGGTGAAATACTTGTTAAGGGTATTGATGGTGAGTTTTATCCTGTAAGTGAGAAAAGTTTCAACCAAGTTTATAAAATTGTAGAGGAGTAGTTATGGTATCTTTAGCATCAATAAAAAGAGACCTTAGGGTTGGTACTAAGGTTGAATTAAACAATCTTGGAAAGGGTATTAATCGTGTAGGTATCGTAGTTAAGGTTCAGACTAATGGCTTTTATGTTGGTTTTCCTATTACTAAGGAACAGTACTATGATTCTCTTTATGGCGGAGCACACCCTAGAAATCTCCAAGCAAGCGGTGGAAACTATTATAGGGTTAGCTTTGTAGAGTGGCAGTTAGCTAGAGATACTCAAATCGAGGGTAATACAGTTACTTTCCTAAATTATAAGGTTAGTCTTTCTGGTGGTGGTTCTGCGGTATTTCCTTTCTCACATCTTGGTTTAGGCTCTCCGTGGCTTATTTTACATCTAAATACTGATAAGGAGATTACAAAATGGATAAAGTAGATTACAGGGCTTTAGCTGAGGAGTGTGTAGCTATGTACCCTTGCAGTGTAGTAGTCTTTATAAATCCCAATTACTACATAATGAGGGATAAGGGTTCTTCTATATGCGAGCTGGGGGTATTTGGCGAGTTCACTGTTGATAAGCTTACAGATGCTTTAAAAGAAGTATCTAAGAAAATATTTGAGGAGACTGGTGACTTCCTTTCTGGCATAGATTGGTTAGATGTCTATCCTGAGGATATGTCTCTGTTACCTAAGAGTCCTGCGGTTTTAGAAGAAAGTGATGCTATGTTTGATTAGGCTTAATTCGGTAGTTTTCCGAGAGAAGGTGTATTAGTAAGTTACTTAGCTTAAGTTTTATTTTTGAAGTCTGAGAACTCTTAAGAATTTTAAGTGCAATGGCTTTAATTAGATTAGTGAGCGTTTGTTATTCATTCGCTCTTTATTTTTAGTTAAGTTGTTTTAAACTTATTAGGGGTTTCCTAGATAATAGTATGAAAAGGAGAAGTCATGGGATTTATTGATAAGGTAAGAGGTTTATTCTCTGGAAAGAAGGAGGAGAAATTCGTTAGTTCTCATCAGCATCACTTAAAGAATCTAGCTTCCACTGGTAAACACATATTTGAGATACCCTCTAGGGGTACTGGAACGACTGTGGTCGAGTGGAGTGATGAAGATTTATATAGTTATAATGCTAAGATGGAGCGTTTCGAACACAAACTGAATAATGTAAAGTTTACCGAGAGGTCTAATGTAAAGGAAGAGATTGTTTCCTTTTATAAGAAATTAGTCCCAGTACTGTTAGATATGTATTCTTGGTCTATTCGTGAGGCTAGGTATATTGAGGAGATTGAAGACAGCCGTAGTGCAGTTATTTACTTTATGTTTAGAGGTGGCTTTCTTCACTTTAAGGTTAGATTTGGCTCTTTTAGCGTTACTAGTAGGTTATCTTTAGGTGATACTAGGTTTGTTAGGAACACTACTTTGTTAGATGATTATGTACTTCCTTGGGAGGACTATCATCGTATAAGTGGTATATTGTCTAGTAGCGACCTCTCTTGGTTAGAGGACTTTGGTGTAGAGTTTTCTGGTCATCCTAGGCTTGGCGCTATGATGGATATTTATGTTTTGCAGTATAAGCTTTTTAGTCACAACCCTTATGTTGGCAAGTACTATGTTTATGTAGAGGGTATGGGGGTATTGAATAATAAGGTTACTAATAGCTTTAGTCAGTGTAAGCGGTCTGATGTAGTAGCTATTTTAAACAATGCAGACCCTTTCAACAACCAGAAAAGCGCTGAAAACTACGTTAAGGTATTACTCCAAAACTTAAAACCTTTTGGTATTCGCTCTAAGGACATTGACGTTTACTCTCTGGGTAGGTTACATTCTCAGTATCGTTCTCAGGTTTCTCAGTTTTAGGTAGGAGTTGATATTCCTACCTTTTGAGTTGTATTGTATCGTAGTTTAAGGTGTGTTATACTATTTATATATTATCAAATAGTATAAGTGGGGGTGTTAGTATGATACCATTTAGTAAGTTTGTTACACTTTATAACGAGTTATCTGAGTGTTGTAAGACTGTTGAAAATCATTTAAACTCTATCCTAGGGGCGACTGCAGATGTAATAGCGGACTTTGGGGTAGATGGTGAGAAAGATTTAACTATTTATTATTATGATGAAAACACAGATTCTAGAAGAACTATTACAATTGATGAGTGTGCTTACTCTTCAATGCTAAAAATAAGTTCGAAAGAGGAGTTACTATCTTTCTTAAATGAGAGAACTTGGTAATTTCTAAAGATGTAAGTATCTTACTATATCAGGGTACTTGCTTTGTACTTAAACTTTTGTTAAAATATATTTATATCTTGGTTAAGGTACATCTTCCTCAACTAAGTTATTATTAAGGGGTCGATTTTGGATTCGACAGGCATACTAAGCCTTGAACCTCGCTCCGAGTGGCGACGTAATCGCTAAACTTAAATATAACTGCTAAAACAGTTCAGCCTGTTGGTATGGCAGCCTAAGCTTCGGCTTAGTTGCTTACCAGCTAAAACGTAATTGTCTTAGGACGAGCGACTACTTGTATGTGGCGGTACGGTAGTAGCTATAGAGCACGTCAATCGCTAGTGGGGTATCTCGAGCCATTAGTTAAATGTGAGATATAGCTTTAGGGTTTGTTCATTTACCTAGAGTCGAATATTTAAATGTAGCAGGGCGCTTTAAAGGGTTTATAGGTGAGGGTGTTTGGACGTGGGTTCGAGCCCCACCGGCTCCATAGCAAAATAAAGGGGTATAGGATGAAAGTTTTGTTAGGGAAGTCTAAGGTTGGTAGTGGTGGTAGGTCACTTAAGACTTTTAAGGCTTCGATTCCTTTAGTTGTAGCTGAGAATCTTCATGTGATTACAGGCTCTAAGTTATTTATTTATTTATTTAGAGGGCAGTAGGATTTATCTTGAGACGGTTAAGCGTGATGAGTCCTCTTACGGTATTTATAAAGACGCCTGTTATCTTGGTAGTAAGTCTCTAGCAACTCAGGGAGCTGTTCTTTGTTTCTCGTTTGCTCATGTTCTTAGGGAGGTACTTGGTTTATCTTCTAGGGATTATCTAGGTTTCTATTATGAGGAGGGTAGAATTTATATTGAGAAGTACGTTGAGACCTTTTAAAGTACCTTGTATTGGTAGCTAATGTTTGGTAAGATAGTAGTATCTTAGTTGGGGGTAGCCTGACACAGGACTTGGCGAGTGTGTCCTCCGTCCGTACAACGGAGTTTGAAGTGCGCAATTTGAATACGGTGGTTCGATTCCACTATACCCCATTATTGGTAAGGATATTAAAGTCTACCAAAAAGGTACTTAAGTGTAGTTGCCTTACTTTGTAAGGTGTGTTATACTAGTAGTATCTTAGTTAGGGGTATATTTGGGACTAGTGGTTTTAAGTCTAAAATATAAGAGGGTATAGCCAAGTGGTAAGGCATTAGGAGACTGTAAAGCAAGGGTTCGAATCCCTTTACGATAGTTTGTCTATTGTATAGCCAAGCGGTAAGGCATGCAACTACCTATGAACGAGGGTTCGAATCCCTCTATCCTCATTAGAATTGTTATTTTTGCAGACGATGTTTGACTGGTAATGGTAGTAACGACTAACCAAACACCTGCTTCACATTTGTCTACAGGGAGTCGGAGTCGCCTTAAAGAACACGGTCGCGAAAGCCAAATCTGTCTGCGGTAAAGCGGAGACTTACTCCAAGCTTAGATCAAAAGCATAAAAGCAATAAATCCAGTTGTTAAGAAGTATATTTTCTTAGCAACAAAAAGCGCGAGCGAATCAACCTGAATGTACTCGGTTGAGGCTTAAAAACTTACTGGTTATGTGGTTCTCCAGTATAAGGTACCAGAGGTGTTAAGGGTATTCAAAGTAAGCACCGTTAGTCAAGGGGTTAAGACACTGCCTTTTCACGGCAGGGGCATGAGTTCGAGTCTCATACGGTGTATGACCTAGTCCTTTCTAGGTTGGGCTATAATATCTATATGTTAAGAAGCATTTGCAGGGTGATGCAGTAGGGAGAGGTAACGTTACTCCTTAGGAAGTCGGTTCGAGACCGTCCTTGTCATTTAGGTATTTCCTTTTAAGTATTTTACGAATATAGTTTAATGGTAGAACAACGGTCTCCAAAACCGTTAGTGTGGGTTCGACTCCTACTGTTCGTGTCATAGCTTTGTGGGATGTGCTATGAAACTTAGTTTCGGCTACCAGTTCGTTGGTTTATCTCCTTATCTATTTTAATTGCAAACGATTTTTCATGTACTTTCTGGTAGTCGAATCTTTCTTATAAATAGCTTTATCGCTTGGTTACATTAGCTTTGCTTATTAGTTAAGTTTTTGTTATACTAGGTATATAGAAAGTTAGGGGTAGTTAGTTACTAGACTTTCTATTAGAAGCCTTTATGGCGAGGTTGCAGTGCTATTGTACTTTGGTTAGAGATTTAGTACAATAGTTATATGTTAGTTAGGAAAAGTTTTTGCCCTAATGTTGAAACCTTAGAGTGTATCTAGGGGTTGGGTTTGATTCCCTTATAGGGTATGCGGTTAGGGGTAATCCCAGTGTAAAACCCCAAATCCTTAAATATTTTGAGATTTGGCTTTATGCAGATTGTTGCGGTAGGTTTCTCTTTCCTACCCCACCAAATAAGAGGTGCCTACTTAGGCTTGAACTAAGTCGATATGGGTAATGCCAGTTCGAGTCTGGCAGTAGGCATACCCTCTAGAGGGTTATCTTCTCCTTTCTGTGGGTGAAGTAAAACAGCATACGCATGAATGGCGCTACCGTCATTAGGATGCAAGACCTACACGCAGAGTGTAAAATAAACCGATTAGGGACAAAAGCCACTATTACCTAAATGGATGTGGTAGACAAAACCTAGTCTGGTTAGACGTGTTGTGTTGAGGCAGGTAGATATGCCAGAGAACTGGACGAGGGTTTTCCGTTCCTAAGCCATAAACGGTAGGGTTGCCATGTACCAACGGGCATAAACATGGCTAGTACACCTCTGTATGACATTGAAAAGCGCCTACACTAGCAGGGTGCATGAGGGGCTTTCCACAGCCGCCAGATGACTTAGTGGAAAAGGCTATTGCCTGAACATTACGTTTGGGCTTTCATACAAGTGCCTACGGTGAGACAAGTATGCGCTCCTATCTGCGGATGTATAGGTGACTGGCAGGGAATAGAGTCTGCATAGCTTCCATGTAAGCGAGTGAAGATACATTGGCGGTTGTACTATCGTTAAAGTACAGAACCTGTCCTAAGGTTGCTAGGGATAGCGAAATAGGTTGCTTTTGTACTTCTAATATCCTAGTGGTAGGGGGTACAAGAATAGAGATACTTCTTTAAGGTTTTCCTTAGGGTATCTCAAAGCAGTAGTTGAGCTATGACTCAGTACTGGAGTAGGGTAGCTTAATCGACGGAGATTTTCCTTAAATCGTAGATGTGGATTAGGCTATGCCTACTATTTATTTGTAAAATGTATAGGAGTTTGCTATGTTAGAGCCGTCTAGAAGAGTTAGTGAAACTAAAGAAATTTTAGATTACTTAAATAAGACTAAAGGATATACTTATGGTTATTCTGAGAAAGATATTAAATCTCTTGCAGAGTATAAACCTGAGTATGACCAGTTAACTTCTTATGGTGCTTTCCTAGGTGCTGATGAGTTTGAAGAGTATGCAATCTCTTTATTTGTTCTACCAGATGGTGATGGTTATAAGTATGTTATGTATGTTGGTTTTGAGAATGGCTTAGGAACTTGTCAGTATGCTAGTTGTGATGTATATTATTCTGAGTTAGAAGTTTTAGAACGTCTTAAAGGGTTTGAGAAATCTTACTCTAGGTGGAGTTAAATTAGCTTGTAAGGCTACAGATTGTAGTTATTGGTTGTCCTTAGTTGATTTGAGGGTTCAAATCCCTCTACAAGCGTAGAAGTAAGTAGTAGAGTTAAATAGATGTTATCTTGATGGGGTGATTGTTTTATCTTTGCCTTACTTTATACTCTTTCCCACTATGGCATGGTGCTAGATTGCGTTTCATCAACGTAGTCTGAGGGTCCTTGGGTAGGGTAGTAGTCTTTGACTACTAGTTCGAATCTCCCAGTGGGTATTCTCAAAGCTGAGAAGTTTGGAGATTATTAGTTTGCTTATCTGCCTAAGCAAAACTACAAAAACTAATTTACACATACACATATTACACATAATAAGAGGAGTATAAATATTATGGCATTCGGTAAAATTAAGCCTAAAAAAGCATCGGCAGATGTGCTGAAAGAAATTTCGCAGCAAGCGCAGGAACAGCGGTACTTTGTATCTGTACCACGTTCAGAAGATCCTGAAAACTTCCCAGTATTCGGATTAGGTAATGAGTCTTATCTCGTTTATGTGCCTAACCTTACAACGTTGGATGAAGAAGGTCGCGAGGCTCTTCTTTGCGATAAGCCTTGGATTCACTCATTGCAAGACCACAACCGCTATCACAAGGTACGTTGTGGAGAGGGTATCGAGAGTGAAGCCCTTGGCTTGGATGGGACTTGTCCTATCTGCGACAGCCTAGAAGTTGTAAATGAGTTGGCTCAGCTCGAGGCTGACAAGTTGTTGGTATCTCAAGGATTCCAAGCAGGTGATACTTCTGACGAAGCTAAGAAAATCACTTCAGGTATCTATCAAAACCGCATCATCAAGCGTAAGCAGCAACATTTGACTTTCCCAATTGCAGTGTTCGAACGCACTAGTTCTGAGAACCCTAAGACTGGACGTAAAGTCTACAAATTTGTTCTTGATGAAGATGGCAAACCTAAGTACCAGTTGATGTGGTATTCAATCTCTGACGCTCTGTACACTGGTACGGACAGCACTGCAGGTAAGTGGAAGCCTGAGTTGGAACGTCGCTCTGAAGAGTTAGACGAAGACATCTTAACTCCTGCAGGTCTTTGGTTCACCCTTAAAGGTGATTATGCTAAGGACAGCCAGAAGTGGAATGCACGTGATGCAGCTCGTAACTTCTCCGTCTCCATGATTAACGGAGGACCTAAAGGTTTGGATGAAGATACTATCATTTCACTGGAAGAGGAAATCGACGAGTCAGCTAAGGAGTGGACTCCTGATAAGGCTATCGAGATGGTTATTGCTAACCACTTCTTGCCAGTTGAGGATGTTCAGGCTTCTGTAGATGAGTTGCTTCAACCAGTTCGTGACAAGATTGAAATTCACAAGTTGGGTAGTGAAGTAGGTGAACTACCAGCAATTGAAACTTCTGCTCCTAAGAAGGGGCAAGATAAGCTCTTAGCGCTGGATGACGACATCGACGACCTAGAAGATTAGTAAAGGAAAGGCAGTGCAGGGCAGAGTGCACTGTCCTTTTTATTTGTTTTATGGTATAATAGTAAGTGTTATTTGGAGGAAGGTATGAATGTATGGTATTTGAGTGATTTACATTTGGACTTGTTAAGTGGTAGTGAATCTACTAGTAGGGTTGGTGAGCTCCTTGTTGGGGGTAGGTGTGATGATTGGTTGATTATTGCAGGCGATGTAGGAAGGGTATCTGATATAGTAGATTTACTTTCAAAAGTAAGTCCTTGTTATAGTAAGGTATTTTTTGTCTTTGGTAATCATGACTATTATGCTATACAGCCAGCAGCTGGAACTTATAAGACTATTATCAAGAATGTTAAAGAAAGAGTTTCCAATTTAGAGAATGTTTTCATCTTAGATAATAAGGTAGTAACTGTAGATGGTATTACTATTGCAGGCTCTACTAATTGGTATTCTTTGGAGGAGAACTATTCTAAGGCTTGGTGGTCTAGTATGTCTAATGATTATACTTATGTTCATCCTGAGGGGTATCTTGGTTCAAACCTACATTCTATTGAGGACACTACTTTCTTAGAGTCTATTAAGGAAGATGTAGACATCTTAATTACGCATATACCGCCAATACATTTTAAAAATAACTACTTTGAACCTAACGAAGCTTTTATCAGACCTTTGAGTTTGATGTTTAAGCCTAAGTATTGGGTTTGTGGGCACCAGCATTTCTTAGAGGACAGTGAGTATAGTGGCTCTAGGCTATTATCGAATCCTATGGGGTATGTTGGTGAGGTTGAAGACTTTACTTTAAGGTCTTTTAAGGTTTAGGAAATTAGAAAGGGAGAAAATGGCAAAAGCTCAATCAAAAATTGTAAGCATTGAACTTGAAAATTTCATGGCTATAAAAAATGCTACTCTGACTTTTGATGAATCGAACATTATCAACTTGAAAGGGTATAACGATAGTGGGAAGTCGGCAATAACTCGTGCTTTAGATGTCTTGTTCTTTAACTCTTATAAGAACGCTCAGAAGAACTTTATCAAGCATGGGGAAAAGTATTTCAGGGTTATTGCTAGGTTTGATGACGGTATCTCCATTATTCGTGATAAGTATATCACAGGTACCAGTTTATACGAGATGTACGAGGGTAGTGATTTATTGTTCTCTACTAAGGTAGGGAGTACGCTAACTCAGGTTAAGGAAGTACCTCTAGAAATTAGAGAGTATCTAGGTATGACTGAGACTTCTAGTGGTAACTACCTTAATAGTCAGTCAATCTATGATAAGCAGTTCCTGATTCAGACTACAGGCTCTGAGAACGTAGAACTTCTGAATGGGGTATTACGATTAAAGGAGACTGGTTTAGCTACCACTGCTATTAAGAACGATATTAACAATCTTTCTTCTGTTATTAACGGTTTGGTTGCTGATATTGAGTCTGTAAAGATTTCTTTAGAGCGTTACGAAGATTTGGATGATGGCTTTATCTTGGCTTTATCTGAGTTGGATAAGCTTTATGATGAGGTTGAGGCTAGGTATCGTGGTTGTGAGAAGATAGCTAATTTGTTAGATGAGTCTAATAGTTTAGTTATTGATGTACCTACCTTGGATAGTATCGGGTATGATAGCTATGAGAAGTTACTTACTTTGTCTAAATACTTAGAGAAGTTGTTAGTGATTCCTAGTGTTCCAGAGTTAGAGTTAATCGATTCAAAAAGCTATACAGAATTGCTTAAAATTAGGGAGCTTCAAAATTCCCTCGAAAATTATAAAGGTTTCAACCGGAATTTGGATTTGCTTGATTCTAGTGCCTTAAGTGATTTAGAAATTTTATATAAAGCTTATCAAAATTTCTATGAAATTTCTGGTATGTATAGTTCTATTACTGCTGAGTCTGAGCGATTAGAAAAAGAAGCTTTAGAGATTAAAGAGTATGCTAGGGAAAATAGCATAGCTATCTCTAAGTGTGATAATTGTGGAAACATTGTAATAGGTAGTGCAGGTCATGTACACGTTTAGAAAGGGGGTAGTAATGAAACATTTGAAAAAGTTGAAATATCTGGTTTTACTATTTCCAGTACTGTATTTCTTTATAGACCCCTTTCGTAAGGTGTTTGATACATTTCCCTACTTGGTTAAATCTGTTTATTGGACTTCCTTTGTTCTGGTAGTTTATTACAGTGTAGCAGATTTCTGGAGATGGTTAGTTGGCTTTACTTCTAAGAGGCTGAAACGTCATTCAGAGGTAGAAGAAGTTAAGGAGGAAGAGGATGGTACAGTTTAGTCCAGAGCTTAAATATTCTATTGAAGGTAAGTCAGGTATTGTTGTCTTTGGGGATACACATTTATCTGCTATCTTTCAGGGAAATCATATCGATTATCAGGAAGAGTGTTTAGACTCTATGGCTCGTATGATTGAAATTGTAAGGAAACATAAACCAGTAGCAGTTGTCTTATTAGGCGATTTGATTGGGGTATCTGAGAGGTCTATTCGTGATAAGCGTTTTCTGTTAGAGGTAACTGTTTGGTTGCAGACATTGAATAACCTAACTAACGGAAACGTATTTATCGTGAGGGGTAATCATGATATTGGCGATTTCCCTGACTTTGAGTATTTCAAGGGTATTGGCTTGATTAAAACCCCTACCGAGGTAGACCACTATATTGATGATGTCCTTATGGTTCGTTATCACTTTGTGGGGTATGGCGAGGAGAAGCGTCCTTTACGGTATGAGGGGGTAGAGGATGGTGTCCATCAAATCGTATTTGGTCACAACGATTACTCTATTTCTGGTGTAACTAATTGGTATTACTCCAAGGATGGGGTAGAGATGTCTACTTTAGGTAATTTCAGGCATGTATCTTGGGTTATCAGTGGGCATATTCATCAACCTAGTCCTGCTATTTATTCTCAGTCTATTGAGGGTAATACGGTTAATTTGTTCTACCCAGGGGCTGTAAATAGGGTTAATGCTAGTGAAACTTATAGAGACTGTTTCTATTATCAGTTATTCTATAACGATGATGAGGGCGCTTTTGATTATGAGGTTACTCCTTTTGGTTTGAGACCGCCTAGTGAGGTCTTTATGGAAGTTGTAGACACTAAGTCAGAGGAAGAAGTCTTATCTGAGAAGGAAAAAGAAGAAGCTAATAAGCGTTTGGCGGACATTTTAAATGAAGCTATGACGTATAAGCTATTCAGCGGAAACTTAATCGAACAGGTAGACCGTATTCCTCAGGCTACTGATGAGGTAAAAGCTATTGCTAAGAGCTATTTACAAAGCGCAATAGAAATGGTATAATAGTATCAAAATTTGGAGGTTAAAATGGAAAAAATTCGAGGTTTTGAGGCAGTGAAAGAGTCTGTCTTGGAGAAACATTTTGGTAGTGGGCAGTTTGAAGTGTTAACTCCTAAACGTGGTTCTCAGCATGCAGCAGGTTATGATTTCTTTGCGCAAGAAGATACAACTATTGAAGCAGGTGCTATTGCTTTAATTCCAGTAGGGGTTAAGGCTTATATGCAGGGTGATGAGGTGCTTTATCTTTATGACCGTTCTTCTAATCCGAAAAAAAAGGGTATTGTCCTGATTAATTCGGTGGGTGTAATCGATTCTGATTATTATGGCAATCCGTCTAATGATGGGTTAATCTTTGCTCAGTTTAAGAACATCACTGACGCCCTAGTTGTTTTGAAGCGAGGTGATGCTATTATGCAGGGGGTATTCACGAAGTATCTTGTTGCTGATAGCGGTAATACGGATGCTGAACGAGTAGGTGGCATTGGCTCTACGGGAAACTAGAAGGGGTAGAAGATGGAATTAATTGACCGCATTAAGCGAGTAAATAAAGAACGTGAGCGTATTAACAAAGAGTCGGTAGAGGCTCAGGCTCGTAAGAATGTTTTAGAAGAACAGATTTCCGAATTAGTGAAGGACTATTCTCAGAAATATAACATTAGTTTTCCGACTATTTCAAACTTAGAAGAGTTCGGAAATTTCCTAGAAGACTTGTTAGATAAGACTGCTACAGCGCTTGAGAATGAGGTTGAACTCGCTGAAGAGGTAAACCAGCTTATTTCTGAGGGGCGCTTCGAGGAAGCTAGAGATGTCTTAAAAGGTAAAGGGGTAGCAATCCCAGAAGTTACTGATGAAGAAGATGACTCTCAAGAGGATTTGCAGGAAGAGGTTATCGGTGAGGAAGATAATTCGGAAGTCTTGGATGGGCAAGATGATGACGGAGAGGTTATCGACGAGGACAACGAAGTCTCAGAAAGCCTAGAGGAGCTCGAAGAGGGGCTTGAGGAAGACCTTGTCAAGAAACCTGAGCGTCCTATCCGAAACGTAGAACCTGTTGAAGAGGATGAAGAAGAGGAAGAAGTTCCTCAGGAGCGTCCTAAGCTTCGTAGGTCACGCAGGAGAGTTCCTCAGACATCTGATTTTGATATGAGTATCTCTAAGGAAGACCTTGATGAGGTAGCAGCGGTAACTCCTAAGAAAACCCAACCTTTAGGAGAGTTAGATGATTTAGACTCTGAAAGCAAAGAAGCTGAGGAAGAGGCTCCTAAGGTATCTAAACTTATCCGTAGACGTCCTAGGGTTAGCAACGACGAGTCATCTGCTAGTCCTGTAAGACGTAGACGTGGTAGTAGTTCAGGGCTTGTTTCTCCTGATGACTTAGAGGATGAGGATATGCCAGTAGGTAATCCAGCGCCTGTTAAGTCTGGTGGTAGCTTTAGTTGGGATAATTAGTAGGGGGTAAAATGTTAAATTTTTCAATGAATTTTGAAGAGTTGCAGGGTTTGTTAAGCCATGCAACTGCAGTAACGGCTGATTCAGCCTTGAAAGAGGCTGATAAGACTATTGTCTTTATGATTAAGGAAGAGGGCGAAAGCCTAATTGCAGCTAAAAACTCTGACCTAATGGCTAGGGTAACTTTCACACCAGAGCTTGTAAAAGAGGGTGGAAGTATTCAGGTTAATTCTTCAGAACTTAGTAAGATTCTAAGTACCTTTACAGGTCTTAGTCGGACAAAAGTTGATTCTGTAGAATTCCGTGAGAATAATGCTAAGGTTCAGGTTATTGTTCATGAGTCTGGTATCGATGAGGAGTCAGATGCTTATGGGGGTAATACCTCATATAGTCTTGACAATATCAAGATTAAGGAGCGCTTGCTAAACGACATTAGTGTCGAGTTTGATGAAGCTAACGCTGAGACTGTAAGTACTGCAGAGTTGGATATTATCCTTGGAGCTCTTATGCCTGTAATGGATAACAAGAAAGGGGTAAACAACAACCTTATCCACTTTGCTAAGGATATGGTCTTTGTAATGGACACTCGTGGTCAGGTATTCTATAAGAATGTCTTGCCAGAGGTATTTGGTAATTCCTCATTCCGCTATACTTCTATTGCATATATGAGGAAGATGATTGAGACTAGTAATCATTTGTCAGTGGTTATTAGTGGCAATAAGTTTGCTATTCGCTCTGAGGATGGTATGGTTGAGGCTTTCATCAACAATATCCCTGTTAGGTTTAACTATAAACCCACTTTAGAGGGAATTACTAAGCAAAACGGTGTAATCCTTGATAGGGCTTTCCTAAAAGACATTATCAGACGTCTTGCCTTTACTGGTGCTGACCCTACTCTAGCTATTAAGGAAGATGGGGTACATATTACAACTAGTGATTTTGCTAGGGTAGTACCTATCTTGCAGGCTAAAGGTGATATCTTTGGGGTTGAGTTTAAGGTTAAGACCTCTCTATTATCTTCCATGATTATTGGAGAGGATAGTGTGATGAGTCCTAACTTGTTCATGTATCTGGAAAAAGGCAGACGTGTGGGGTATCAGCTTACTATCTCTGATGATAGTGGTGCGTTCTTGTCTAACACTATGGTATCATAGGTATAGAAATAGCCTTGCCTTTGCAGGGCTATCTATTTTGGAGGAAGTATGGGTATTTATAAAACATCTATTTTATCCTTGAAGCGTGACTTACAGGATAAGGAGCGCTTATTGAATCGCCTTAGTGAAAGACGTTCTGAGGTTAAGGAGAAGGAAGAGGAGTATAATAATCTAGTAGATGCAAGTAAGCTTATTGCAACTGTTGCTGATAAGCAGTCTATGGATACTCTAGATTATATTACCTCTGTAATAAACAAAACTCTAGGTGAGTTGTTTAAGTCCGACACTAGACGTATTTACTTGAAGAAGCAGATGCATGCAGGTAGGTACGCACACCTTAAGGTTCTCCTTACGGATGCTGAGGGTGTCGAGTATGATATGCTATTGCAGTCTGGCACTGGTCTTAGGCAGGTTATCTCGTTCTTGTTCTGTTTGTGTTTAATCCAAATCTCTGGTGGTCGCAAGGTATTTATTCAGGACGAGTTGCTTGGGGGTACTCACGGAGCAGCTAAAGAAGTCTTAAAGCAGATTATTAGAATTTTTGCTAAGGACTTCCAATTTATCATGATTGAGTATGGTTTTGATGACATTGGTAAAATCTACAATGTTGAGAAGCCAGGTAAGACTTCTTATGTTTATGATTTAGATGGGGAAGATTATGATGCTAGGTCAGTATATATCTTCTCTAACGCTGAGGGAAATGTAGATTTGAAAGAAGTTGAGGAAGCATAGTTAGGTACGCAGGTCTTAGGTAGGACTTGCGTATTTTTAGTTGGAGAATATTGTGTATTTTAGGGCAGTTATTTTTATCTGGGTAGTGATTTTAGTATTATTCAATGTTTATAAAAATAAATAACTATATGGGAGGAAAAATTCATGGGATACGTCTATGATAGCGTAGTCGCTATTTTAGGTGGCAAGCCTTTAGTTAACCCCACTAAAGATGGGAAGTTAGTTAGTGGTTGGTCGCCTAATATGTTCCGAAGAGTTGCTATCCTTACGGATGGGGTAGTAGTAGAGTATCATGGGTTTGACCACCGAACTAGAGTAGTTCCTTTTGACATGATTAAGGTATCTGAGGATATGGCACAGGGTGCTAAGTATAAGAATCCTCTTAGACCTTTATTTGAGTATAAGGCTCTATCTTGTTTGGAGGAGGTCTTTATTTCTGAGGCTCTTGTTACTGATAAGATGGTTAATACCTATTTAGCCACATTAGTAAGCACGCATAGATTACGATGCATTAGTTTAGTTCCTAGTAATCTAAATATTTCTTTATTAGAGAGTTTGTTTAAGCAATCTAATGAGTCGCCTACTTGGTATATAAACCTTGTTAGTGAGAGTATTACAGGTGCTAAGACTAAGAAGATTGATGTAGCTGATTTCCATAAGAGGCATTATCTTCGTCCTGCATTGTACCAGTTAGACTCTACTGAGGGTAACTTAAGTAAATACTTTGCAAAAATAGAGTCCTTAGTTTCTAGTAGGAAAGCTCAGGAGGGTGTCTATGACATCGGTAAGTCTTTTTTACAAGAGGACAATAAGAAGGCTAATTTCTGGTTAGAAGTGGCTAAGTTCTTGCGTGAGAACAATAAGGGTTCTAGGTACTCTGGTCTTGTTAGTTCTTTGAAGTCTGCCTGTTTGGCTAAGGGCGACAGCTATGTTAAGGGCTTAAAAGAATTACATAGTAGTGAGTCCTCTAGAAGCTTTGCTTTAGTAGGTGCTAAGGTCTATACTCTCTTGGGGTATCTAAGTGTAGAGGGTTCTAGTAGTCCAAAGCAGAATCAAGAGGGGTACTTACCAAAAGCTGAGAGTGTCGGTAAGTTAGTTAAACCTGAGATTGCTAGGCTTATATCTTCTGGTGAGAATGAGTCTATATCACTTATCAAGATTAAGAAGGATGCTAATGATGCAGATATCCTTTATGAAGTACTTAAGGTTTTGAATTCTGAAAGTACAGGAAAGGTAAATGATGGCTCGAAGACAGAAGTCCGAAGCTCAGAAGATGGTTTAGATAATTTGGAAGGTAAATCTAAAGAAGAGCTTGACGTTCTTAGAAACGAAATCTTGGTTGCATTACCTGAAGAGTTTATGAGAAATCTTAGAAGTGTCCTTAGAGATACTACAGGTGTTATAAATAAGTTAGCTAAACTTTATATGGAAAACCTTAATAGTGGACCTAAGTTCTCTGAGAAGGAACTCGAAAGGTTATCTTTACCAGTTCATCTAGATGTCTTTAAGGAGTTAAACTATTTGGGTGGCTCTAGTGACGTTAGAGGTATAGCTGGCATAGATTTTTCTAAGGGTCTAGATAGCTTGTGTAAGCAGGTAACTAGGACTCCTAAGGAATTAGCAGATGCTAGTTGGTTGAGTCTGGATGTAAACGGTAAGTGCCAGTACATCTTAGAAAGGGGTAGTAAGTAGATATGTCTTATATTAAAGATGTCTTTGGGGATTTAAAAGATTTAGAGTCTCCAAATATGATTAAGACCTTGGTACTTGGAGATGATTTCCTATACTTAAGGGCGCATGGGGCGACTTCAGCAGACGATAGTTACTTTATGCCGTATGATAAGTCCTTATTGAATGGCGAAGACCCTTTATTCTTCTTAGAAGATAGAACTTTTGCTTGTTTAGAGGACTTTATGGTATCTAAGAGTTACTATGGTTCTCCTATTATTAGTACCTACTTAGAAAAAGCTAAAAATGGTCAGATTAGACTAAATTACTTTGCTAGTGTTAGTGAAGATGATGCTATACAGTACAGTCTTGCCTATGATGCAGGCTATACTTCGGAGGAGTTGTCTATTCCTGCTATAAGGTCTAGTGAGGAGACTTCTAGAATTTATCCTTTACAGCCTGAGCATTATGAGTGGGACTCTAAAGTCGGAAAGGCTTACTTCTCTAGCAAAGAGGAAGGGGTATCTGCCCCAGAGGAAGAAGTTAATGATATCTCTAAGGATGCTACTCCTGAAGAAGAGGACGTAGTAGATAAATCTCAGACTCAGTTAGATGCTGAGGAGAAGCAAGCGGTAAGGTCTTACAAGAGTATGTATGCTAGTGCAGTAGATGTAATTTTATCTAATTACGCTTTGATGTTTACTGCAGCTTATCAATTAAAGCGTCCTTATGGTATTGCTACTATTGAGAATGGTAAACCTAATATTGTAACTATTAAGGGTACTAGTAGGGAATATACCTCTGCTGACGGTTTGTTGATGCACGGACCTTTAATTAGGCAGACTATCAATACTTCAGGTCTACGAGTTTGTGAGACTCGTAATGCTTGGGATATTGCACAGCTTGTTCTTACTGGAAAGACTTTAGATGGTAAGGAGTCTGTATCTAGTGGGGATAGGCTATATTTCCCTAATAAGATGCTGGAGTTTGCTTACGGTTTGGATACACCGAAAGACACTGAGGGTGGAAGAACTAACTACCCTCGGCACTCTAAGGCTGAGTCTTGGGAGAAGTACTCTCATGTTGTCCGTAAGTCTTTAGAGCAAGTAATGGAAGTCCTTATTGTTTCGGTTGTAAGGAAGAAAAGGGCTGAAGGTATCGACGATATTGCTTCACCAGAGATTAGAAATACTATTTCTGATTCTATTGAGCGTATCAAGAACGCTTTCCTTACTTGTGTAATGGTTGCTGAGGTAGTTCAGGTAGGTGGTGTCTTAGGTTTACTTAAACTTAAGATTTTAGACCCATACGGCTTGGATGTATCTAGAAACCTTGCAACTCTTGTAGCATACGAAGCTTATTCTATGCAGGATTCTGTTAAATCTGTATCAAGAAATGTAGTAACCGATCCACAATCTGAGTATTACTCTGTACATACTTTTGAGGGTGACTCTAAAATGGTAAATGCTATGCCATTGTTTGCCTATAAGGCAGCAGAGTCTCTAATTCGTTCTGGTAGACCTATCCTCTACTCTAAGATGATATTGGGTATTGACACTAATGATAACATCTTGCAGAATGGTAGTGGTAAGGTAAATATGACGCCTAAGATTACCCACTACACTGTTGCTCGTTCTAGGGCAGGTAAAGGTGTTGAAGGATTATCTAAGTTAGCCAATGCAATTAAGTCTGGTAAACCTGTCTTTTACTTCGATGATAAGCCTGATATGGCTAGCATGGTATTAGATTTGTGTGCTGATGCTTTTGCAGTTAATGGTGGTGACTTTGCACCGCCTAGTGAAGAGCAGGGTTTAAATATCCAAGGTTTCTTCACACCTCAACAGTACTCATCTTGGGGTAAACCAGAACTTATTCCTAGCTTCCTACATGCTAGGGGTAGCGGTATCTTTGATAGTAGTCATCCTAGTCAGCTTGCTGATATTTATTATCTGAGGGGTGTTTTACTTATCATGTCTATTATAGACGCTAGGGTAAGAATACCGTCAGTTGCTAGCATGGATTTATTCAAGGATTCCAGCGGTCAGGATAGTGGTTTAGTTGCTTTCTTTGATGAGTTTAATAATTTGAATTCCTCTCTGAGAGGTTTGTTAGACTCTATCTATAAGAAAGAGTTCGCTAGCATGAACTATTACCTCAACGAGAAAAAGATTGACCAAGCTAGGTTGACTGAAGAGGATGAGAAGAAATTACCTAAGCAGACACAGACAAAACCTAGCCCATCTGCTTATTGGGCTACTACATTAGTAGATAAGATGGTATCTTCTGCTGAGCGTGTTTCTAAAGGTAAGAATGCGGGATATGGTAATGGTGAGAACTCTAAGACAGACATCTATATCATTGGGCAGGAGTTGCCTGATATTGTAGATTCTTCTAGTGATTTGTCTCAGTATTATCCTGAGCGCATGGCTACTGTTAATAAGGCTAAGCGCGATACTCTTAAGACTGGTTATTACCCTCTTGCACCTCTTGTTGCTCCTTTTGGTCAAGATATCTTGGTAGGGTATAGCGATGATAACTATCTAAACCAGCATCGTGGATTTGCTAAGGATAAGCTAAATGCTCAGAACCGTATGTTTGCTTATATCAATGACTTTAATGCTACTTCAAGGAAGAAAATCTTGGATGGTGATGAAGTTTTTGCAACTAATGTTCCTGTTTATTACAAACCATTCCTTATTCTGCCTGACCATGACTATAAGAAGTACTATGTTAAGAACTCTATGGAATTCTTAAATAGCGCAGGTTTAGATGTAGAAGAGGTAATCGAGCAGAATGCAGAGGTAGACTCTAATGGAGACAATATCTATGGTGAACCTTATGACATCGACTTGATGGGTAAAGGTACTGCGCATATTGGCTCAGGGGTTAAACTTAATACTGCTGTCGGTCTCAAAGGGTATCTCAATTATATTGGGGTATCTGATGAAGAAATCTACGCTAACTTGAAGAAGTCTGGTGACATTGCTAATGAGTTTATGAGGCTTATTGGGTATAACGGAACTTGGAGAGAGTTTGTTATGGATTTACGTCCAGAATATATTTTCTCTATCGATGATATTCATGAAGCTATTACAACAGGTGTACCATTAGCTAATGTCACCACCAATAGTAGTAAAGAGTTTTACTATGTTTACCCAGAGTTATTTACTACATCTTCTGCTTATGACCCTGAGGAGTCAGGAAATGAGTATGTGGAGGATGGTTCTGGTATCGACCTCTCACTTGTAGATGGTGGTTTGGGATTGGGCGATGAGCTAGTAGAACCAGTCTTTGCTAACGAACAAGGTAAGTCTCCAGAGGAGTTAGACGAGATAGACCGTATGGATGGTCTTATGGATGACTTAGATTTAGGTAGTCATCAGGATGTTTATCAAAATGCTCAGGCTATTAAGTTCTCTAGTCAGGATAGACTTAAGGACTTAACTCTAGAGCAGATACAGAATCTTCCTACTAGTGAGCAAGAACTAATTCTTAGGAATCTACTGGAGTCTTTAAAAGGAACACCTACTATTTCAAACCCTAATGATGAAGAACTAGGGTATGGGAAGCTTGGTGTGGCTTACGATGAGTCTGGTAGGGCTTATAGGATTGATACTAGTCAGGTAGATTTGACTAGTGGTGAGTATGATGAGATTGTACTTGACCAAAACATGTCTAGTTTGGATGGCTCAGTAGTTGAAGTTTCTTACCCAGCATTGGTTAAGACAGTTACTCAGAAGGCTTTAGCTACTGCTAAGCAGCAAGGTGGTATTAAGTCCATCTCTGTTATTGGTGGCTCATTGGTAGTTAATGATGTAATGGTTGGTCTTAAGATTGCTGAGAATTTACTACATGGTTTACCTAGTGTTGTTGCAGACAATATTAGAAGTGGTAGATTAGCTGAGTACTTTAATTGGAAGCTTCTACCTAGGTCTGGAGTGGTTAAGTTACAGGTAGATTCCTCTAGGTTTGTGTTTACCTCTATCTCCCAAGGTATGGGATATGGTGCTAACTTTAATGTTCAGGAGCTTTTCGAAGATATCAGAACATTACAGAAGTTCGTAGTTGGAAGTAGGGAGTACTCTAGGTCTACTGTCAAGGAATTGGGGTATGGCTCTAGCGATGATTTCTACCAACCTAGAAGGGCTGAGCAGGCTTATAGATTGTCTCAGGCTTGGCTTCATAGAAAACGTCTTAATACTTGGCAGTATAGTCGTGATGTATGGAAACGAAAAGATTTGGGTACTTTTCGTAAGACTGTTTACTCAACAGCTGGTCTTATAGGTGCAGGTGTTACTGGAACTACTCAGGCAACTGGTTGGGCTGGTAGAAAGCTTTTCCGTAGTATTGGAAAGGCAGCTAAGAACTTTAAAGATATAATTGACGAATCTAGCAATTTATCAAAATAGTTCTTGGAGTGGTGTTGCTCTTTTAGGGCATATTGTTTAAAATAGTATTATAAAAATTATTAGAAATGAGGCTATGATGAATCCTTACCAAATCTTGGGTATTACCTCCTCTACATCTTATGAGGACGCTAAGCGTATCTTTCGTAAGAGGATGAAGGAGTTACATCCTGATATGGGTGGTGACCCTAAGAAGATGCAGAAAGTTAAGGAAGCTTGGGACTACCTTAATTCTGAGAGGGATACCTTACTAGGTCAGGCATCTAGCAGGGTTCGTCATCAGTCACTTTTCGAAATAAAAGATATTTAAAAATAGGAGTTATTAACTTATGGCAGTAAATTTCAACAAATCAGCGACTTTTGTAAAATCTGATATGGTAAAGATGAAGTGGCAAGCTGAGCGCTTCATTACGCAAAAAGGTTTCTTTCTTCATGCAGCGATCATTGAGTACAAGCACCCTCAAACAGGAAAAACAACTGGGGTAGCTTTCACTTCTGGTGGAAATGCCGTTGTTTTCTCGGATGCGGTCAAAGGTCTCAAAGATGGACGTCAGGTAATGCGTTTGGCAAAAGAAATTGCCGATGAGAACGTGGACATCGTGTCTGAAGGTGGTTTCCCTGAGTCATTCCTTACTGATTTCGAAGAGGCTTATGCCATCTACGAAAATGGAAATCGTGTAAGCACCTTTAGTGAAGAAGGATTTGCCCCTTACTTTACTCAGGAAGACCTAGAAGACATCGAGGCTCGCTTAGATGACCTTAAAACATTTGATGAACAGATAGAGGTCGATTAGGAAAGTAAGCCTGCTTAAGCAGGCTTTTCTTTTGGAAAGGAGTGGAGGCATGAAAGTGTACACTGTTCAGCCTTTAAGTGTAATCTCTAAGTTGGAGAGTGGGACTTACTTACCGTTACTGAATAGTTCCTTTGCTAGAGAACATGAGTTTTTTATGAGAGCATATAGAGATATTAAGGATTTGTACTTCCTCTTGACAGGGGTACTTATGTTAGAGGGTGAGACAGGTATATGGGCTTATCCAGATATTGAATGTATCAATCTTGAAAAACTTAATAAGTTTGAGAGGGTTTGTGTTCTAGAGGTAGAAGACCGCTTTCTTATGCAGACTAATTTCCAAGTATGGGAATCTATCTTAGATGGAGAGAGTTCTGTCTGCGATAGCTTTGAGAAGTTATTAAACGATAAGGAAGGCTTGCAGCAATATTATTTTACTGCGGGAGCTATTAAAAAAGTAGAAGTTCTAAAATCATAGTTATTTTTATAAAGTCGATTTTGGTAGATAATTCCTTAGCCTAAGTAGGTGGATTTTTCTTCGGATGGGCTTTTATTTTTAGCTAAGATTTTGCTAGAATTGTAGTAGATATATAGTTGCTCTACCTAGTAGTTTTTAGATCTAGTCATTATAGATTTTATTTATAATGTCCTTTTATATCCCTTTATATTGCTAGGGGTATAGGGTTATCTGTTCTAGTAGGATGAGGGGTATATAATTTGTAACAATGGTATTTATAGGAGATATTATGGAAGTTAAGATTGAAAAGATTAGAAATGTTAGTAGGAAGAAAGGTTATGTTTATGTAGAGATGGTAGTTAGTTACTCTGGAAAGGTAAGAACTGTGACTGAGTTATTTTCTGAGAGTGACTTTGAGTTGGCTATGTCTAACAAATCGTACCATATCTAGTAATTAGCCTGTTTACTTTAGTTAAAGACTGAGAGGTATATGTGATGTCTAACAAAAGATATAACTATCAGAGTAGGAAACCTCTCCCACACGATAAGGAACCCAATATAGCTAATCTTAAGTATATGACTATAACAGATAAGCCTTATACGCTTATTGGAGTAGGTATTAGAGATTTAGTTAGCACATCTGAATACTCTAGGATGTCTAGAGAGTGCAAGAAGAGGGCTAGGGGTAACTGTGAGATGTGTGGGAAGTTAGTTCCTAGAGGAGATGACTTTAGAAGACATATAGTCTGTTACGAAGCTTTTGATTACAATATCGAAGCTAAAACAGCTACTTTTCACGGTCTTATTGGGGTATGTTGGCATTGTTATCTTAGGTTAAACCCTTATCTTATAAGTAAGGAGGTAGAAGAACATAAACTAAATGGTAGAGATGCTAAGTCCATACTTAGAAAAAGAAAAACACTTCTTCATTCTGCAGGTTTGATTTCTTATCCTTTAGATAGTAAGACAGTGTTTGTACTGGAGTTTAGAGGCTTTAAGTACATGAATGACTTCTATCCTCAGATTTTAGATAGGGCTTTGTCTAAGGGGGTACGAATACTTCGGTGTCCTTTTGTTGCTCAGAGATTGCCTTTAGACTATTATTACAGGGTTTAACTTTATTGTTAGGATTGCTATTGCTATTTATAACTAATATTAGTAAAATAGTATCATAAAAATTATTTATTAGGGAGTTCTTATCTAGTGCATAAGAAAGAAATGATTTCTTACCTTGCTACAGAGGTAGGTGTTCCGTTGTCAACTGCTAACAAGTTCTTGGACAAGTTGTCTGAGAAGATTCGCTCTGAAGTGTCTCAGGGGAGCAAGGTGTCAATTCCAGGTCTTGGAATTTTCGAAGCTTCTATTCGAGGTGAGCGTAGACAGTATAACATTGCAACTAATAAGGTAGGTGTTGTAGCCGAGAGAATTCTTCCGGTCTTTCGAGCAGCTAAGAAGTTTAAGAAGGAAGTTCAGTAGATCATTGATGCCGACATAGTTCGGCTATCTTGACCGCTTAGTGTAACGGATATCACGGAGGTTTCCTAAACCTTAGATGGGGGTTCGATTCCCTCAGTGGTCATCAGGGTTATGTCTTTCCCTGTACATATATCTCCGTGGAGATGTACTTACTCCTGAGTACATCTCCTTTATTTATAGTGTGGAGAGTGCTTTATATTTTGTTATTATGCTAGTTATTACATTATATCTGATTACTTATTATTCTTGTTATAATGCTATTATATATCTAGTAGATTGTTATATGGTATTGTAGATTTCTATTTCTATTAGGTTGTAAGTGGGTGGCTTTCTTGGTTAGAATGTGGTATATTAGGGGTAAAAATAATGTGGCATATTTTAGTGGTATTTTTGCCTTGGTTGGGGATACCCCTATATAATAAGCCTCGTTTTGGCTTGCGTTTCCTTGGTATTTTTGAAAAAAGATGTAGGGGTAGGGTAGGTTTATTAGTGGCTTATTTGGGGCTTATTTGGGCTTATTTTGTGGTCTATTTAGGGTTAGGGGTATTTACTTAAATAAAGATATTATATTATTTTTATTTAGTTTGTAGGGAAGGGAGGATTATATGTCTAACTTTTTTAAGACTTTAGATGCTAAGCGGGATTTTTATTTAGAACACAGTAATACGGAAGCTTTATCTATTCTGTATAGACTAGAGGCTTACATCGAAAGTGGTAAGTACACAAAGGTTAGGAAAGCTAGTCAGTACTTTGCTTTGCGGAAGTTGAAGGCTAAGGAGTCTGCCGAGATGCTTGGTGTTTCTGCTGAGACTGTCAAGAGGGCTAGATTTACTCTATCTAATGATGCTTGGAACTCGGTAGGAGAGAGTTTCTTTGATAGTCTAGATAGTGGTGATTACCAGTGGTGTAATGATTGCCTAGATAGGTTGTTAGGTTCTAGTCATCTTACTAATGTTTTGCCTAGCGGTGTTGTTTCGCTTATCGAGGGGCTTAGTTCTGGGGAAGATGTTAAGTTATTAGAGGGGCAGCAACCTATATCGACGTTTGTTGATGAGGTTAATTTCTTAGCCACTATAAGTGAGCCTTATATTAAGGCTTTAGTATCTAATTTGGATGTGTCTAGGCTACGCTATCTATTGGGGGTATTAGATGGCTCTAAGGGTACTAGAGAGGACTATTTCTCTTTAGTTAACTACATTATGGAAAAGGCAGGTGAGAAATTGTGATTTCAGTTAAAGATGTTTTTGGTCGGAGTTACCTTGAGACTCGTAGTGAGTATAGGTTGGCTATGGCTCTAGCTATGGAGGGAGCTCGGAGAGGTAATCCATTAGATTTCAGCGGTGTCCGTTCTAGGGCAGGGCTTGGTTCTCCTGTTTATGCAGGCTATAAGAATTATCTAATTGAAAATAATTTAGTTAGGGGCGCAACTGTTAAGGAAAGCGACTTTTACCCTTATGATAGCAGTAAAGATTGCTCTTATCTAGATAAGCCTAACTTATTTGAAGATAACGGTGATTATCTCTATTGGGACGAAAGCTACGGTCTTGAGACTCTTGGCTCTTTGTATTACTCCTTGAGTGGGGTATTAGATATGCAATATTTCTTAGCAGGGTTAGTAGCTAAACATTGGATGGACTATCTTTTAGGTATAGAGACACGTTGTCTTTATATTAAGTGTTCTATCCAACTCTCTAAGACTATTTCTAGCTATATAGATATAGAATCTGTTCGCCAGTCTTTTCCTGAGTTTTCTAAGATTGTTAAGGTTGTCTTGAATGAGAGTTCTAACATAGATTTGAAGCTTACCTTGTTCCAGTATGATGCACAGCATCTTGGCTTTAACAGGGAGTATTCTGTAGAGGAGAAGCTTTCTCTTATGGAACAGCTTGGTTTCAAAGAGGGGATGATTCTTATCCTCTATGATAGAGCGGGTATCAACACTTCAAACTCTTTAGGACGTATTGATGCAGCTCATGTGGTTCGATTAGACGAAGTGGTTAACGGTAAGATGTATCTTTCTTATCTAAGGGCTACACGCACCTATGAGGAGACGGCTAAAGATTTTGAAATGATTCCTGAGAAAAATCGGCATTTGTATTATGATTTATTGGAGGCGCATGACTCCTTGTATGACTCTACGGTAGTTGAGTTGAGGGAGTGCGGTATTGGAAATCACTTCTTTAGAGAGAAGTACTTAATTGACTCTATCTCTACTGTAGACAAGGTTAAGAAGCTAGTATCGCCTAGTGGGGTAGTTGTTGAGGAGGAGTTATCAGAGGCTGATGCTATCTATTACACTCTTATGCAAAACGATTCCCCTATTAACTCTAAGTTATTTAGAGAGTATTATTTTGGGGGGAAAGAAGGTTATTGGGATGTTCATAAAGGTAATAACATTGAAAAACCAGCTGACTTTCTTTCTGAAGGGTTAGACTTTTAACCTTAATTTTTGTTTTCCGATAGTGGGCTTAGAAATCTGAAATTAGTATTTAGATTTCTGAGTTTTGGTTTTTGTTTTCCTAGACTATGTATCTCTTTTCTGAAAGTTGATTTTAGTTTTAGGAATATAGGAAGTCTGTTTTCTGACTAGTTCAGAATAGATTTCCGAAAGTATTTGGAGGTAGTTTTGGATTTATTCAAAGAACTTGAAGACTTTAAGTCCGATTTACCAGAGGCTAAGCCAAAGGTTGAAAAGGTACAAGAAAAGTCTAAAGAGTATGTTATGAAAAAGGATTCTGCTAGTGAGAGGTTCTTGAGGGATATCTCTAAGATGGGATACGATTTAACTGAACTAGAGGATGTCCTTAGAACTTGGGGAAACCAGCTTATTCTTTCATGTGCAGGTAGTGGTAAGACTACATCTACTATTATTAAGCTTATCTACGGTACTAAGACTGGTAAGCTTACGGAAAAGGTAGAGGTTAATGGGAATACTGTTCGTACCATGTCTAAGATTTGGGTTTCTACATTTCTTCGTTCTGGTGCTGAGGAGCTTAAGTATGAACTATCCAAGTGGAATAAGCGGATGGGGTATCTGGATACTTCTTCTGCAATTACTTTTTCCACTATCCACGCAGAGTTTAAGGCTGTACTGAATGCTTTAGGTGTTACTACTAATTTTATTTCTGCTAAGGATAATACTAGAATTTTAAGGAACATCCTTAAGAACTATGGTATTAGAAAGAATGGTAAACTCCTTAATGCTGAGAATATCAGGGACTTTGAGGGCGCTTTAACTTATACAAGAAATAGGTTAGACTCTAAGAGGTACTTACATGATATCTATAAGGATTTCCATGTAACTCCTGCTGAGATTGATGCTATTATTAACGATTGGGCACTTGCTCGTCGAACTGCTGAGAAGTTTGATTTTGAGGACTTGCAGGACGAATTATATCGGTTATTGTATGTTGAGGAGCGTCAGGATGTAATTGATTTTGTATCAGAACGTTATAAGTTTCTATTTATTGACGAATTTCAGGATACTTCTCAGAAGCAGTATGCTATCCTAAAAGTTTATATGTTAGGAGCAGAGCAAATTGTTGCAGTAGGTGACGATGACCAGACTATTTATTCGTGGAGGGGGAGTGACCATGAAATCATCACTAAGAAGTTTATTGAGGACTTCAGTCCTACTATCTCTAGGTTGTCTACTAACTATCGTTGCCCTAGCAACATTGTGGATGCTATTGTACCTAGTATTGAGTTAAACCCAAACCGTCTTGAGAAGTCTATTAAGGCTTATAACGAGGGTGGAGAACTCCGTTATGGGGTATTCCCTACATATAACTCTATGGTTAAGAAGTTAGGTGATTTGATTTATAAGGATGTATCTGATGGTATGAATGTAGCCATTATTTGCCGAGAGAATAGCGATGGTTTATTACCAGCTATTATGCTAGATAGGGATGGTAGATTTTCTTATAGTATCTCTGGTGATGGTATGTCTTTAAACTCTTATATGGTAAAGCAGGTGCTAAATATTGTTCGTTTGGTAAGTGAGAAATCTACTAAGAATGTATCTGATGCTCTTAAGCAGCTAACTTATAACACTTGGGAAGTTGACTCTATGATATCAGCTCTTAAGAATAGTGGGGAGAGTATTTGGCAGGTGTCTATGGATGAGATTGATTATTCTTGCCCATCTATCTCTCGTATTCTTGAGGAGTGGAAAAATGTTTATGTGGGTATCTTGGAGGAGAAGATTACTCAGATGGACTTGGTAGAGTACTTGTTAAGCTATTACCATAACTTTATCTACAAATCTGATAGCACTTATGATGTTAGGATGCGTTCTATTCTGTCTAGCTTGATTGTACTTGTAAGGTCTGATGGTTTTAGGAGTGCTAGTGAGTTCTTATACGAGCTAGATGAAATGAATCTGCGTATGCAGAGTCGAATGAAATTACAGAACGTAGAAGTTCGTATTGTAACTGTCCACGAGTTTAAGGGTAAGGAAGCTGATTCGGTTTATGTTTGGAATGATTCGGTTGATGTATTCCCTCATAAGAAGGCTGTATCTAGTGAAGACTTAGAGGAGGAGCGTAGGAATCATTATATTGCTTGCACTCGTGCTAAGAAGCGGTCAACCATTATGACTATCCAAGGTTCTGTGGGTATGTTTGTCAAAGAAATGGACTTGTCTAAGGCTGAGGAGATTGCTACCATGAGTAAGACTAAGGGTTCTTTAAAAGGAAGAGATGCTAGTCTAGAAGCAAGAAATAGAAAGGCTTTTGAAGATGGAGCAGAAGATTAGCAGAATTGTAGATACTTATTTCTTGATAGGTAAAAACTTTAGGCATAGAAAGACTGAAACAGTTTATCATGTAACAAGTTTAGCTTATAATGAGACAACTCTCGAGCCTTTGGTTATCTATCATGATGCAAACCTAGTTTACTGGGCTAGACCTCTTAGTGAGTTTGTAGATGGAAGGTTTATTAGGGTTTAAGATTAGAGTAAGAGTCTAGTTGTTAATTACTAGACTTTTTGCTATAATAGTATAAAAGTATGCTTAGGAGTTAATATGTATTTAAATAGTAGAAGGGTAACACTAGACAATATATCAGAAGTCTTAGTGGGGTACTCTTTGGATATTCAGGATGAGGTAAGGTCTATGATTCTTGATGATCTTGATCTATCTGAGTGGGTATCTGTTTGTAGGGAGAATCCTTATCGCCTCAATCAAATACGATTGGCAGTTAAGGAGGGCGTACCAAAAGAGGTACTAAATATTTCTAGTGGTCATATTTTATTCAAAGTAAGGAAATATCTAAAAGAAGGATTTAGTGCTGAAGAACTTTATCCTTATATTGGTAAGGGTTTTGATGAATCTCAGTGGGATTATATCCTTAGTTGGGCTAGGGGTGGTTATCTAGATAAGCGCCTTAATCTTTTAAGAACTCCTATTTCTATGTGGGGTTATTTGGATAAGGGACTTAAGCGTAATTTGCCTATGTGGTTGTTCACTACTGGTAAGGTATATTCAGAACTAGAAATTGAGAGTATGATTACCATTATGTCTAATGGTCATTCTATTTCTAAGTTTCTTAAAGGGGCTTGGGCACCTCATGTGTTGGATTTATTGGCGGAAATATCGGCTACTTCGTGGTACGGAAGTATAGTTGATTATGTTTATGATTTTATTTCTTATGATTTTCTAGTTTCTATTAGAGATTTAGCTAGAAAGCGTGTAATAGATTTAGATTTGTTTGAGACGGATAAAGATGCTTCTGGTGCGTCACTTTATGTTTACCAGTCCCACCATATTAAGGCTATGGCAGAGGCTGTTTCTAAGGGGTATGACTACACTCGTCTTAAGAATCCACATCTTTCTGGTACAGAGGTAGATATTATTTTATCAGAATTAGAAAGGGAGTGTAACCGCAATTTTAAAGGAAGACTGTAGTAGCTACTTAGTAAGTTACTGTATCTTCCTTATAGCAGTTTTAGTGTCCCTATTTATAAGATTTTATCTTAATTTTATAGGGTAAGTGAAAGGGGTTTCTTATGGTAGAAAAGAAACAAGATATGAAGGGTACTATATTAGCTATAATTGGTGCTTTTGTATTTACAGTTATTTTTGTGTTATTCTTAATTATATTAAGGATGTTTGTTGGTGATATATTCACTATTTAAGGAGGCGGTATGATAGCAGATTTTAGGGGTACAGACTACTTTATACAGGTAGTTCAGTATTTGAAGTCTTTATCTAAAGAAGATAGACCGCCTGTACTGGTATATGGTGACCCTGATATAGATGGGTTAGTTTCCATGCGAGAGTTCTTACTTTTCTTACAGAAGGAGTTAGAAGATGAGAACATTCCTTATTATGTAAACTCTAATCGTAGCCATGGTTTCTTTATACCTGCTGAGAAGTTAGAGGGTTACTTTGTATTTGCAGTAGACTTTACCATTGAAAGGGACAAGTTACAGGAATTAGTAGATAATGGTGTTAATGTTGTTTCCGTAGACCACCACGAGTGTGAAGAGTCTTTTATCTTTGCTGAGCAGGGTAAAGAACCTATTTATGAGGAAAGGTCTTTTAATCATAATGTTGTATCTGGGGTAGTCATCAATAACCAGTATCCTTTTGAAGACCAAGATTGGTTATTCCAGTCTGGTATGGGTGTTCTTTGGCATTGTATTGGGCATTATTATGAAGAGGTTTATGACTCTAGTAAGTATTTTAGAAATTACACTAATCGTGCTTTAGTAGGTCTGACTCTTTTATCGGATGTCCGTAATATAGAGATGCCTGAGGCTAGGCAGTTTTTAGATGCCTTATATACTCACCCCAACGAGGGGTATATTGGGTATCTGATAGAGTCTGTTCTAGGTAGAGATTATGCTTTTGGTTTGCCTTGCATGGATAGAAACTTTGTAGATTACACTTTTTCTCCTAAGGTTAATGCTTTATTTAGGTTTAACTTGCAGGACTTGGCTTGTGATTTCATCTTGGGATATGGGTATCCTTTAACGGATTACCAGTCTTTACAGCGTGATTTCGTTCTCCGCCTTGAGGAGGGTATTGAAATTTATGAGTATAATAGTATTCTGTTTATTGAGATATCTTCTTATGGTTTGACTGATGAGGAGAAATCTTTTGTAACTAACTTTGTTGGTCTTTTAGCGTCTAGGTACACTAGCCCTAGTAATGTTGTAATTGCTTACTATTCTTACGAAGGCAAAGTAGGGAGGGCTTCTTTTAGGGGTAGTGTTCAGAGCGTAGATTTCCGTAGGGAGTTAAATAGGTTTGGTATTGATGGTAGGGGGCATGCTAGTGCTTATGGTATCTTAAATTTCTCCAAAGACTTTGAAAAGTTCGCAAGAATTGCTAAGAGGTGCAAAGAGTTGTTTGAGACTGTATCTGACGAGGTGCCAGTCAAAGAAGTAGGTCACCTAGGTATGTGGATGAGGGATAGGAAGAAAGGTTATCGAACTTCCAAGGAAAATTGCTACCTATTAAACCACCATAGGGTTCACCTAAGGTACGTTGGGGATATTTCTCAGATAGAGAAAAAACGTGGTAATGATAAGTATGCTATCTATACAGTGGATGGTATAGATGTAAAATGTTTTGATTTGGAATTAAATTTCGAGACAGGTCTTATTCTTCCTATGTTGGAGAAGGGACGCCCTACGTTACAGCTGGTTAGGGGTATGTCTTAGAAGGTTTTGTATCGTTAGAATCGGAATATTTTATTTATAGAGTACTTAGTGTCTCTTTAAAGTTAATATTTTTCTTTTCTATAATTTATAATTTTGGTTTATAGATAGCCTTGTTGAGATTTGCACTTGCTTATCTAGCTACTTTGTAACTCTATTTACTTTTATATGCATGTGTTGTATAATATATACATAAAATATTTAGTAAGGAATTTCCTAGTTAAGGCATTCTGCAGGAGACTTCAGTGGTAGAAGGTCAGAGTGCTATTTATATATGCTTATGTAAGTTATGCATATATTTTAGGGAGTTTCTAGGAGGTAGCAGTTATGAGTTATGCAGAATCACAACAATTATTCTATCAACAGTTCCCAGCTTTCTTGATGGGGCTGTTCGCAGGTCTTATCCTGTTAGTAATCTTGAACAAGCTTTTTTCCAACAAAAGGTTTGTTAGGGTATTTTGTCGGTTTGTGCTTTTGATTCCAGCATTGTTGGTTATTGCAATCTTGCACATCACAAAGTACCATTCTTAATGGTTGTATAAACTTAGTAATAGAAGACCAAGGCATACATAGCCTTGGCTTTTTTACACTAATTATGGTAGAATTGTATAAAGAAATTATTTTTTAGATACCTGAAAACTTGGGTTTTGTTTGCCGAGAGTTTAGGTTATCTTAAGTTTGGAGGACTTTGTAAATATGAAAAGTGTAAGTGCAACGCTAATTGTTGACTTGGGTAACTCTCAGACGAGAGTTATGGTACAGTCAGGGGTAGGACGAAGTGGTCTAGTACGGCAGAAGCTGTCTACTGTAAGTAACCAATTTGCCCCTTTGCAGGAAGATTACAGCTTGTCTGATGTCTATGATAAGAGTAATACTGTTATCTTCCGTACTGAGCAAGGTGAAATCTTTGCTAATGGTTTGCTAGTTGAGCGTGAGTACCCTACTATGGCTATTCGTCCAACTGCTATGCAGACTAAGCAGGATAGTAAGGTTTCCGTACTAACCTTTATCCGAGCATTTTATGAGGGTTATAAACTACTCGCTGAGATGTATAATTGTCGCATGAGCGCCTTGGATGTTACTTGGAAGGTTACTTACCTTTTACCACCTAATGATATTGAGGTTGGGGGTAAGGTACTTTATGACAAGATTAACAGTATCTCTAAATTAGAGTACCTGTTGCCAGATTTCAAGGTAGACTTGAACATTGAGAACGTTAAGGTATTCCCTGAGGGCTTTGCGGCTTATATTGGAACTCTCATGCGTCGTGGACGCATTGTTAATGAAGAGTTTAAGTACTTGCTGAATGCTACGACTCTGGTTGTGGATATTGGTGCAGGAACTACTGACTTCTTTATCATCAAAGGTACTGAAACCTTAGACCACACTAAATCTACAACTAAGATTGGTGGCAACAATGTCATTGCCTTTGTACGTCAGGGGCTTATCAAGAAGAACATCACTCTCCCTGAGAGCGTAGTCGAGGAGGGAGTCCGCACTGGTGTTGTTAAGGATGGCTCTAAGGTCATCCGAATTGAAAAGGGTATCGCTCAGTCTAAGGACAGGGTTGCTTATAACCTTATCAATGAAATCACCTCTTACTTTGAGGCGACTATGTTCCCATTGCAGACAGTTGAAAATCTGCTTGTAGTTGGTGGTGGAAGTATTCCAAGTGATATCGAGGGTGTAGAGAGTCTCTCTACTTACTTGGTAAACCGTTTGAAGGAGTTTTCTCCTAATATTGAGCTCGTACCATTGCCTAAGGAGTATAAGGGTGAGGACTCTACTGGTGCTGAGACTAATCCTCGGCTATTGAATATCCTAGGAGCAGGGGTACTATCGGAGGGGTAGTGCATGAAAGTAATAGTTAATGGTTTGTCTAATGAGGAGATGTCTTTTCTTGGGCAAGCCTATGACTCCTATATGGGTGAGGGTGTAGTTGAGTTTGTAAGTTACGCCTTTGAGGGAGATTTAGAGCTAGTTAAGCTAATCCGTTTAGAGTTGTCTGATGCTTCTATTCTTGGGGTATATCTTACTCCTTTAGCTGATAATCCTTACCTTGAGTCTTGCAGGGGTATTCTCGAGTCTAGTGGTAAGTTTTACGAGGTATTCGATACTAAAGGATTAGTTGATTATCTTAATTCAAGGTATGATTTAAGCTTAGAATACGTTGAAACTATTAGTAAGGAGTCTTTACCTAGTGTAGATGGCTCTCTTTCTAGTAATCCAGGTTCTTTACTTCCTTTATTGGAAGCTAAGGAGGAGACTATAAGACAGCTACAACTTCAGAATAAGGAACTTGCTGACAAGTACATTATGTCTCTAGGTTCTGATGAAGGTTTAGATTTCGAGGTAACAGTAGACTCTCCTATAGATAATTCTCTTGTAGACTCGTTAAAATCGGAGTTAGATGACTTAAGGTCTAGTAATTCTGAATTAAACGAAAAAATTAGATTATTAGAAGCTGATAAAGGTAGTTTAAGCTTAGATTTATCTAAATATAAGGAGTTGTACTCTACTGAATCAGGCTATTCTCGTACTCTTAATGAGAGAATAAGCGAACTAGAGTCTCAACTTAATAACTCTAACTCTACTAGTTCGGATGTAGAGAGGCTACAAGATAGGGTTAATGAGTTAGAGGGTAGACTAAGGTCTGAACAAGCAAATGTTATTGAACTTAATAGACGGTTACTAAATAGTTCTGATTCTTACGAACCTAGTGTAGGGGAGCCTAGTAGTGGCTTGCATATCCCTAGTAGTTATGGCGAGTTAGTAGTGGGTAGTTTAGTAAATCCGAATATCCAATTTAGAAATGTAAAATTTATTTTTGCAGGTTCTGGGGACTCACATAGGGAAGCCTATATCAGGGCAGAGAAGTATTTATCTGAATCTAGTAATGGCGGTATTTTTGTAGACTTGTCTAATGAGAGTGTGTCGGATTACCGTTTCGGTGTTAAGAGGGGTATCGAAGTTAGTTCTTGGTATGAGGATACTTTAGATTCCTTGCGTAAGTACTTATCTTCTAGTAAGTATAAGGATGTTTACGTTCTAAGTTCCTTTAAGTCCTCTGGTAATGAGATGTATTTCTATTCTATGAATTTATCTGAGCGGTTAGAGTATTTAGAATCTTTGGGTGTAAATGTTATAATTTATGGCGGAGATATCTCTAATTATTTTGGCAGAGATTTACTTTCTTCTGTCTCTGGTAGGTCTAGTGTAGAGGTGGTTTGCCGTTCTTTGGGAACTTCGGCTAGGTCTATGTATTATAATTCTAGATTTGCTAGTGGCTCTAGCAGGGCTATTTTCTTACTATCTGGGAAGGTAGATGAGATGTCTGAGAAAGTTGCAAAAATTGCCAAGCGAGAGGGGTATGATTGGAGGTGTTTAGATGCCTAAAGTTGGTATTATGGCAGAAGTGTCTGAAGAGGTATTTAACGAAGTCATTGTACCTGCTAAGGCACGTAAAGGCTTTAACAAGTTGGTAGGTAATTTGTTGGAAGCCTATTATCGAAGTGATAAAGTACGTTCAATCGTAGATGGTACTGCTGAGATGAACCATTTAGAGGGTTTATCTTCCTTGCAGGAGCAGCTTCAGCAGGCTAATCAGTCTCTGGACTATATGGGTATGCTTGGTGATTCTATGCAGATGAGTTTAGATGAGGCTAAACAAGATATATCGACCCCTGTTAGTGGGGTTAGAAACTCTGAGTTTGAAGATTTCAAACGGGAGATGCAGGATAGTCAGAACCAGTTTATGGCTGATATTAAAGCTCTGTTATCTTCCATGGGTGGTACTGTTCCTAGTGTAACGGTTGAAGAGTCTAAACCTAAGCCTAGTCCTGTTACTCAGGCGCCTATTAGTGATTTCTCTGACGATGGCTTCTCTGATGGGTTTGATATTGAGGTTGAGGAGTCTAATGATATATCTTCAGGTACTGAAACCTCTGGGGATGCCTTATTAAGTCAGTTGCTAGGAAATAGTAATAGTGTTTCATTCGGAGGTTGATTATGAGTAAGAAAAATAGAGTGTCTATACCAAATGGTTATAAGCGCTTTACAGGAAAAGCTAGGAAAGGTGGATTTTGGAAGAACTTTGGTGCAGCCCTTTTTGGGTTGCTTGTATCTTCTATCTTCTTAGTAGGGAGTGTAGCTTTTTACAAGTCTCAGGTTCTATATCCTAGTAGGCTAAAGGTTAAGGAAGAGCGAACTGGTCGCTATGCCCTGAAGCAGTATCAGGGGTATCTGAATGATTATGCGGATAAGGCTCTTAGTGATACTACAGGCTCTATATATCTGTCTACTGAGGTTAAGCTACAGAATAAAAACCAAAGTAGGGAGAAGTTTGTTAAGACTGTCTTAGGTACTGTTAAGTATGAACCTTTAAAGGTAGACTCGTTGAATAAGTATGGCTCTGTTTATTTAGATAGTGCTAGTGGTCGGACTGTTAAGGATAAATCTTTAGTAAATTATGGTGAGGAAGTCGAGTTCTCTTATATTGATTATAAGAAGCTTAAATTCGATGCTAAAGAGATTAACGATTTAATGGAGAAGGCTGAAATAAAACAGTCTGATGCTGATTTTGTAGATAGGGTAACGGATTTGTTTGCTCAGTATATTTCCGATAATGCAAAAGATTTACCTATTAAGACAGTTAAGCGCAAGGTAGAACTTCTACAATCTGGAGAGGGGTATAGGGTTACTGAGCGTGAGGACGCTTATCTGGATGAGTTACTGTTTTCTAGTAAGGAGTTTAGGAATGCTTTAGATAGGTTTAGTTTTCTTGCCTTACAGGGTAGTGAGATTGAATCAAAGGAACATAAAGATTGGTCTGCTAAGCCTAAGGAAGAGCAAGAAAAGTTTACAGAACCTTATAAGTGGGAGAAGTTTCGTTATATTCGGTATGATTGGGTAGGCTTTGCTAGTCTGACGAAAGAGTTAAAGGTAGAACCTAAGGACTATGTACTTCCAACTGGTGATGGAAGTAAGGAGAACCCTGCAGGTTTAAATACACCTGTTATAACTGTTGTAGTTAAGAAAGGTGAGAATGGCGAAGATGTGCAGACACCTATTAGGGTAACGCTTTTACAGGTTTCTTATGGTAGTGATGCTATCAAGGAGATTATGAAAGCTAATGTCAGAAACCGTGGTTTAGACCCTAAGTCGGATAATAAGTATATTTACACTAAGTGGAAAGTAGAGAACTTGGTGGATGGTACTGTTGAGTTGGAATCTAATAGTGCATTGGTAGATAGCGAGGGTAATGTTTCTGCTAGAACTGGTACTATGTATGGTTTGATGGATTTAGCAACTCTGGAGAGATACCAATATGTTGAGTTGCAGGATTGGTATGCATCTACTGAGTTGCAGGAGAAGTACCTAGTATGGGGTAAGGACTTTAAGAAGCAAGTAAAACCAGTATGGTTTAAAGCTTTAAAGGGTACTGATGAAAAGGTTAAGATACCTAGTGACCCTATTCAGACAGAGGATATTTCTTCGGTTAAGAATGAGGAAGGTAAGGAAGAGTAGTATGGAAGAAGAGGTTTATGGTGTAAGTGACTTCTTGGAGTTGCTTAGGGGTGCTGAACCTAAGTACTTAAGTTTATTTAAGTCTAGGGTTCAGCTACTCGCTCTTAGTGAGTGTAGTGGTATTCTTTATAATGGTTCTAAGCAAGAGGAAGAACTTAGTATTCCTTTAGAGTGGGTAACCGAATGGGTAGGGGTATCTGAGAGCGAGTTTCTGGGGTATATTAGTGACGACCCAGTAGATTTGGCTCATATCTTCATGCAACCTCTTAGTATTATAGTTGCTACTGTTTTACCTAGAGATGTTAAGACTGTTGTCTATAAGAGGTTGAATTCTGGTAGGTCTGAGGTTTCTCTAGTATTCTCGGTTATACCTTATAGTTAAGAGGCAGGGCTTAAGTAGCCTTGTCTTTTATTTGTAAGACTGTTATACTATTATCAATAAATAGAAAAGGGGTATATCTTATGTACACACCAGAAAGTTTGTTAGCAGAGTTGCGTTCTAGCCAAGTTTCTCAGAAGGCAGTAGACATTGCATCTATTTTCTTTCTAGTTACATCCTATATGTATAGTAATTCAGATTCCTCTACTGTACAGACAGACAATGTTCAGGATATGAAGGACTTCTCTTATCTTCCTTTTGGTAGAAAACTTCGTATTAGAGAAGTAACACCAGAAAATAGTAACAGAACGTTAGTATTTTCATATTATAACCCAATTTCAGAAACTCATGTAGTTGCTAGCATAGTGTATGGATTTGGTTCTCAGGAATTTAGTTACTCAGTCCCACGCTCTTGGTTGCGGTATAGAGAGCTACAACAGCTAGAAAATGACTCTCTTATTCCTTATGCAGACATTATAGAATTGGTTGGTCACAATGACTATGCTCCTTTACAGGCAACTCTAGAAAGTGGTGCAGTTGTTTCAGAGAGTTATTATTCTCGCCTAACTACCGCAGACCAGTTAGCTAATGTATTAGAAGCTATGTTAGAAATTGGAGATGACTTCTATGACATTTCACCAACAGTGTCTTATGTAGAGAAACAATACGAAAATAGACTCATATAGTCTTATGGCAACCCTAATGTGGGTTGCTCTTGTTGTATAATGGTGTTAAACTATTCTTATCAAAAATTTGAGGTGAAGTTTTATGAAACAGACTCTTACTGAACTTGTATCTGATTTGCGTTCTGACAACCCTAGTCAGCGCTCTGTAGACATTGCTAGTGCATTTTTAATGTCAATTTATTGCTTTTATAAGGGACAACCTTACGAAGGGGTAGTCAATCCACTACTTCCTGTATCTGAGGTAGATGAGTGTTGCATCAATGGTTACGATAACCTTGAGTTTGGTTATCTAAAGGTAGGAGACAATTTAGAAAATGCTCCACGTTTCCTAACTAATGAGCGTATCTTGCTATTCAGCCACATCAATAGTCTCCATGAAGTTGTTTCTGCTTATTCAATTATTCAGAAACCGAATGATAACGGTCTATTTTTACCGTGTGGACGTGTAGATTATGGGTACATGTCTTATTGGGTTGAGAAGGGTTATGTTACTTTCCCTACAATCGATAATCCTAACGATTCTGATGTAGAAATTTGGGGCGACAATTATCCTCTAGGTAACGGTGTTTTCTACTCTCCTAATGGGTTTAATTACCTTACTCAGCCATCTACTCTGGCTGACTATCTTGAGGGTATCGACAAGGTAGATAGTGGTTTCCGTGGTGTTAATGGTACACTTTCAGTTATTGCAGAGAGCTACGACAAGCATCTATAATTGTAGATAGTTTAGCAACCCACTGGGTTGCTTTTCTTTTACAGTGGTGTTATACTAGTACCATAAAATAAAGGTGGTATATGTGTATGTTAGTAGAAGGAGCGGTAAAGGAGTTACGTTCTGATAGTCCTAGTCAGCGTATTATCGATGCAGTTAGTTCTATGTTGCTGATGGCAGAGTGTAAATATGTGGGGTATCCTTTCAGCAACAACTTGAAACCTTACCTAAAAACTAGTGACCTTAGAGAGGTATCATTTGCCCATTTATCTGACGAGTTAAAGTTCGAAGCTTATATGGATGAGGTTGAGAAAGGTCAACCTAGACGAGTACTGTCTTTTAGTTGTTATAGTAGTGTTTATGACGATACTATGGTAGGCTCTATTGTATTTAGAGAGTGTGATGGTATTTATTTGCCGTGTGACCGTTTAGAGTGTTTTGAGATGGAAGATGCTTTTAAAGATGGAAAAGTATCGTTTGAGCGTCTTAGCAACTCTTCAAATTATAGGGGTAAGGATTTAGGAAGTTATATTGCTTTGGGTAATGGTTTCATTTACAATACTCATGGTTATTATTCTAGTGTGAGTGCTAATCTCTTAGCAGACTACTTGGAAGCTTTCCACAAGGTGGAGACTACCTATGGTGTTGAGACTGTAATGAACCTTATCTTAGAACAGTATGATAAGTGTTTTAGTAAGTAGTATGTAGGCAACTCAGAGTGGGTTGCTTTTCTTATGTCATTTTGCTAAAATAGTTTTATAAATATTTTGGAGGTATGTTAGGGTATATAGTGATTCTTTTCTAGAAGAGTTGCGAAGTAGTGTAAAAGATATGTTACTTGAGGGAGATATATCTGAGATTTGTAAGGTTAAAGATTTACTCGAATACTCTGATATTTCTTTTAGTGATTTTATTAATCCTTTACTAAAGGAAGAAACTACAGAAGCAACTTATAATATTGACACTTCAGAAGATAATGTGGTTTATATAAATGCCAAGTCTTGTAGGGGTGTTGGAAGTAGCCTGTCTGGGGTATCAAATGATGAAGAAGCTACCTCAGAAAAAGAAGGAGTTGTCTTACAGAAAGATGAAGTTACAGAAGAAAACAAATCTGTCTGGTGTAAGTATTCTAATGACTCTACGATTGCCCATAAACTGCAGGGAATTGTTCTTGTTTACAAACGAGGGTTTATTATCGAAGATGTACAGTCTGGTGAAGGTCTGTACAGGGGTAATTATTTTCTTTTAGATATGCTACAAATTAAGCATGGAGATGTTATCTCTTTTGAATTAAATGGTACTTATTTGGAGGATGTTTGTCGAGAGAGCCACATCGACATAAATGATGGTGTTAAGATTGTTCCTAATTGCCCTGTCTATTTTGATAGCGACGGTGCTTATGTACCCAACGACCAGTGGGGTATCTCTTTGAAGGAGTCTGGCTCTAAGGTTAATCCTTACCCTTTGAATAACGAGATTATTTCTAAGTACGACATCAAAGACTGAGATGCCTTGGATTTGTTTATACGAGAGGGCGAGATGCCTTATATCTTGTGGGTAAGGCGAGGTTTTTATTTAGATTCTCATGTAGTCACAAAAGGGAATCAAAACCCACAGGCTAAGAAGTCTGAAACCTCCTTGGTAGGGTATGTTCGAAGCTTTTCAAAGTATGACTTTTCCTTGAAAGGTAAGAGGATTGCCCTTGTTGGCGTACCGACTTCTTACCATGACCGTTTGAGAACTATGTGTGAGGTTGAGAAGGGTTGTGAGGAGCTTATGTTTATCGATTCTGATAGTCCTACCACTACTGTTCATGTAACCGAGAGGTTAAAGGATTTTGATGTTGCAGTGGTAGTTAAGCGCTTTGTTGGTCATGCAAGTGTTCGTAAGATTAAGGCAATTGCTGAGAAAAGCGACTTATCGGTTATTTCTGCAGGTGGTCATGGTCTAGATGTTATCGAAAGGGCTATTTATCGAGGTATCTTTGGTTATGCTTCGGAGGAGTCTAGTGTAAGTATCGATTATCCTCTTATTAAAAATTAAGAAATCTTCAAAGGCAGGGTAAGCTCCCTTGCCTTTTGATTGTACATGGGGTAGAATATAGGTAGTTATTATTTAGAGAGGTGTAGGATGTTTAAGGGTAATGAAGCCCAGCTTAATTTCCTTAGAAAGAAATCTAGTGAGTATTATAAGGGTATCTTGATGCTTGCTGAGAGGTTATCTGAGGTTAGGGAGATTAAGGTTGTAGACCTGTATGGTGTTAGGTTATCGTTCAGGGGTATTGTGGACGATGTTACTGTTGTTTATGATGTAAACCGAAGTAGGGTAAAGGTTTACAAATTTAATGGAGAAAAGTTTTCTCTAGTTGCTGAAAATGTTGAAGTAAATAGTAAGTTATCTGTTGAGGAGTTAGCAGAAGTGTTACTTTCTTTTGACAGAACTTGGTAGTAGTTTTTAGGAGGATTTAATGGGTTATTTGAATACACCAGCAAGCGAGGTTTCAAAGGAAGAAATCTTCGCCAACAGTGGTAATTATCATCACTGGAATTACGAGTCGCTAGAACCGGTTTCTACAGGTTATGAGGAAGACCTGGAAGAAATTCACAAATATACTAAGGAGATGTATGATTCTCTGGGGGACGGTACAAATAGGAAAACTCCTCAGCAGCAGGAGATGATTGAAAAAGTTAGGGCTATCTACAGGAAGAAAAATATTCTTCCTATAAACTATTACAGTCCTCTTGGGGTACAGCAGGAGATTAGACGGTGCATTGACTATGAAGCCAAGTTTGACGGTGATACCGTTAATACTGGAGCTGGAGTGGGTACTGGTCTTTGTAATTTCTTCTTCCCTAACCTGTTCGATACCGCGAGTATACAGGACGAGGACAAGAAGAAAGAAGGCGCAGACACTCTCTACGGTAAGTTCATGACGGATAAGTACCTCGATAGGGCAATCCAGTTCTGTTTTGGGTATAAGGATGGGGACGCAGTTCCCTCTTATGTCCAAGGAGGTCTTAGATTGGTAGGTTCAGCTCCTAGTAACTTTAGACCAATGAATGCTCAGGCAATCTTTGAGAGGTTCTGTCCTGAGGGTGGTGTTATTTTTGATACTTCGAGTGGCTTTAGTGGTCGCTTGGTAGGTGCTTTGACTTCTAGGAAGAACTTCACTTATGTTGGGGTAGACCCTAATATGGAGTCGATGTATAATACGCATAGGATAGCAGAGGCTATCGAGGAGGTGACTGGTAGAACAGGTTCTTATGAGTTGCATTGTTGTGGTTCTGAGTTAGAGGATTTGATGGATAAAACCTCTTGGGCAGACTTCCACTTTTCTAGTCCACCGTATTTTGAGCTAGAGAATTACGGTGAGCATGATGCAAACAGGGCAAACCAATCACACGTCAAGTTCTCAGGTCTAGAGGCTTGGCTAGAGGGGTATGTCCGAGGAACTTGTAAGAACATTTACAAGGCTCTTAAGGGCGGTGCTTTCAGTGCCGTAAATATCGCTGACTTTAATATGAAAGGTAGGGGGATGGTATCTTTCGTAGATGAGTGGAAGCGAATTGCCGAGGAGGAGGGGCTAGAATATTACACTAACATTTACCTCGGTGTAACAGCTAGAGCAGGTTCTTTAGAACAGGAGCTTGGTGTAGCTAAGAAAGAGATTATTATGGTTTTCAGGTCAACAAAACCTGTTTGGATGTAGTTTAGGATTATTGGTAGTAGTTCATTTTTGTAGAAGAATAGGAGAAAGTTTTTATGGATTGGGTAGTTTTCGAAGAGGAGAAAATCAACAGAAAGTGGATTGCAATGCCCGAGGAGGTTGTTGGTAGTCCTTTATATGAGCATGCTACAGATTACATTACACGATTAGATAGTGGAGAGCGTGTAATGGTATCTAAGCGGAACGGTCACATTTATGAGAATTACAATCAGGTGCGTCTTAAACCACCTCATCTGATTAGTAAGGAACAGGTCAAAAAGATGCGAGCCGTTGCTTCGAAGCTTAGAAGAGGTTACCACAACCCTAGGGCTGTCCTAGGTGTTCATCATGGTTACAACTTCTCGTAGTGAGGACATCACTATGGTAGTAGCAGATAAGTTGAGTAATCGGCAGTATGTTGCCGAGGGTATTAGACGTGAGTTAGCCGAGGCGCTAAGTTGGACGACTCTGGAGTGCGATTGGAGTAGTGTAGGTGTAGAGATTCCTTACAATCTTAGTTTCACTTCCGGAGAACTCCCTTGGGGGTATCGGTACCGAATCATCACTAGGGATGGTAAGTTAGTATTTTGTAATCCTGCAATTCGCAGGGATATGAACATGATTCTAGCTGACCTTATATCTAAGTGTTGTGTAACTAAGTGGGGGAATTCAGTTGACGGTGAGAGTACCGTTAATGAGTATATCCCAAGGTCTAAGAAAGCGTTTGGACGTTAGTGGGGTATCTACTAACGTTTTATTTTATAGTTGAGGTGATTTATAATGAATTTAGATTTTCGTGTCGAGGAGGCTCATAGAAGTATTTCTATGGCAATGCTTTATTCTAGCGGTGAGGTAGTTAGTTTACCTAGTGGAGCAGTAGCGACGTGGGTTGCGAGGGATACACTTATGTATTTAGAGGCTTTACTTAATTATGGTGATTGGCGTTTAGCAAATCTTAATGCACCTAGGCAGGAAGTAAAAACTTTGGCAAGGAGATATGGAGTGACATTGTAATGGTTAGAAGAAGATTAGCACATCATTACCATGTTCTTGAGAATAAGTGTAGTAGGTTTCAGGATGTACAGGTTCTATTTATAAATGATTATGCAACTGACACTTTAATTGTTAAGTTTGGACGTAATGATTTCCGTGTTACGCAGAATTTAAGTAATGGTTTCTGTACCTACACTTATAATATGTTCTCGAAACCTGATGTGTATAGAAGCAAACATGGTTTTTCAGCGGATAACTTAGTCAGGGTTATGTATAAGGAGATTAGTAGAAGACTTAAGGTCGGAGGTTGGTTGTAGATGAGTTTTGTTTTGGGTGTAGAGGAGTATAGTCAGTATCGTAATGAGTTTACTCCTGTTAGTTCGGTAGATAAGTCTATTGGAGCAAATATTGGTGCGGTTTGGAGAGAGCTTCTAGCTAAGAATGACGAAGATGTCTTCAAGGTCTCAGGTTTTGTGGCTAGGGGTAGTAATATTTATGCTCTAGTTTCTAGTTCTTATGAAGATTCTTTCAACCTCATTTCTTGGGTTAGCAAGAAGCTTTCTTTTGAACCTAAGGTTGCTATAACTCCTTTTAATTACTCGCTGATTTTTGGTGAGGGTAAACTTCCTCGTAGTATTGATGAGGTGTTGGAGGAGATTCGTTCGGTTAGGTCTGCTAGTTCTGTTTCAGCGGTTAGTGGTATTGGTGGCAGCGACAGTTATGATGATGAGTTCGGTGCAACCACAGTACTAAGCGAAGATTACATCAACATCAGTGGTGGAGAATTTAGTTTCGATATCTTTGATGAGGGTGAGGAGTATAGTATTGGTAGGGGTTCTGAGGCTAGTCTGCGTGTGGTCGCTAGGGGGGTATCTCGGAGTCACCTTAGGGTTAGGTATCGTGAGGGTGAGTTTCAGATTTATGATTTAGGCTCTACGAATGGAACACGTGTTAATGGGGTTAGAGTTCCTACTGAGACTTGGTTTACTGTTAGCGATGGCAGTACTATCAAGATTGGTAAGGTAGCCTTAAAAGTTAGGAAAATGGAGGAGATGTAGTGAATGGTAGAAAACCTTAGAATACAGGGGTTTACCGATTTAGGAGTTCGTTATCAGAATAATCAAGATACTTATTGGGTTGCTAGATTTACTAACGAGGGTATTAACTCAGCAATTTTGGTTATGTGTGATGGTATGGGTGGTTTAGCTGATGGTAGTTATGCTAGTCAGAAGGTTATTTCTTCTGTTCGTGAGAGCGTAGTTAGTGGTCTTGTAACAAAGGAAGACTTACATTCGGCAATATTATCCGCCAACTCTTCGATACTTGAAACTTATAGTCAGCAAGGTAAGCAGTGCGGAACAACTTGTTCTGTTGTTGTCCTTGAGGGTGGTAAGTATTGGGGGTATCATATTGGAGACTCTCGATTGTACCAGTTTAGGGGTAGCAACTATAAGATTTTGACGGAAGACCACACCTTACTTAACGTAAAGCGTAAGAAAGGTATTACAATTACTCCTGAGATGCAGAGAAAGTATCGGTCAACCCTCTCGAGGTGTATTGGGGTAATTGAGAATCCTAGAATAGATTATATCGAAGGTAGTTACTTAGTAGGTGACACCTTTGTTGCTTGTTCCGATGGGTTTTGGCATTTCTGGGATATGGATTTATCAAATTTTGGAGAAAGTATCGAAAGGGTTAAGACCTTAGGTGAGAGGGATAACATATCGGTAGCAGTGGTAAAAGTTTATGAAAGTTGATGACATTATTTTAAATAAGTATCGCATCGTTAGAATTGTTTCTGGTGATGGTACTAATAAGAGGGGGATGTCTAATCTTTATAAGGCTCAGGATAGGGACTTAGGTATCCACTGGGCTATTAAGGAAATTATAAAGAACTCTGATGGTACTGTATCTATCCAGCAGTCGGCTCTTATTAGAGAAGCACAGATTATGCGGAAGTTGCAGCACCCGTCTATTCCTCGGATTGTTAGTATTGAGCAGTTACCTGACAGAATTCTGATTGTGATGGACTGGGTTGATGGTAAGTCAGTTGGTGATTGGCTGAGGACTAGCGGTGCTATGACACCTGCAAGGGGTGTTAGCATTATCAAGTCTGTATGTGGGGTATTATCATATCTTCATAATCGTCCTACTCCAATTTTTTATCGTGATATGAAGCCTGAGAATATTATGTATGACCCTAATACTAAGAGGGTAATGCTTTTGGACTTTGGTATCTCGGTAGAGGTTGACCCTAATAAACCTATCAAGGATAGGCTTGGTACTAAGGGTTATTTCGATAAGTATTCGCTTGCTCCTAGCCGTAGAGAGCTGGCTAGTGGTGTTAAGGAGAGGTACTTCGATTTAAGGTCTGATGTTTACTCTTTAGGTTGGACGATGTTCCATATCTTTACAGGGGTACATCCTCATAACTACATTACTAGAAAAAGTAAAAAAGTTGAAGAAGTTATCCTACCTTTAATTGAGAGTCGCTTTGAAGAACTTGATGAGCACGATAAACCTAAGTTTAGGTATGAACTTAGTAAGCTTCTTCGTACCCCTTTAGAGGGGTTAGTAACTGGCGAAGATATCAGTATATTTGTACCTAAAGTTATTAGAGCTATTGAAAATGCAGCAAATCTATTCATACAGGAAGGAGATACTGCTAATAGGTTTATAACTGGGTTAGATAAAGAGTTATCAAAGGTAATCCCCTCTTTAAGAGGCTCATACGTAGTAACTAGGGATGTAAGGGAGTATTCCAAAAATATTCCCCAATCTTTAGCTGATGTTATTATCAAGGCTACTGAGGAGGAACCAAGAGACCGTTATCAGTCTATCGAAGAGCTACAAATCGCTTTAGAGGAGTTAGACAAGGTAGATAGAGGTCTTAATAAGAAACTTAAGCGTAAGATTAACACTGTAATTGGTATTGGTTTTACTGGCATGTTACTTTCTGTTGGTTCTATTGCTCCTTACATGGCTTATGAGCAGGGTTTGAAGAACGAGTACAATGTATTGGTTTCTAATGCTAGTAAGTCAGGTGATTTTGGGGATTTTGTAAAGGTTATCGAGTATTCGTCTAAGGATATTACTCCTTACTTTGGTCTTATTGATGCCATTAAGAAAGATGGGGTATTTAGTCCTGAGGAGGAGAAAACTTTCTTAGACTTAGTAAACCCTAATTTGGTTTCTTTAGAGAAAGACCCTCGTTATAAGGAGTTTGCTTTTGAGGTAGGACGTCTATATTGGCTATACTACAATAAAGAAAATTCTGAGGAAACGGCTAGTAGATGGTTTAAGGACGCTAAAGGTTACTCGAAGTTAGCTGATGTTTATGCTTCAGTAGGTTCTTTCCCTACGGAAGTTATAAAAGCAGCTAACGAGGGTACTGATAGCGGAATGTACAAGAAGCAGTGGGATTTGCTAAACTCTGTTACAGGTCAGTCTGAGTTGGTAGAGTTGCAGATTGTTAAGGCTAGGTTGTATCTGTTAAGTACTTATCCTTATCGTTTGAAGGCTGACGGGGTATCTTATGAGGAGGTTCTTGCTAGTTTAGATAGTATTTCTTCTTTAGTAGAGGAGTCTAAAGGTAAGCAGGGACGGCAGGCAGAGCTTGCCCATGAAATTAGTTCTAAGCTGGAAGAGGCTAGAAAGGTTATTGAGGAGGCTTATAGTGTTTAGTTTATTTATTATTATGTTAGGCACTGGCTTATTCCTGATAGTTATTTCTGGTGTTCTATACATTGTTTGGAATATTTCTGATGCAGTAGATGAGGTTAGTGGTAAGAAACGTAGAAGACAGATAGAGAAGTTGCAAAAGGCAAGTATGGCAATTGGTGCAACTTCGGTAGTTGCTAGTACAACTCAGATGTTTAAGGATAGTGAGGAAGATGAAGAGATTGCAAATATTATTCAGAATGCTCACAATACTCAAACATCAGAGGTTGTACCTACGGTAGATCAGGTTACTTCTGATTTGGAGGATGATGCTACTGGGGTGATACTTGATGAAGAGTCTAGAGAAGATTTTTCAGCTAGTGTAAATCCTAGTAGTGTTGGTGTTACGAAAAAAGTTGTAATTCTTGAGGAATTAACAAATATGGAGGTTAAAAATTAGATGTCTAAGTCGAAGAAAAGAAAAATTAGTAAGCGACTTCAAGCTGGCGCAGCTCTAGGGGTAGCCCTAGCTGGAATTAGTGCCACACCAGCTAAAGTATTAGCTGACGAAGTTGCAGGTAGCAGTGAAGCTGAAACAAATGTTGTTCAGCCTAATACTCCAGCAAACAATAACGAGGTAGGACCTACGACTCCTTTGGCTCAGCCAACTACTCAGGGCGAGGATTTGGCTAAGTTAAATGAGGCAGGTGGTACTGCTGAAAACAACCAATCGCAGCCAACTGCGGAAGCGCCTAAGGTAGATGAGCCTAAAGCTGAGGAACCTAAGGCTGAAGAACCTAAGCAGAATGAAGCAAAACCTGCTGAGACTCCTACAGCTCCTGAGACTGGTAATAGACAGCCGGATGCTCCTAGGGGTGATGTTACTCCTGCTGAGCCTGAGAAGAAGGAAGAACCTAAACCAAGTATTAACTATACTTTGGACGGTCAGACTGGTGTAGCTACTGAGGGTTCACAGCCGTTAGATTTGACAACTGGCGATGTTAAGAAGTTAGCGTCTGAGTTGAAGAACGCTGAAAATTCTTCTGTAACTTATAAGCAGGTATTACCTGATGGTAGTGTTGTTCCTGTAAAGGAGGATAACGTTTTACCTATCAATTCTCAGCTAGTTGGGGTATATAAGGATAAGGATGGTAACGATAAGGAGTTACCTGTCGCAAATATCTCATCTACTAAGGAGTACACTCTTGAGACTGATTACTCTGAGGAGGACGGTCGCTTAGGTTTCTTGATGGAAGAGAGTCAACTTTTAGATGGTGACTTCCAGCGTGGAACTTATCAGGTATTGCTGAATGGTCAGACACTTACAACTGTTACTTTAGAGGATAGGAATGTTGGTGGTGTGGCTGATTTGGCTGATAAGTTGCCTGAGGGTACTCATACAATCTTTGTTGAAGGTAATTCACGGTATGGGGTTAAGTCTGTTGGTAGTATCGTAGTCAATGTAAAGGCTAAGGAACGTCCTACAGTACCTGATGTACCGAGTCCTCAACCTAGCCCTAACGTTCCAAATCCTCTACCTAATCCGCAGCCAGATGATTCTACTAGTCCTGTAAATCCCCTTAATCCATCTAACGGAAATAGTGGTGCAGGTGGAAACGTAGACAATACTGGTAATACAGGTACTGTAGATACTGGAACGGTTACTAATCCTGATACACCGCCTATTAACGGTAGTGCAACGGTTCCTAATATTAATATTATCGACCAGATTGGTCAACTACTTCCTAAGGAAGAACCAAAAGAAGAGAAGCCTGTTGTCCGTGAGGCTCCTAAGGGAATCAAGGACATTGTAGTTGGTGAAACTTCTTTGTATGGCGAGCAGGGCAATCAGCCAGGTGTTGCTTCTAATGGTGAGTCAACTACGTTTACTGATGCAGGGAAAGTAGACTTGAGGGTATCGGTTGATACTAGCGTTGTTGATACCTCTAGGACGGTTATTAAGTTAGTTGGTCGAGCTCAGGGTGAGTTGAATTCTTCTGATTTCGTTGAACTTAGGGACGGAACTTACCGTCTGAAGGGTATCGCAAAGGATGACTACTACACCTTGACAGTTAAGACTTACGATAGGAACGGTAATCTGGTATCTGACATTAACGAGAACTTCTCAATCAACAAGAATGGTTCTAAGTACTCTATCGAAAATAAAGGTGTCGAAGGTAAATCCTTTAAATCTCTTAAAGGCGACCTTAAAATCCTAGAAAGTAACGTTGATAAGATTGACACTAAGAAAACAACTATTAAGGTTTATCGTAATGGTAAGTTAGTTGACATCAACAGCAAAGCTATCAAGATTTCACGTAGTGGTGGGGTAGACAGCAACTGGAAGTACACTTACTCAATCAACAAGTCCAACTTTAGGGAAGACGGTGTTTACACTGTTGAGGTGTTCTCACAGACTGAGACTGGTGTTAAGTATAACTCTACAAAGAAAACTATTCAGTTTACAGTAGATAATACTGGCGCTGAGATTTCTATCACTGGTATTCGTAATGGTGGACGTTACAAGTCCAATGAAAAACGAATCACGGTAGACGTTAGGGATATCTCAAACCTTAAATCAGTTAAAGGCTTCTTGAATGGTAAGGAAGTAGACTTATCCTTTGATGAGAAGACTGGTCTTTACTACTACGATATGAAATCTAGTGGTCAGGAAAAGAACGACTTTAGCGTAGAGGTTGAGGATGAGGCTGGAAATGTTTCTACTGAAACTATTAAAGGCTTCCTACTTAGTGAGAATTTGGCATTCTCTATCTTCAACGATGACAACCTCTACTATATCCTAGGGGGTATCGGAGCAGCAGCTGTTGCATTCTTCGGATTCTTAGCTTTACGTCGTAAGCGTACTTTAGATGAAGAAGACCGCCTAGCCTTAGAGCAGGCAGAGTTGCTTGCAGCTAGTCACTCTACTGGTAAGGAGCGTTCAACTCAGGTTGAGGAGTTCGCTGAAAGTGGTAGCGACCGTATTAGCGTTGAGGATGTTCTTCCGTCTAGCGGTAAGATTTTATCTGTTGCTACCGATGATTTAGACACTGCTGATGAGTCTGAATTAGTAGACGAAGATAGAGAGGCAACTACTGTTATCTCTACTGATGAGGTGTCTGATAGCGAGGATACGGATGTTCTTCCTGATACAGATGTTGTTACAGATGTTTTGTCTGAGGAGAAAGCGGAAGGTGAGGACTTTAAACCTACTGATGTTATTAGTGAGGTAGAGGAACCTGCCGAGTCAGAAGACTTTAAGCCTACGGATGTAGTTAGCGAAGAAGAGTAAGGATATAGAGCTCCCTATTAGAGGGGGCTTTTCTTTTTGGTTGAGTTAGTATATACTTAGTATATTAGTTCTGGGGGTATATAGCTATGCGTGTTTGTGACCATTTAGGGAATGAGTTTAAGTCTACTAAAGAGATGTGTAAATTCTACAATATTAGGGTGGATACTTATTATCAGAAGAGAAAGGATGGTATTCCCCTTAGTAATATTCTTAGTCCTATAAGTGGTCAGTGTTATGTGGACCATTTAGGAAATAGGTTTAATTCTTTAGGGGAAATGTGTAAGTATCACAATACTACTACTCAGAGGTATTATTATCGACAAAAGAGTGGTTTTTCTCTTAAGGAATCCTTAGAAGGTAAAGTATCTGACCATTTAGGAAACTCATTCACTTCGTTGAATGATATGGCAAAGTATCATAATTTGGACTTTGCAGAGCTAAAATCCCTTGTAAGAAGAGGAAATTCCGCTAAAGACTCCTTAGTTATGCTTATAAAGGAACGTAACAGAAAGATTGAAGAACAAAGAATTTTTACAGATAGCTTCTTTAATAATTTAAAGGTTCCAGATTCCTTTATGAATCCTAAATTTATTATGGAGAAAAGTAATGATTTTAGATATTACTACTTAGCTAAGTATCTTGCAAAAGTTAATGGTTTTGAGTTAGCTAAAATAACTCAAAAAGAAGAAGCAATAACCTCTCTGTTGGAGATTATACTTAGTCACCAAGACGATAGTTATAAAGGTGAAGAGCTAAATATAAGAAAATCTCTTGAATTCTTTAAGCTTGTTCAACCAGGCGTGTTGGATATTTTCTATTTGGTACTTATAAAGGGTGAAAAAGTAGGTAAATTAGACAGTTTTATACTTAGAAACGCTACAACAGTATCTTCAGATATTAGTTATTTTATAGATATGGTACGAAGGGTTGTTTACTCTTATATGATTATAGACAGTAATGCGCATAAGGGTATCCCAGAGTCTATTCTTAGCTATGTATCTAGGTTATTTGTTAATAAGGTAGATATATGTAATTATTCAAAAACTCTAGATAGTTTGGATTCCTTAAATTATTTATCTTTAAGTGGCTGTCTATTCTTAACCAACTATAAGAAAAAAGAAAGAAAAGAGGATTCACCTTTTTATAACCTGAAGACAACTAAACCTTATAATGAGGTAGTTATGATGTCTAAGGAGTTAACAAGAAGGGGAGTATCTATGGTATGCGATATAGGAAATAGCCCTGTATATCCTGCTCGTTATAGGATGAAATGGTGTAAGTATGTTGCCGATATGTATGGTATTAGGTTAAACCCAATGAGGGAGAAGAGGAGATAGTAGGATGACAGAAAAGAAAAAGAAGACAGCTATTGATGTTGTTATTGATTCATTTGTTAGACGGATTCAGGAGGATGGTGCTGTTCCTTGGCAGAACCCCCATAAATTTGGGGTATGTATTAACTGGGTATCTAAGAAGATGTATCGTGGGATTAATAGGATTCTACTCCCTAATGGAGAGTATATGACTAAGAACCAGTTAAACAAGTATAATGAAGAGCACGGCACTGATTATAAGTTTCAGAAAGGTATTGTTTGGTATCCAGTTGTATTCTATTCTGAGTCAATGTCTAAATTAAAGCCTGACGAGGTAGAGTTCCCTTTAAAGGATGGTGAATCTTATAAGAGTAGCAGTGGTGCTACTGTAATCAAAAAAGATGGGGTTTATTACAAGAAATACTTCATTCTAAAGTATTCTCTTGTAGCTGAAATAAATCATTTTAAGGACTCTAATGGCAATACTTTGCCTAGGAGAATTAAAGATGACGGTACAGGCGATTTAGTAATTACTAAGGAAGACCCTGAAAGGGTAATCCAAAACTACATCAAACGTTCTGGTGTAGGGTATGAGGAAGTAGATGATGGTAGGTCTTTTTATAATCCTAGTCGGGATTTAGTTCATGTAAATTCTAAGTACGCTTGGTCTGATGCTAAGTATTCAGTAACTTTTCATGAGTTAGCCCATTCTACTGGTCATAAGGAGCGCCTTGATAGAGTTGGGGTAACCATGTCAGATGGATTCGCTGGCACCAAGTATTCAGTAGAAGAGTGTATTGCTGAGATGGCTTCTGCTTTGCTATGCCAGGAAACTGGTATTAGTGATTTTGTTACTTCAGGTACTTTAGCTGAAAGTAACCCTATTGCTTATGTTCAGAACTGGGCTAAGTCGATTCGTGACTTTGGCAGTAAGTTGCCAAGTATCTGTAAGCAGGCTGAGCAGGCTTATCTGTATATTCTTGGTGAGGATGAGACGTCTCAGTTGTCTAGTAGTGCGACTACGGAAAGGTAGAGTTTATGGTATGAGTTATTCGGAAGCATGCAATATTTTTAGACGAGTATCAAATTTCTACTTAGAGAAAGAACGGTCTAAGGTGGAGAGATGTACATCCCCTTTATTCAGGCAAATTTGTGGGGATAGAAGTTTTGGAAGGCTTACAGTGAAGGTTAGTGGAGATGGGGTAGTCGAACTGGTTATCCGACAAAAGCAGGGGTATACTTATACTGATGAAAATAAATTCCACCCAGATAAATTTCCAGTAGTCTTTAGAGAGGTATTAGACCCAGAAGAGTTGGTAGTTGTACTAAATAACTCAAGAAATTACAGAAGTGGTCTATTTTACTCTTCTTTTGTCCCTTTACTGTTAAACTTAGAGAATTTGTTAAAAGAAGTTATAGAGGGTGAGATGATTCCTTATTCATTTAGTCAAAACTTTAAGAATGGTAGTCCAGATTATATGTTTTTCTCGGTCAACGGAGACCCTTGGGGTACGGAACTTTCTTCCTCGACCTTAAATACTATCGAACTATTAAAGAAGCGTTATTTAGCCTCTTTAAACTAGCGTGTCGTATATTAAATCTTATGTGATTGTCATTTACGAGAAGTGTAGTTAGTAATGCTTTTTAAAAGGTATTTAAGTATATAGAAATCTATCTAGTTCAAAATTTTGTCTATTTTATTCACATTTAGAATGTGGGTAAGCAATAGGCAAAATTTTTTGTTTGATAGCCTTGAAAATTTTATGTAATTATTGTAAAATTTTTATATAGTTTTTAGAGATTATTGGTTGTATTAGTCTATGTTTTATTGACTGTGTTTAGTAGTCCTAGCATTACTCAAGGCTATGATATACGAGAAGGTGCTATCTGGGCAAGTATGTCAGATGACTTCTAATATAATATATTAACCTTAAACTGTGATTAGGCTTGCGAAGAAGTAGTAATTAGTGTAGAATGGTTATGTAGTTTCGATAGGTAGGTGAGTTTACCTTACTTATGAGATTACAGTGGCTATTATTGGGGATAATAGTAATAAAAAAAAGAAATTAGGTAGGAGGATGTAAATTGAATAAATTTACTCTTTTGACAGCAGGTGCGTTGGCATCTGTATTTGTATCAGGTTCTGTATTGGCTGATGAGGTTTCTTCTAGCAATACAGATGGGGTAGTTTCTGTTGCTTCGGAGACTGGCAATACGTCTGCAACAGGTGTTGAGACTGCAGTACAAAGTGCAGCAATAACTGAATCTTCTGGACCAGTTGCAACAACTGTAACTAAATCTGGTGATGAGATTACTATCCAGAACCCAGAAGTTTCTCTTGACCGTTCAGAGGGTCAAGGTAAGTACAATGGTTTTCAGGTTGGTGTAAGTGCTACAATTCCAGATGATGTACCTGTAAATGAGGGGGATAAGGTTGTATTATCCTTGCCTGAGGAAGTAAAATTCCAGACATCATTTAACTTCGATGTCAGGAATTCTACTAATGATGTAGTAGGAAATGCTGTCGCTGATGCTTCAACTGGTAAACTAACTACCACGTTCAACAACTACTTTAAGAATAATCCACTAAACAAACAGATGTCATGGCAGTTCGATGCTAAGTGGACTGATAAGGTTGAGAGTGGTAAACCTGTTTCTGCTAACTTTAATGGTACTGTACTTACTGTTAACATTGACGAAGAGCAGTCTATTGGTACGGATGAGTTGGTAGCTAAGTGGGGTAACCAAGATGCGGATGACCCTACAGTAATTAACTGGACTGTTCGTGTTAACTATGCACGTCGTGTTCTTGATACTGTTAAGTTGCTTGACAGTATGAGCGACAACCAGACTCTTGTGGATGATTATCTTCAGGTAGATTATGTTGATAAGGCAGAACCTTACGTTTACACAGGTGATGCTAAAGAACTTGTAAAATCTATGGTTAAGAACCCTAAAGGGTTTGAGTTGACTTTGAACCGTTTAGACCGTATGGTTTATGTCTATTATAAGACTAAACTAAAGAATGCGGTAAAGGATAGTACCAATCCTAAGAATTCTATCCAGTTGGTTGCAGGTGATACTACAGCTACTTCAACGTTTGGGGTATCTCTTGTTGGAGGACGTGGTGATGCAGTAGGCGAGAACAAGCAAGAGCCTGAGTGGGAGTTGCCTAATGAGGCACCAAAATATGAGAAGCCGTCAATCAACTTAGATGATGTTCCTCTTATGCCACCGCCATTGGTTTACGAGAAGCCATCAATCAATTTGGAAGATGTTCCAGTTCTTCCGCCAGCTCCTATTGTCGAGTTACCTGAAGTAAATTTGGAAGATATTCCGCCTATGCCACCGTCATTGGTATATGAGAAACCGGAGATTGCTGTCGAAGATGTCCCAATTCTTCCACCTGCGCCTGTTCATGAATTACCAGAATATGTAATTCCTGAAGAGCCTAAGGTTGAAGTTCCTAAGAAGGAAGTTGAAAAGTCTGAAGTGCTTAATTACGAAAAGACTCAGGATGTTTCTAAACGTGTTTATTCTGCTCCAGCAATTCTACCTGCTACTGGAGAGGGTTCTTCTCTTATGTTAGTAATGACTGGTATTGCTTTAATCGGTGCATCTTATGCATTAGTAAAGAAAGAAAATTAAATTAAGTATCGTTATACCTAAGTTGATTAGCTTAGGTATAATTTTAAATAGTTAAGGAGAGTGTGATGTCTTTAATTCTTGGTTTCCTTTTAGGAAAGATGGGTAATAGCTTAGATAATAGTATTGATGAGTCCAATAAAAGGTCTAAAGCTAAAATTAAGGCTAGTAAAGATTACCTTGAAACTTTACTAATCCCTTATAAAGGTGTAAAAGAGTTTACTGTTAAAGTAGATAAACCTGAGTTGATGGAGCATAGTGTTTTAGATTATGTATCTGATAGGGCAGGAATCAAATCTAAGTACCTAAAGTACCACCGAAATGGTTATGAGTACTTTATCTCATGTTCTAATTCTTTTGAGTCAGAGTATAGTTCTTTTTATATCATGAGTATAGTTCGTCTTGGAATTATTTTATTTTCTACTTTATCCTTTACCTACCCTATTGTTTTGTTGTTGGGAAATTTATTTAGGGGTGTTTTAAGTAGTCCTTTCTTTGGTGGGATTATTAGTGCTATCCTGTGGCTTTGCTCTGCTATGGTAGCAATGTTATTGGGGTATTTATTATCTATGTTAGTTAGGTATGATAGGTCTATTTTGGACTTTAAGATTATAAAAAACTCTAAAGGGGTTGTTTAATGAAAGATACTGGTTTAGATATCTTTTTCTCAAATATCCAGAGGTATGGGGGCTTTAGTGAAGATTCTGGTTGCCTTTTTCATGATGTAAATAAGTTACTTGAGTTCTTTGAGGATGGTAGCATATATGTATCTTATTTGTTGTCTTGCGACCAGTCTTATCGTAATTGTGTTACTTTATTAGAGAATTGTATTCCTAGTAACTCAATTGGTAATTTTGCTTTATTAGAGGATGTATATCCTTTAGGTAAGGACAAAATAGTAGTCTCAGATATGCACTATTCAAGGTTATTGGCTTCTAGTGATGGTTATTATGTAGAGGGTAAGTCTGGTGATGTTGATTTTGCAGGCTTATATGCTTGTCTTGGGGTATGCGCTAGAGTTCCTTGGTCGGTTACTCAGGAAATGGTAGATAGCTTATTATAGGAGTAAAACAGATGACTAAATTATTTTTAGTAGTAGAGACTTTAGAGAAAACTTATTCAAGCATTGCTCATTTACCTAATGGCATTAAAAGAAATGTTCTAGGTATTTACGATAGTTTTGAGAGGGCTTATTCTGAGGCTAAGGGTTATTTCGATGTTACTATGATTGAAGACTACGAATGTAATGTACTTGATTTTGACACTGTAAGGTCTGTTCTTTATTCTGGTAGTTTCGATTCGCAACCTACTTCTTTAGTAGCTAGAGAAGAGAATAAAAGTTATGCTCCTACTGATGGCTCTATTTGGTCTAAGGAGGTTAGAAGTATCTATATTGAGTCTAGGGAATTAAATCAGCCTATTTATTAAATGTATTTTAGCCAGTCTTAAATGTACTGGCTTTTCTTTTGTAATTAGGTTATAATAGAGGTATAGTAATTAAAGTATTGGAGAAGGTCACTTAGTTAGTGATTAGGGTGTTAGGAAAGGAATAAAATTATGCTAGAGCTTATGCAGAAGTCAGACTATTTATATGTCGGTGAGTTTAATGTTTATGATAGTTTAAAAGCTTTAGATACTGGTGCTTATAGTGAAGGTTTGGGTAAGGTAATTCTCGAGGGCAATGAGGAAGTCCTTGCTCCTTTAGAGAGTAAAGATTTGAAGGGTGTAGACTCTTCAACTAAGGAGAAACCTTTAACTTTTATGGGTGATGGCTCTCTTACCTTGGGTTATGGCAATCCATGGTATAATGTCTATAAAGATGCAGATACTGGTTATTATGTTATAGAAAGGTATAAATAGTATGAATGAACAAGACAATGAAGTAAGTTCTCTCCAGCAACACTTGGAGGGCGGTAGTGTAACAGCAATTGAAAGTGCTTTAAAGCTTAAGGCGACTGTAGGTTTCCCTTACTCTAGTTATAAGTATTATGATTTTGATTGGGATTCAGAAGAAGAGTATAACGAATTCATTGAATTTGGTAGTACATCTGCTTCTATTAGCGGAAGAGTTTATAATAAAGGCACTGAGACTGGTTATGACACTACTATCATTCTTTATAATGGTAGTTACTATGTGCAGGTAGAGGTAGATTGGGAGTACGGTGGGGGTACTGTATTTAATACTGAGAATTTCCCAGATTATCTAGCAGCTCTTAGGTATGCCTATGGGGTAGTATTTAACCATTAAAAATTCTCTAAAAGAGTAAATAGCCCTTTGAAGGGCTTTCTTTTATTTATGTTTTATGGTATAATTTGGTTTATACTTATTATAGAAATGTTTTCTACTAACTTAGGGCAATTTGTCTTGCCTTAATTTAGTAAACCAGTAAAAGAAAGGTTTTAGCTTTACAAAAATGATTAAACTAAGAGATTACCAACAAGAGATTTTTGATAGAGTACTTGCTCATGGGAAAGAGAACTCAATTATCCAACTTGCTTCAGGTGCAGGTAAGTCCTACATTATTGCAAAATTGGCAGAGTTCTACAAATCTCAGGGCTTAGATGTAGTAGTTCTAGTACCTTGGGTAGTAGTCAGGTATCAGATTGCGGATTTTTTAAAAGAGAACGGTATCAATGTACCTGTCTCATCTGCTAATCTTATTAACAGAAATAGTGAGAAGATTAAAAATATAGATGTTTTCCTTATCGATGAGGCTCACCACTCCTCAGCAGATAGCTATCAAGAAGTGTTTAAATCTTTCCCTAACGCCCAGCGTGTAGGTTTCTCGGCAACTCCTATACGTAATGATGATAAAGATTTAATTGGTGTATATCAAAACTTAATTCAATCTGATGTTACTACAAAAGACTTAATTGACCGCGGTTACTTGTCTAAGTTTGTTTACTATGCTCCTAGCAACTCTGATATTGCTAGTCACGCTATCTCAAAAGACAAGCTAAATGTGGGTAGTGGTTATTCTATTGACCGTGGAACTGTTCCTCTTATTCGTACAGTTTATGGTGATGTAGTAGATACTTGGCTTAAGTATGGTAAAAATTATCAGACTATTTTGTTTGCTCCAGACGTAGAGACTTCTAAAAAGTATGCAAAACAACTGCAACAAAGGGGTATCTCTGCAGAAAGCATTGACTCTTCGATGTCCTCAAAAGACGTTGCTATCATTATAGATAACTATCGTAAAGGTAAGATTAAAATCCTCTGCAATTATAACATGATTTCAGAGGGCTTTGACATGAAAGAGTGTGACTGCGTAATCTTAACTTCAACTACGTTCTCTTACCCAATGTTCTATCAACGTGCCTATCGAGCACTCCGTAAGAATGGTAATAGACGTGCAATCGTTATCGACCATGGTGACAACGCTTTCGTTCATGGTATGCTTGACGATATTAAATATTATTCTCTCACTGAATCTGAAGAAAGAAGACAAAAAGAAGGACGTGATAAGGTATTTGATAGAGCAGGCTCTAATTGGGCATTTGATGAAATTTTAGGGGTAGAGTTAGAGGAGGTCTATAGATACGGCAGAGGTTATGACTCTAAGTACGACAAACTCGTAAATAAGGCTAACTCTTTAGCCAACATGGAAGGCTTTATGTTACTAGTGCAGGTTCAGACAGAGTTAAAGATTGTATCTGCACCTGGTCAACCATCTTGGGCTTACGCTTATGCTATATCCAAGGGGTACAAGGGTATCCCGATTATCGACTAGAGGTACAGAATGGGTATTCTTTTTCGTAAGACCGGAGAGGTCTTTATTACTCCTACTCTACCTAGTTCTTTTCCCTATTTAAAAGTTATAAGGGATTCTCTATTTATTGTTTTAAATGGTAGACGTGAGCCATATCTATCTTTAGATAACTATTTGAAAGTAATGAAAGGTGCAGGTGTTATTGTAAAGACTACTGAAGAGTTATCATCCGTACTAGGGGTATCTTTAATAGAGATATCAGATAATCAATATTTAGTCAATGAATCTTTACATTATATTCAATCTTTATCGACTTTGTTAGAGGCTTTATGTGTTCGTCAGGGAACAGTTAATACTCAAAAGAAGAACTATTCTTTATATTTTGATTTATTTAAAAACTACTTTCATAAGGGTCGTTTTCTTACTCAAAGAGATGTAGGGGTTATAAAAGATTACGAAGGTAAAGTATTTAGTAGTATTTCCGAGATGTGTAAATATCATAAGATAACTACTCAAACTTATTATAGTAGAAAAGCTAGAGGTATCAAGGGTAGATACCTATTTAAGAAAGAAAGGTTCACTGGCAGGTAAATCCTTATACTTTTGAGAATCGTATAAAATGTAATTGTTCACTTGAGGTGTCTTTCTAGTAAAAGAAAAACTAAACTAATGAGGGGGTTTAATAGAGTTAATGTCTTTAAAAGATGTAAAAAGAAAAATAGCTTATTGGGACGGAGTAAATATAACTTACTTGCCGAATGTTAGCTTCGTTGCAAGAGACGGCAGGTTACTTTACAAGAGTAAGGTTTTCAAAGGTAAACCAGAGGAACTAATTTCCTTAGTTGAAAAAGAGTATAGGTTAGTTACTTTTGATTCTTTAGGCATAGATATAATAGAGGTTAAATCTAGGTGCTTTATTGTAAAAGTTTTAGGTAAGTATCGTATAATTGAGGCGGGATCCTTAATTACTTTTATGTTAAATTATTTAATCTTCTATACAAGGGGTATTTCTTTAGAGTCACTTTCTTCAAAGTATAGACTAAGGGAGGTTCTTTCTATGTCCTTACAAGAGTTCATTAATTTTCCTCTTAAGGAAGAGTTACTTCTAAAGCTATCTCCTAATTTTGTTTCGTATGCTGGGTTGGTTTATCCTAGTTTAGAGTATTTACAAGATTACCTCGAGTTACAAGATTCGGAAATTTTTAAACTTTGTTGTAATAAGGAAATTCAGGGTGAGGGCTTATATAAACGATCAGCGCATTACGGTTCGAAGGAACTACTCTCAGTAAAAAGGATTCAATCTAAACTTGTATTAAACTTTTCTGACGGCACTGCCCTTTACATTGCCCCAGATTTATTTGAACTTTTTATGAGAAATGCAGTACCCTTTAAACCTAGCTATGATTTAGGAAATGGCGAATTAGGTATAAGGGATATAAGTACGCTCTACAATGATTTTTACTTGAATAATTTTACTTTAAGTAAACATATTACAAAAACCAGGGGTTCTATATATGTAACTAAGAAGTATGAATCTTCTATATCTAACTATATATCCTATTTTAAGGTTACTGGGGATGAGAATGTACTACCGAGACTTAGTTTATATTGCTACTACCAGGGTTTATCTACTCTTTACAAATTAGGTATAAAAGAAGCAAAAACTAAGTTAGTTGCTCTAGAAGGTTATTCTCTTTTTAAGAGTTTGGGAGAGCGGTTTAAAGAACATGTTAGAAAGTTTTCTGGTTTGTCTTATTCTGTTTCACCGACTGTCAATCTAGAAAAGAAGCAAGTACGTTTCTTGGGTAAGTCATTAATAACTAACACACCTTTAGATAGTTACTTAAAAGAGATAGAAAATTTTCTTAAAGATAATCAAGAGTTTCTTACTGTAATTAGATTTTTAGGGTTCACAATTCCTAGCAAGGACGTTTTCATTAGCTTATACAAGAAGTTGCAAAGTGATAAGGTAATATATAAAGATCATTTAGGTAGAGAATTTGTACGTTTTACGGATATGGCAAACGCTTGGGGTATCTCTCCTTTCGCTTTAAAGCATAGAATTGATAGGGGGTGGGATATTGAGCGAGCTTTAACTCAACCAGTATCCAAGATTTTATCTTTCTTTGGGAATGAATTTAAGGATCACTTAGGAAATCAATATAAATCTTTTAATGCTATGTGTAAAGCCTATAATTTAAATCCTGCAACTGTTAAAACTAGACTTAAAGGTGGAATGCCTTTAGAGGAGGCGTTAACAAAAAGACCAAGAAAGTAGAGTCCCTTAAAAGGGCTTTATTTATTTCTCTTATTATTGTACAATATATTTAGTTAAAATTTTAGAGGAGTTAATGTATTAGAGAGGAAGGTAATAAATGGCAAAAGAATTTAGTTATGAGATTATAGAAGAAATTGGTCAGGTAAGTAAACCTACTGCTAGTGGTTGGTCAATACGTTTGAATCTTATCTCTTGGAATGGTTGGGGGAAGCCTAAGTTGGATATCCGTTCTTGGAACGAGGATATGACTCGTATGGGCAAGGGTATTTCTCTTAGTGAGGAAGATGCTAAAGATTTAGTAGGTCTTTTAAACTCTTACTTAGGTATTGGGGTAGAGGACTTAGATTTACCTCTGACTCGGGAAGAAATGTTAGCTGAACTTAAGGAGCAGGAGGGTAACGATGCTTAAATTTTATTCACATATTACTAAGAAAGCTAACCTTAAGGGTGCGTCGCTGAACTCCTTGGCAGGTCTTTCTATCGAGAACACTTCGGAAGAGAATAAGAACTTAATCGAAAAGGTATTTGACACTCTAGAGGGTAGTGAGTATTCTTTATTTAAGCCTGAGGCTTTCTTTCACCCTAGAGATTTGCATTTAGTTATCTTTCGGTTGGCTTACCTAGAAAGCAAGGGTATCAACATTAATATCGAGTCTTACGATGACCGTGTTTTGAATGACATTGGTGAGATGATATCTAAAGGTAGTTACACTCCTAAAGAGGTAGAGGTTCATCTGGAGGATTATCGCTCTCGTAGGATGTGTAAGTGTAAGTTCGATTCAGGAGGTTATCTTACTGGTAATTACATGGTTGGTTATTTTAGTTAGAGGTGCTATCTGCACTTCTTTTGAGGTATTTATAGGGAGGTTTAATTGCCTAGGTTTAAGAATAGAACGGTTTCTTTATCTGGTTATGAGGCTTTATTTTCTGATGTTACTAGTAGTATTGTAACAATAAAGAATAAAAAAGAAGAGAGAATTCTTTGGGTTACTCTTAAAGATAGGCTCAAGCAGACAGATAAGAATAAAGATATCCTTGCTATGGCTTATGGGGTAGGTCTTTGGGAGGATAAGGATTACAATATTAGGCAAATAGCTGAATTCTATGGTTTGTCTCAAGGAAGAATTATTTCCATAGCAAAAGAGTGTATAAGAAATCTTAAGACTGTTGTTTCAATGGCTCAAGGTGAGTTAGATTCCAATTTACTTCCTCTTTTTGATAAGAGGTACTTGTATAATAGGTTGATTAAAACAGAAGAGTTGAAAACCTTAAATCAAGACCCTTTAAGTAGAGACTTGTATTATCTAAACCTTTCTACTAGAACTTATAACGTCTTAAAGAGAAGAGGTATTAACTGCTTAAAGGATTTAGCTAATATGTCTAAAGAGGAGTTGAAGAAGGTAAGAGGTCTAGGACAGACCTCTTATAACGAGGTCATTCGTATTATGAAAAGAAGTGGATTTTTATTTAAAGGAGAAGAAAATGACAAATAATGAGTCGTTAGTATGGAGTAATATACAGTCTCTTTTACGAGAAGGTAAGAATTTGATTGTTTTAGATTTCGGATGTGGTGAAGGTATTTATGCTGATAGTATTAGGGAGCTTGGTCATACTTATATTGGGGTTGATATAGATAGTGGTTGTAGGAACAACCTATCGGCTAAGGGGTATCAGGTTTATCATCCAGAGTTTGTTCCTAGTGACTTATCTATTGACTTACTATTACTAGGAAACATGAAGGGTATCGATACTGGAATACATTTAGTCTCTGTTCGTAAGAAGTTGAAAGATGCAGGTAAGGTATTTATGTGGGATATCTCTAGGCAGTCTTTACCTAAAGGCAAATCTCAGACTACCTTAGCGATGTCTTTGGTTGGGGGTGAGTAGTATTGAAGAAGGTGTTTAAGGTTTTAGGTAGTTTTCTAGTAAAGAATCCTCTATGGGTAGCATTCTTAGGAGTGTCCGTAGCTTTTATATTCTTTTTGCTATCAGATAAACCTACTATCGTGAGTAGTGTTACTTATGACGAAAGTTCTAATATACAACCTATTTATACCCCATACAAAGAGGGTACTAGTGATTTTAAGAAGGTAGTTTCTGATTTAGATTACTATACTACAAAACCTGACTACCCTAAAATTACACTTAAGAGCTTACTTGGGACAACTAATGTTTCATCTAATGCTAGTTCTATTTATTATAAATTAGATGAAGGGATTTCATCTCCTTTTACTTTTTTATCTAATGTATTTAGTGTATCTGAAAGTTCTATAATCCTTTATAACCGAAAAGATAGAACTTACGAAGTTAAGAAAGTTTCCGATATAGACTTAATTACAGACACTAAGTCTAAAGACGATTTAGATAAGTATTATAGGGAAAACTATGGTGGGTATAATGGTATGCCTAGTCCTAGGTTCTCTTATACTCCTAAGGTAGAGATTATTACTTATAGCGATGGAACCGTTAAGTGGGTTTATTCGGAAGATTGGAAGTTGAATAACGAGGACGAGCTAAAGGCTTATCTATCTTCTACACCGAAAAAGAAAGAATAGTAAAGGAGTATTTTATGGTATTTAAACCGACAAGCAAAAGCAACCGAGTCTTGATTGTGGATTTCAATCACATGGCTCATAACTTTTCTTACTCTGGGACTCGCTTGACGAGAACTATCAAAGTAGGAAACAACGTAGAAACTATTGATACAACTATTGCTAATGGTAGTATCAAGAACATTTTCAACTGGTCTAAGGGTGGGCAGTTCCCTACTATTGTTTGTTTCGACCGCCCTTGCCCTAGCCGTAAGGCTTACTTCATTAAGGAACAACCTCAAGGTGTTGATGGAGAGTATAAGGGTAAACGCGAGAGTATGAGTGGTACAATGTACTCTGGGGTATCTCTTGCTCAGGACTTGCTAGAACGTGGTGGAGTTCCTTGTCTTTATATGAACAACTGGGAAGCTGATGATTTGATTTTCTTGGCAATCGAAAGAGCTAAGGAGCTATACCCTAATCATTACATTGATTTGGTAACTAATGATGCTGATATGTTGCCTTTAGTAGACCAGCAGGTTTCTGTTTTCTTTCGAAGTAAGAAATTTACTTGGGCAGAAAGTAAGGACTTAGAAAAGAACCGCTATATTCAGGTGACTCCTTTTAATTTCCAAGAAACAGTGGAAGGTCTTTCATCCTTTAAGGGTATGTATGTTCCTTATAACTCTTTGCTACTTTACAAGATTCTCCGTGGTGATAGTGCTGATGGTATTGTATCTCCGTTTAAGAGAGGTACTATGACTCCTCGACGTCTTGCTACTATGGTTTGGCAGATGCAGAACGGTAAGCTAAAGAAAGGGTATAAGTTACTCTTCCCTAAGGGATCTAATCAGCCCGAGGGTATCGAGGATACTAGTTGCGGTGAACCTTGGTATTTCGATTATGTCGAAGATGTTCATGGTGTTGCAGAGCGTTGTTTTGAGCTAGATGCTGATGGTGAGCCTATTAAGGCGGATATGTATAACTTGTTCAAGTATACAATAACTAATAAGAAGTTTATCAACAATAATACAGGCGAAGAGATAACCTTAGAGGAGGCTAAGGCTTTAGGTCGCGAGGGTGGTGCTGAGGTTGTATTCGAGGATAGTGAGCTACTTGATTCTATGTGTAAGACTTTAAGCACTTTTGGTCTAACTGATGAAGAGGTAGAAACCTTTAAACTCCAGTATAGGGGTATGAACCTTGCTCAGCCTTTCCCTAATCTTCCTAAGGAGATTAGAAGAACTTCTTTGAAGCTTGGAGGCTTTGAAAGGTACAATGGTAGAAAGTTAAATTCTGTCGTAAATGCTCTAGGAATAAACTTAAACTCTAAGTATCTATAAGGAGTGTTTACGTTTTAATTCTTTTTGTCTCTTTTGTTTTCCCAGTCCTTTTAGGTCTGGGTTTAATTTTTATAATGTAGTAGTATTTTCCTAGTGAAAATAATGTTAAAATTTATACAAAAGAGGGGTAAAGAAATGAAACAAAGTTTCGAGAGCAAGTCTTATGGTTCGATTCGAAAATATAAGGCTTATGGAACTTGTGGGGTAGTTTTAGGTATGGCAGTATTAGCTTTGTCTAATGGTGCGGTTGTTAGTGCGGATGAACTTGCTCCAGTAAGTGGTCAGGTAGTAGTAGAAATTAAAGTTGTTAATGATACGCCTACAGGCAATCCAGCAGCAAATCTGGCGGAGGCAGCAAAACCAGCATCCGAGCCTCAAAAGGCTTTAGAAAGTAAGGAAGGTACTGTTTCTGGTAGTCAGCCTGTTACTATCGACCATTCTGCTTTAACTGAGGCAGCAAAGGGTGCTAGTGATGTAGGTGTAAACGTTGTTCAGGATAAGACTTCTGTTGCTCCAACAACTTCAACTGCTGAGGATACTGAGAAGTCGGTTAAGTCAATTAGTGCAGAAGAAGCTAAGAAAACTAGCGAGTTAAAATCAGTTACTGCTGAACATTCTAATACTATGTCAACATGGGTAAAGAACCGCGATTCTGTGGTAGCTTTTAATGAAGGTTTGGATAATGCTCATAAGTCTGCGGTATCTAGCTATACTGAGTTTATTAAAACTTTTGATGAAGACAAGGCAGCGGTAGTAGCGCAGTATAAGGATGCTATTATCAAGGTTACAGAGCAAGTTCAGAAATCTTCAAACGGTGAAACCGTAGAGGGGTATCAGGCTTATATTCGTGAGTTGGCTGAGCAACAGGCTTTAAATAAGCAAGCTATTCAAGAGTACTTGTCTAAGAAGGCTATTTATGAGGCTCAGTCAGCAGCAGCTTCACGTACAGTTTCTGAAAATATTAGTAATTCCCAACGTATTGAAAGCGAGAACTCGGCACAATCTACTGCAGCATCTAATGAAACTGCTAGACGGTCTTTGTCTGCATCTACAGAAAATAGTCGCTTATCTTTATCTGCTAGTGTAGTAGATAAGGCTAATTACGATGGTTCTGTTTCTGCGTCTAATGAAACAAGGAGACGTTCTTTATCGGCTTCAGAGGTTAATCGTAATTTATCTCTTTCTGCCAGTACGGTAGATAGCGAGAACGTAAAAGGTTCTAATTCAGCTAAGAAAGAAACTGCTAGGCGCTCGACGTCTGCATCTAATGAGAATAAGCGGTTATCTTTATCTGCTAGCACGGTAGACAGCGAGAATACTAAGGGTATTAACTCTGCTAAGGCTGAGACTAACCGTCGTTCGACTTCTGCTTCGGAAGAAAATAAGCGTTTATCCCTTTCTGCAAGTGCTGTTGTTTTAGACAACACTACTAGGTCTAATGCAGCGAAGGCTGAAACTGCTCGTAGGTCAACTTCAGCGTCTGAAGCTAATCGTAGCTTATCACTATCAGCGTCTCAGGTACTGAAAGATAATACTGCAAAATCTTTATCAGTAGATAAACATAATGCGGATGCTAATGCTTATAATAGCCAGTTGATGGGTGAGCGTGGTCTTACTTGGACTGGTAATTGGTTAGTCGATAGTAAGACTGTTGAAGACTACAACAAGGATGTTGCTCGTAGGACTACGGTTACTGAGACTTTTGATAAGAAGTTGGTAGATAAGTTTGAAGAGGTAAGCAACGCTAATCACGACAGAAATGCACCCCTACCTGCAGCAGCTAATGGCTACACTCCTAGTGGTTCATCTACTTTACTGAAAAAGGTAACCCTTGACAATGGTGTTGAGGTAGTTGCTAGTGGTAATCTTACTAAGAGCGGTACATCTGTTTACTTTAAGGGTGAGAACCTTGATTTATCTAAAGTAGTCACTAAGGTTGTTTGGGGTAATGTAGATGTTAGTGGTGCTAATCTCCGTGCATTACGTCCAGGCGATATCAATGACGAGTGGGGTAGGGTTTATAACTACCGTCAGGGTGGTGCTAATAAGTTCTATGTTGGTAAGACTCGTACTTGGTATAGGATTCCTAATGCAGCTACAACGGCTGATGGGGTAGTACATGATGTCTATGCAATGTTTGATATCGATGCTAGAGGCTTACACCCTTACTACCAGAGTGCTGGAGAGGTTGCTTTCTGGAATGCGGATGGTTCTATCAATGCGGTAGATGGAACCAGCACAACGGGTACTAATGGTGGAGATGGTATTCGAACTGTTCTATCATTAGATAGACCTAATAATGATGATAAGAATATTATCTGGTCAACTCTTATTTCAGATATTGATGGTGGTCAGTATCTGGAGAATGTAGGTAAAATTCTTGGTGTTGGTGGTGGTTTGACAACTAATAGTGTTCAGATTAATCGCCCAGCTTCTGACCATCAGTTAGGATATGCTTATGGTATTAACCATAATGAGAATGCTTTGAATGGTTCTCAGTCATCTCCTGATGGAACTGTATTAGTAGTTGATACAGGAATGTACACCAACGTTGTAAGGAATACTGCAGGTAGTCGTTCAACCCTCGTAGCTAGGGCAGATTTTGGTTCTGATTCTGATGTAGTTCGTACATTTATTCGAAGAATCCGTAAGACTACTGTTGCACCTCCTATTGAGTTGAAAGCACTTGCTACTTATATCCCTGAGAGCAATGAGTATATTCCTCATACTTATGATCCAGTACCTTTTGTTCCTAAGGATGCGTCTTATAAGCCTGTAACGTACACACCTGTAACTTACACACCTAAGGATTCCAGTTATAAGCCTGTGGGTTACACTCCAGTAACTTATACTCCTAAAGACCCTAGTTATACCAAAGTGGGGTATGAGCCTGTAAGTTACACTCCTAAGGACTCAAGTTATAAGCCAGTAGGGTACACTCCTGTACCATTTATTCCTAAACCTTATTCTCCTAATGAGATTCCTGAGGTTCCTGAAGACCCTACTTTGAGGTTGGTTACAGTAACTAAACCTGCTGAACCTAAGCATCGTGAGTTACCTAAGAAACCTGTTTCTCCTACTGTAAGGTATCACTTAACAGCGTTAAACGAAAATACTCCGGTAGAGAAGGCTGTCACAAATGAAGATGGTGTTGATGTTGACAACCAGTCAGTGGCTAAAGGTTCTGTAAACCACTTTATCTTGCGTCCTAAGGCTTTGCCAGCTGGTAGACCTGAAACTGCTTCGATTGTAAACTCTGACTATATTGCTGATGGTCTTGAGGTTGATGTAGAGGCTACTACTAAGGCTAATGAGACTTGGGATATTGCTTATGATACTAATAGTCGTTTATTAGAAGTTAAGGCTAATAAGTTAGAGTTGGCTAAGGCTAATGGCAATCTTGCTAAGTCTTATACTCCAACTGCTTTCACTCTTATCTTTAAGACTTTGAATGACTCTGCAAAATATGAAAATGTGTTCAAAATGAGTGTAAAAGGTACTGAAGGTTCTGAGTATGTTTCTTACTCTAATAAGGTAAGAATTCATACACCAGGTGGACCAGATAACCCTAACGACAAAGAAAACAAGTCTGGTAAGGGGTATCACAAAATCCAACCTACTAAGAATAATACTGATGTCAAAGGTAACAATATCAATGATAAGACTTTGTTACAGTCAGACACTAACTACTATGTAGCAGAGTGGGACTTAGACCAGTATATCAAAGATAAATCTTCTAAGTCTGCTATTGCTAATGGCTTTGGTTACATCGATAACTACGATGAGACTGCAGTAGAACCTCTTAGGGAAAAGTACACTGTAGTTGATGCTAAAGGTAATAAGGTTGAAGGTCTTAAACTTTACGAAGCAGATGCTAGTAAGTTAGAAGAGTTACCTGAAGCTTTACAGCAGTTTGTTAAGGATAGTGGTATCGATGTGTCTAAGTTTGGTAAGTTCCATATCTGGTTAGCTGAGGACTCTCAAGCTTTCTACGATAAGTATGTGCAGACTGGTACAGATGTATTCTTCAATCTACCAATGGTAGTTAAGAAAGGGTACACTGGTAAGTACACTAACCAAACTTATCAAATTGACTTTGGTAATGGTTACTATGGAAACGTAGTTCGTAATGATGTACCTGACTTTACTCCTAAGAAGGACGTTGTTGTAGATGGCAAGTCTGCTGATGGTGGTGAGGTTGTCTATGGTCAAGAGTTTAAGTACCTATTGAGTGGTGCTAAACTACCAGGAAATAGGGGTAGTCACCTTTGGGAGTATCGTTACATTGACGATTACGACCAAACAGGGGACAAGTTCCTTGGTACATACAAGGTGGTTGCTACTACAGATATTACTGTTGTTAATGTAATTACTGTTGAAAGCGATACTGTCGCTGATAAGGACGTTACATTAGAAGACGGCAAGGTAGTTAAGAAAGGTGAAACCATTAAAGCAGGTTCTAAGATTAAATCAGAAGAACTTATAAAAGCTGGTACAGACCTTACTAAGTACACTACTATGGAGCATGACGATACAAATGGTATTGTAACAATTGCTTTCAAGGAAGAATTCCTTAAGTCTATTAAGGATTCCTCTGAGTTTGGTGCTGATGCATCTATTGACATGAAGCGGATTTCTTATGGTACTTTTGAGAATAAGTACACAAACCGTATCAATGGGGTAGACTACATTTCTAATACTGTTAGAACTACTACCCCTAAACCTAAAGACCCTGAAGAACCTGAGGTATGTCCTTTACCTCAACCTAAGCGTAAGGTTCTTCCTAAGACTGGTGAATCTGGTTCTGCAGGATTAGCATTTATGGGTGGAGTTGTTTCTATTCTTAGTCTTGGTTTGCTAGGACGTAGGAGAAAGGAAGACTAGTCTTTTGAAGTTGCTCTGGGGTAGGGGTTGCAGTTTTTCTAGTATATTTGTGAGTTTTTCTTTAATTTTTGTATCTTTTTTGCAGTACCTTTAAATTTTTGTGGAGAAGTATTTGCAAAATTTAGAGAAATCTTATATACTTTATATATCCTTTAGCTAGTGATATATTACTATATTAGTATCTTATATTAGTAGCTAAAAATATTTATTTTATAAAGGGAGATTTTTATGTTAAAATCTAAGACTATGGGACACGGAACCATCAAAAAACTCCGTACAGGTGCAGTTGTTGCAGTATTGGCAACTTCAACTATTTTTGGGGTATCTAACGAAGTTGTTAGTGCTGATGAAGTAACAACAAATACAGAAAGCGTTGCAACAGAAGCTCAACCAGCTACTGAACAACAAATTGCTGAAGCTAAAACTGAAGCAGATACTGCTAACACAGCGGTAACTGAACAACAAGCAAAAGTTGCAACTGCTGAACAAAATGTAGCTAGTGCAGAGAGCACTGTAGCAGGTATTCAAGAACAAATTAAAAATGTAGACACTGTTTCTGCAGAAAAAGTTGAAGAAGCTAAAGCTGAGGCAACTGAAAAAGCAACCGCTCTTGCAACCGCAGAAGAAAATGTTAAATCTGCTCAAACTAGTCAAGCTACTACAGAACAAAAAGTAGCTGAACAAACAACCGCTAAGAACAATGCTGATGCGACAGCAACGAAGGCAGCAAGTGCCGTAGCTGATGCTGAAAAGAAAGTAGCTGACTTGTCAACAAAAACTGACACGGCTCAGTTGCAGAAAAATGTTGAAGACCTCACTGAGAAGGTGTCTAAGGACGAACAATCTGTAACTAATGCTAAGCAGGCTCTTGAAAATGCTAAAACTTCTGAAGCTAACAAAACAAAAGCGGTAGAAGATGCTAAAACTTCTGTAGATAAGGCTCAAGCTAAGGCAGAGAAAGCTAACTCTAGCTTGGTAACTGCAAAAGCTAAGGAGTCTGAAACTGCTAAAAATCTTGAAACTGCTAAGAAGGCTCTTGAAGATGCTAAAAAGGGTGTAGAAAAGACAGTACAGACTGGTACTAAGACTACCTCTGAGGGCGGTAAGACTACCCTTAAGGATGGCGTAGCTTCTTCTGACTTTTTCCAAAGTAATGGGGTAGTAACCTCTGACGCTTACTTGAAGGCTATCAAAGCCTTAGCAGAGGGTAAAGGATTGCACTCCGCAGTTCGTAAAGCTATTGCTGATGGTCTGGAAGATTATCCAGGAAGCTCATTGGCTGATATTGCAGCGCCAGACTTGACATCGTTCCGTAGTTGGAAAGAGAACTACGACCCGCAGTTTTCTAACACGGATAAGACTACTAAGGTGTCTGTCCATGACCTTACCGATGCGCAGTTGACTGATTTGGCTCTGTTCTATACTGCATTGGTTAATGACCTGCGTTCTAAGGTGGGTACAGAACCTCTGAAAGTAACTACAGAAAGTGTAGCAGTTACTAAAGATGCAATCCGTAAGTTGTTCAACGATTCATTCCCTGAATATAAGGACATGAACGAACAACAGCTCCGTGCTAATGGATTCTGGGGACCTGAGTCTATTAAGGGTGTAACTAATTCTGGGACAAAAGTGGAATATCTTGAAAAGGCTCAGGGTAGAGGTAAGTTGTTGTCAACTCCACTTGCAAACCAAATTCAGTACGCTAACAACAATGGTGCGTTCCAGACTATGGCTGACCTTAAGGCTAATATCTTAGGCTTTGTAGGTAAGATGCTTTACACTCCTACAGGTACAGGTTCTGTTGTAAACACTGCAGGTCGTCATGAGACTCTCTTTAACTCTGCTTTGAGTATTCTTGGTCTTAATAACAAGTATAACTCAGTAGGTCTGGAGTTCGACTTCTACACTGTATTCAACGGCTTGGGGTATACAGCACCAGGTACTTATGCTCTGATGCTTAATACTGATGGTAAGGCTATTGAAAACCCTTATCAGACTACTACTGGCGGAAAAACAACAACTACACCTATCTTTGAAACAAAGACTGTAGTTGACCCACAAGCGGTAGCAGATGCGCAAAAAGCGTATGATGACGCTGTTAAGGCTGATGAGTCTGCTAAAGCAGAACTTGATTCTGCGCAGTCTGCTTACGACACTGCTAATCAGGCTCTCGAAGCGTCTAAGAAGAGTCTATCTGACCTTACTAATGGTACAGTAGATATCCCAGCTCTTGAAAAGGCTATTGTAGATGCTCAAGCACAATTAGATGCTGATAAGGTATCTCTTCAATCTGCTAAAGAAACTCTTGCAGTAGCTAAAGCTAGTGCGGTAGATAAAACTAATGCATTGGCAAGAGCTCAGGCTGAGCTTATCAAAGCTAAATCTGCTAACAAAAAGGCTCAAGCTGAAGTAGTTAAGGCTAACGAAGAGCTTGAAGTCCTTACTAAAGCTAATGAAGTAGCGAAACTTGCTTTGGCAAATACTATTGCTGAACGTGATAAAGCTAAAACATCTTCTGATGAAGCTAAGTCTAAAGCAGATGCTCTTGAAAAAGCACTTGTAAACGCTCCCCTTGTTCTTAAGGAGTTGAATACTAAACTTGCTGATGCGCAAGCTAAGGCAGGGGTAGTCCGTGCTGAGCTGGAAACTGCTCAACAAGTATTGGAAGGTCTTAAGGCAACTGCTAAAGAAAAAACAGACTATTACAATAAGCTTGTTGCTCTGAAATCTGAACAAGATAAGGCTAATGCCGAAGTTGCTAAGGCTAACGAACTGAAAGCTAAGGCTGATACTATTGCTAAGTCTGGTGGTGTCCCTACCAATGTTTACAACGCTAACGGTGAGTTGGTAGATGTTGTAGACTCTAAGGTAGAAGTTACTACAAACAAGGTAGCAGTTCCTGTTTCTTACGGTACTACTGCTAAGATTGAAACTGCAAAGGTTGTTACTGGTAATACTTTACCTGAGACTGGGGATGCAGGAAGTGTTCTTGGTTTGATGGGTGTAGTAGTTGGAGCTCTAGGTCTTGCAGGATTTAAGAAGAAAGAAGACTAGTATAGTCTGAGCCCCCTAAGTTGGGGGCTTTTTGTTTGCCATTTTCTATACTCTCAGTACTAAATTAAAATTTATATTCTGGGGGTGTGCAGGATGCGTAGTTGGTTATGTAACCGTTATAGTTATCTGTGGGCAACTATTAAGATAGGTTTAACTGTAGTTACGCAGTTAATTTTTATTGGTCTTAGTTTAATCTTTTGTGTTTTATTTAGGGATGCTCTTTTTCTTAGGTACAATATCCTACCTATTTTAGTATCTCTTGGTTTGCTCTCGTTCGAAATATTGGGGTATGCTAGTAAGAGGCTTAGGGCTGAGGGTTTTGTGCCTAGTAGGGTAAAGGAAACTGGGTATCGAGGTACTAATACTTTCTTATGGAGTAGTGTGTATTCCTTTATGGTAGTTACTTTATTCTTGTTAATGCCTTTTTACTTTATATTAAAGCTTGGTGGGGTATATATGGCAGCCGGTATTTTGGTTATCTACTCTCATGCTAAGTTGCTGATGTATTATATTGTTAGGGAGAATATAAAGTCTAATACTAAGGTTTCTGTATCGAGTATTATTCAGGCTAGTCATGTTTTTGGTACTGGTAAGGTATAGTATATGAGATTTTCTTGCTATTTTTGTGAGAGTTTGGTAATATAGGTTAGAATATTACTATAGAGGAGGGGAAGGCTTTGATGCTTATATTTGCCTTGGTATTGCTCTTTGTGGCTATCTTATATTTTGGTTTCTGGCTTGGGGCTTTTCTATTGGCTCTACGGCTCTTATATTGGCTTGTATTGGCTTGTTTGGGGGTTTTGGCTCTCGTCCTAGTATATGCCTTTGTACGGCTTATTTTGGGCTTTCTAGGGGCTTTATTTTCTTGGTAGGAGGATGATTTTGGTAGTTGATGAGAGACTAGGTTTTGATGTAGAGTTAGATGGTTTTGTTTACGATAACTTAAAATCTATCTCTAAGGACTTTGATGTTCCTATAGATTTGTTGAAGAGGCAGATTAAGAAAGGTGACTCTCCTAAGGTCACTGCTTTAAGAATTGCAAGGGTGGTAGGGTTAGATTGATGAAGTTATTTTTGGATTTAGATGATGTAGTATTAGATACATCTAAGTGTATTAGAGAGATTGGGGACTACCTAAATCTTCATAAGGAAGAATTTTTCATAAAAAAAGAAAACTTTCATGATGCCTTAAGTACTTATTTACTTACTAATTACCATAAGGTTAGGGTTAAGCAGGACTTTATTGATGTTTTTCCTTTGTTACAGGAGAAGTTTGATATTGTTTTTGTATCTTTTTATATTTCCGAGGCTGAGTTGGCTTATAAGCGTTCTTTGGCTAGGAAGTACGGATGCGAAGGGGTTTTCCTTAAACATACCAAGCACAAGGACAAGTCCTCGGTGGATATGTCTGGGGGTATCTTTGTAGATGATACTATCGAGATGCTAACTAGTAGTAATGCAGATAAGAAGTATCATTTCTGCAGTCCTAAGAAGTTTATTCTTTATAAGGCTTTGAAGTCTGCTGATACTGGTGTTACCTACTCTTGGGAAAATCTAGCTAGTCAACTGGGGGTATTGTCATGAAAAAGAAAACAAAAGTAAAGAATTCTGGTGTCTTAAATAGAAGAACTAAAGCCTTTATCTTGTCAGGGTTAGTTGCCTTGGCAAGTTTTGTTGTATTTGGTGGACGTGTTGGACCTTTTGAACATAAGGGTTATATTTCCGAGATACGGCAGTTTCTAGGAAGTAATACTGCTAAGGTAGAGACTGTTAAGCAGGCTGATAGTGGATTATACTTTTCTGATGGTAACTCTATACCTAGTTATTCAGGAAAGCAGTCTATCGTTATTAACGATGATAAGCCTTATTTTGAGGTTTATGACTTAAATACTATCAACACTAGCCATTATTTTAAGTATAGTGGTAGGGATGCTTATGGTCGTGCACAGTCGGCAATTGCCACTGTATCTAAGGCTGATTTGGTTGCTTCGGAGACACGAAAAGGTATTGATTTGCCTGACCCAGCTGGTTGGGTAGGTAGGTCTAAGGGCGGTATTTACGATAGAAGTCATTTAATCGCTTATACTTTGGGCGGTAAGAATGATTTAGATAATTTAGTAACTGGCACTGTTTCCTTTAATCAGAAGTATATGACTGAGGTTGAGGGTGATGTTAGGGACTATATTAAGAAAACTGGAAGAACAGTTTTATATCGTGTGACTCCCTATTATAGGGGTAACGAGTTGCTCCCAGTTGGGGTATTGATGGAAGCGTCCACTGGTGACGGTGGTTTTAAACGTAATCGTTTTGTATATAATGTGCAGGACGGTTTTGAGATTAACTATCTGAATGGTCAGGTTAAGGAGAAGTAGGTTATGGCTACACTTGAAGGTGAGATGGTGTGATGTTATCTAAACAGCAACTAAATATTTTTGTACTAGATTCTGCTTATATGGTGTTGATGACTTTAGGTGACTCTGGAAGATACTTAACTCTTGTAGGGGCATTTTCTATTTTAAGAGAATTTAAAAAGTATAAGGTTGATTATACTAAGGTTGGTCGAGCCACTCAGGATTTGGACTTTGATGTATATGGTAAGAGTATTACAGAGGTAGACTATAAGTTGTTTCAGTCAGCCTTTAGTAATTACCTAGGTTCGAATTATAATATTACTTATTACCCTCTAAAAACTAGAAAGGGTTCTGCAACTTATTCATTTAAAGTTGAATACGATGGGGTAGTAAGTAATAAATTAAAGATTGATTTCTCTTTGACTAAAGGTCAGAAATACTTCGATTGCCAACCATTGTATCTTTCTTTAGCTAAGAAAATTAAACTTTCTAATGAGTTAGTTGATAGACGTCCTAAAGATAAATTGGATGTTGCTTTAATTCTAACTTATCTTTACCCTAATGGGGTAAGTAAGTCTGAGTTAGTTACTCTATTATTAAACACTAATAATGTTTTTAAGGTAAATAAGCAATGGTTTACTGAAGAAGGTGTGGCATTAGCCTTACGTTCTGTTAGAAAATTCAAGGGTGTCCCAAGAGAAACTATGGAATCTAATATACAGTCTTTTAAGATTCTCTTGGGTGGTTTGTATGATAGTAGAGTTCCCAATAGTGCAATTTTTAGAAAGGGTGAGTGGTATTGGTAAAAAGAACAACAAATGTTCAAGAAACCTATGTTTGGTGTACAGAACCTATCTCTGGTGCAAATTCTTTAGCCCAACAGGGGTATTGTTCCTATAACCCATATATTCATGAGTTGCATGTATCTTATGAAACTTATACAAAGACTACTTCTCCTGTAGAGGGTTTATTTCTAACTAACGGAAGAAAACTTCGTAAAGATGAATTAGTAGATATCGATGGAGAAACTTATGCTAATCCTTTTTGGTCTATGTTTGATTTGTGGTATTCACAAACAGATGATACGGCAATAACTGAGTCATTAGAGGAATTTGAGGACGAAGGTCTATTAGAAGACTTTCTAGCTTTCTGCAAGTCGGAGGGTATGCACCAAGAAGTCATTGATTTTAATGTTAGAAAGTATATAAATAATGAACAATTAGTTCCTTTACCTAAGGTAATGGATTATACTCCATTTGAGTATCCAGAACCTGATATTAGTGAGGAAGTTAGGAGACAAATACATGAAAATGAGTCGTTTTACAAGAGAAGAGAAAAAGAATCTAATCTAGATATGTGAGGGAAAGATATGGCTACACTTGATAAGATATTTGAGAGGGAGTTTAATCAGACTAGGGCTAGTTTAAAGGTTGGCTCTAGTATTTATGATTTGAAGTTAACTCCTAGAACATTGCCTAGGCAGGATTTTTACAGTGTTCAGGGTATTAAGGAAGAGTATTACTCTAAACTAAATGATACTAATGTGTATCTTTTACCTAGAGGTCAGAAGTTGGAGCGTCGCTTACTTACTTCTGAGGGGCAGTTCCGTGTTCGTAAGGATGGTTCTTACTTTACTGTAAGAGTATCTGTACCTAAGAATTCTTTGGCAGTTGTTTCTAATCGTCCTATCGGCTTACCTTTCTCTTATAAGGCGGATGGTTTTGACTATGTAGATTATATGGAGATAGAAGGTAGTTCTGGAGACCATAAGGTTAAGCGGTATATCTACATTATGCCTAAGCAGTATCTTTATAAGGTGCATTTTAATGCTTTAGCTTTATCATCGAAAAAGATGAAGGCTTACGAGGGTATTGCTATAAAGTCATGGAATTTAGGAGTGCTAAATTTATGTATTATCCCTTATAAGCCTAATAGAACTTACGCTAATACTGTAATTTTGTTAGCTAAGGTTGGTACAGATTTTTCTAAGGAAATATCTTCCTTAGTAGGTGATTTAGTAAGGCTTGGTGTAATATCCCAACCGTATGAGTACTTAATGCCTGATGGTAGAAATATCGGTATGGAAGATATTGAACCTGCTTATAACTTTATGGAGTATGTTCCTCATGAGGTTTCTCCGTTATCTTCATTGACTGATAAGGACTTGGAGGATATTATAGGTGTTTAAGAGGTTTGGTAAGTTTCTCTTAGCGTTATTTATAGCTTTTAGCTTGGGGTATGTAATTTCTGGTTTTACTTACTCAAGGGCTGATATTTCTGGTCATTCTATGGATTACACTTTACGAGACGGTCAATCTGTTTGGGTAAATCGTTTACCTTGGAATGAGTATCATCGTGGTGATATTGTTGTTTTAGAGGCAGATGGTACTAGAATTGTTAAGAGGGTTGTTGCTATTGGTGGTGACAGTATTCATTTTAAGGGTGATGACCTCTATGTTAACGGTAAGAAGGTGGTAGAGCCTTATGTAACCGATTCGGATTACAATAAGGGTGTTTTGGCTCAAGATACTAAGTTAGAAGAGGACGAGTTTGTTGTCCTAGGAGACAATAGAGATGTTTCTAATGACTCTAGGTATTTTGGACCTGTAAGGAAGTCTAGCTTGATAGGAAAGGTAGTAGGTTATGAGGCACAAACTAGGTAGGTTGGGTGTCAACTATGTTTTAGTCGATTTTGAGACGGGAAAATCTCGGATGTATGATTCTAGGGGTGTCTATATAAGGGATGGATTCTTTGGAAGTCCTGCTTTAGTTCCTGTTAATACTGTTTCTCTCGTCCAGTCAGGGACTACTGGTGTGGTATTTGAGGGTATTAGTGGTCAGGAGAAGTTTGTTGAAAATCCTTTAAAGGCTTTGATAACACTAAAAGGAGTACCCTCTGCTGTCTATCCACTCCAGTTTTCTGGTAAAACAGAGAAAGGTACTTCCTACAAACAGTATATCTTTTGCTATCCAGCAAATTATGATGTTAGAGAGTTACTTAGTAAGTTTTAGTTTAGGCGGACTGTAATAGGTCTGTCTTTTTTGTTGTATTTGTGCTATAATATTGTTAAGTATATTTTATGGAGGATTTAGTATGTATAAAGATTTGTCCTTGTTAGGGAAGAACTACTCCTTAACACCAAAAAGATTTCATCTTCTTAAGCGAAAATATTTGGGGTTATACAAGTCTAAGTTGTTAGAAGCTTATGATTTAGGTTATACTAATGAGGTTTCTGTATTTTCTGAGAATGATTTTTATCGCTCGTATGCTAGTGAGGGTATTAATCTCACTTTCTTTGAGGGTAAGGTCTTGCTAGAGCCTTGGGTTTTCCATTTAGAGTGGTTATTGTCTGGTAAGGAGAACGAATTTTACCTCTTAATGCGTGATTTGTTGGAGTATCGTCATGCTTGCAATTCTATAGATGCAGTTTATGACGGTATTCGAATGTATAAGGCTAAAGCAACTAAAGCTTTCACATGGGGTATCACCTATACTAATATGGGTATTAGGGGTGTTTCTAGGTTAGCATGGTTAAATAAGTACACTTATGAGTTACTTATTTCTGATGATGAGTACTTTAAGGAATTTTCGGGGAGGTCTGCTTTATCTTTTGGATTAGAGCAGTTGTATTATGGACGGAGCCGATATATCGAGGACGTTAGTTTAGATATTGACTCAGTACCTATTTATGGTGAGTTGACAGTAGAGGATTTGGGAGAGTACTTAGAAGATATTCTCCTTGGTGGTATTGAGTTACCTAGTAGTCTTATAAAGGACTTCCTTTCTGGTTATTCAAGCGCTCATCTTGGTGTCTATGAGTTGTATAAGTTAGGCAAGGAGTCTTTCTTAGCCTATGTAAGTGATACTTGGGAATACCTAGATAGCAATAATGAGAAAGTAATTGGCTTTGACAATTTTCATACTTATATCGTAGGAAAGAAAGAAGACGATTACAGGGAGGAAATCCCTATCGGAGCTTACAGTGTCGACTATGATACTTCGAAAGTTTTGCCCTTGGTAAACAATCTTTATGGGGTTACTGGAGATTTTGTTAGCTTATGTAGTCCTTTGTTTAGCGAGGAGGGTTATGTTTACACGGGCTGTCCTATTCCGTTATACGATGGAGATGAGTTCAGCTTGTATGTTGATGTGGAGCAGGTATTTGGTCTAGGTCATTCCTCACTTATTTTCGATTTGGGAATGCAGTTAGAATTCTCGGAGAGGGGTAGTAGTCAGTTAACGGAGGAGTTTGGTTTGGTAGACTTCTATGTTAATAGCTTTAAGTTGCAGGATGAGGGTATTTTCATCCGTACTTTAAAAGGTTATCACTCTAAGGAAAACAAAGACTTCGCTATCAAAAAGGCAAGTAAATTGTTAGGAATTGGGTAGAATGAAGATTAAAATTAGAAAAGACAGTAACAATATTTGGTCATTTGTTGAAATGTGGAATGCCAAGTATATGTACTCTGACTATGGGGTTGTAAAGGCAACGGCAGCAGTAGTGGTTCGAGATGGGAAGTTCTCTCTCGAGCCTTTGCAGTATAAGGAAGGTATATTCCAACCTCTTGCAAATGTATTAGAACATTATACATTACCTAGTTGGTTAGCTTCTAAGAAGCCTATCTATTCCTTGCTAGGTAAGGGTATTATTGTAAAGTTTGTAGTTAGGTATGATTTGACAACTTATGAGGCTGATTTCTCTAAGAGTCATTTTGAGGTGTATAGTCCTATTGTTGAGCAGGCTACGGAGGAGTATGTACCTTTAGTCAGGGTATTTAGATTGTCTAGCAGTTTGGAGGAGAACCTTGAGACTCTTATGAGGCAGTTGTTTAGTAAGGGTGTTACTAGGGCTAACTTCCTAGAAAGGCGGATAGAGATTAGTGAAAGTTTCGAAAGCGAAAAAGTGTTATAGGGCTATAAGCTTAACTAACTTAAATGGAAGAATTGATGTTGTTGTTGATTCTTATATAGCTAGTTCTGGGGAGGTCTTTCGACCTTTAAAGTCTCAGTCCTTGTTTCTAGGTCATCGTATCTTTTTATCTTATGAGGGTACTGAGGCTGAGAACGATTCCAGCTATGAGGAATTTAAGGGTAGCGATTATTTACAGTACAGGGATGCTGAGGTAGTTGCCAACTCTAAGGGGTATGCTACGAGGGGTAGTGTGTTAGGTTTGTTAAGGTCTTATAGGAATTTAGATGAAGATTTCTTACCTTACAGTCCTTTTGATTTGGGTAATGCTATTACTTATGGTGAGCTAGGTTACTTGATAACTTATGCAGTGGGTGGTGAGTTACCTAAGCTTGGTGCTTATAAGCCTACTGATGACCGTATGAAGCTATCTATCATTAGCGTACAGTCTCACGAAGGTAGGCAGCCAGAGTATAGGTTAGGGCAGTACACTTCTTCTAAGGTATTTGATGATTACTTAGATGATATTCGGTTAGGTAGTCGTCCTGTACCAGTGCCTTTGTATTATGGCTATATGCATTATTTCTCTAGCCGAGGGGTATCTTTGTTAGGAGAGGTTCCTAGGGATGTTGCCTTAGAGGTTATTAAGGGAGTTTAGATTTTATGGAAGATGTTAAATTTATAGGTTATAAGTTATCTGATTTAGATAATCTTATGTCTTATGTTTTAGGTAAGTATCTAGAGTTGGAAGGCAAAAAGGTTTCGGTTGCTGAGATGTATAAACAAGCTAATTCGGAAGATAACTTAAACTTCGAGAAGAACTCTTACTTGGAGTTACATACGGATGTTAGCTTGTTAAAAGTACATTTCACTTATAGTCCAGGTGGTATGTGGGAGTCGTTCTATTTAGGTAGTGAGGCTTTTCCTGAAAAACGTGAACGTGGTTTAACTGTTTATAAGTTGCCTGAAAAGGATTTTAAAGAAATCACAGATTTCTTCTGGGACAAGTTGGCTAGCAATTGGAAGCGCACTTTTAGGGGTACGATTAAGTCTGGTTGGTTTGGTCAGGAGTGGGTATCTTATAAGACTAATAACACAGATACTTATTTCCCTAGTGATTATAGAACTCCTGCAAATTCAGAGTATATTGCTCTTTGTGAGGAGTTTGTTTCTTTCTTAAAGAGCTCTATTGGATATTATGAGTCTGTTAGTGATTTATTCTTCCAACACTTGATTGGTTCTAAGACTCACTGCATTACCTTTAAGGCTTATGGTGATGGTTATAGTAAGTCTGATAAGGATGTGTTTGGTCGTAATTATGATAGGTACGTTAAGTACTGTAATCGTTTAGGTTTTGTGCCTGATGGCGCTGTGTGGTATGATTAAAATTTAAGGTGGTAGTAAATGTTTGAAGTAGAAGATTTAGAGTATGACTTGCTTGGAGTTCGTAATGGTCTTAGAAATCTCTTAGAGGGGTATGTCGCAAGCTTAGCTGAGGAGGGAGTCGGCTTTACATTTGGTCAGAAAGTACATTCTAGTCAGATGAATGTCTTACGTTTGGCTGATGGAAGCGGTATCACTTTAGGTGATAAGTTAGTAGATTTTTATGAGGGTTCTTCCCCTAATTTGGCAGCAGCTAAATATTTCTTACGAGATTATCTCTGTTATGTTGAGATTCCTACTTTCCGAACGGAGCGTGAGACTGGAGCTAAGAAGGCTAGTTATAACAAGTTCTTAGCGACTTCTAGTATTGATGTGGCTAATCTCTGGATAGAGGGTAATATCGAAGAAACAGTGAAAAAGTATTACTCTACTATCAGCTCTTATGATGATTTAGAGAGCGATGATGTTTCAGTACCAATCTTAAAACTTGGTCGCAATAAGTCTGGTAAGACTATTACTCGTCCTAGAAGCTACTTAGATTTAGAGCAGAAAGGTATTCGTGTTGTTCCTGTCTTTGCTTTGAAGTCTTATGTAGATAGCCTTTATAGGAGCATTAGTAAGGACGTAGCTAGAGTTACTTTTATTAAGGATAATGGCTCTGAGCGTGTACTTGATACTTGTTTGTCTGAGGATATCCTTAGTGAGCTTTATAAGGATTCTGGTTTTGTTGGAAGCATGCTAGAGTATGCTTATGATGGACGGTTTCTTGAGTCTAATGTAATCGACAGAGGTTACATTCGTGTTCCTGAGGTTGGTGCTAGTGTTTATGATGGCTCAGGGGTTAGGGCTATCTCTTATACTCGTATCGTGAGTGTCGAATATGGGGTAGAGCCTGATATGGAGTTTGCTAGTGTCGATTTAGATGGGGTAGTTTTCGCTTTCTCTGGCTATGTTAATAAGTTAGATAGTAGGGAGTTAGGTCGATTAGCTAATGCCTTGGTATTGGAAGGTTTTGATTTATCATCGCTAATCAATGCGGATGGTAGTCATAAGTTTGTTATTGATGCGGTGCAGTTAGAGTCTTGGGCTGATATTCAGAATAGAATTCTATCTACAACGTTCCAACGTGTGTTAGCATTGTTTATGATGACAAACCCTAATTGGTTCCCAAATTATACAGGCGAAAGAAAAGGTTTAAGTTCAGAAGTAGAAGTTGGTAGCAGTGGTTCTTCTGATGGCATCTTACAGGAGTTGGATGACTTATTCTAATTTGGAGGGTATCTATGAAAGATACGGATTTACTATTAAGTACTCCTTTTACAGAGTACAAAGAAACAATTATTAGTGGAATTACTTCTACTATTGGCTTAAACAAAGATTTGGTTATACCGACTACTAATCTCTTGATTAACAGTATCCCTAACCTTAGGGTTGCTCTTGAGGAGTCCTTTACTTCTCATGGGGGAGTGAAAGATGGTAAGTATGGGAAGGTAGCTTATCCTATTCAGTTGCTTCAGGGCGCTTTACTTGACTCCTTAGTAGTGGGGTATCACAAACCTAGTGGTAAGTATGCATATTACACTGCTAGCGAGAGGCATATTCAGAAATTATCGCCAGGCTTTGAGTTTAAGACTGACAAGATGTATAAACTCAACACAGAGGGTATCCTACATGGTTTGAGGGTAGATTTCACTTATACATCGAAAGAGGACTTTGCTACTAAGTTAACAAGGCTTACTGTTAAGACTCATTTGGTAGCTGATGATTTTATCTTCATTCCTTTGGAGTCTATTTACTTCTTAGGTGAGATGATAAAAGACTTACTGGCTAAGGGTAAACATTTGTTTATATCTCAAACTTCTGCAGGGGTAAAGAAAGACAGATTTATTACAAGGTCTGCTAAAACTTTAGCTAAGTACTCTGATAGCGATGCTTTTGCTAGAAAGGTATCTAGTAAGAGCTTTGTACAGTTGCCTAATGCTGTGGGTTACTTCCCAGTAATCGGTGCTACCTCTAATACAACCGGTTTAGAGAGGGTTAAATTCTTAATGCTTGACAAGTTGGCTCTTGTTAGAGATAATAGCCATTTGGTTGAGAAAAGTGACTTCGGAGGGAACATTCGCTTAGTTGTTACTTCACTGTTATCTAATGAGTTATATTCAAACTATTCAGATGATAAGATTTCTAAGTACAATGATTACATTAGTGGAATTGTGGATATCATTACTCAAAAGGTATTCTTAGATTACTTGAATGATATTGATACACCTGAGGATATGCCTGAGGATGCTATTATTTCTTTGGGTGCAGCGAATCTTATTATTAGGGATTTGTCTGATGAGAAGTTGCAGTCTGTTTGGAAAATGTTCCTAGATAGGGGTATGGTTGCTAGGAATCCTCAGAGGATGGTTGAGTTTATTTCTTCTGGGTATGATGAAATAGGCAGCGATATACCTAAAGATGAGCTTGAGTCTCTTCTAAAAGAGAAAATCTTAAAAGTAGTAACTACTAGAAAAGATGGTTCATTCTCTACTATGTATGTTACTAACAACTCTAATTTGCTTAAAGAGGTTTATGGTGAAGACTACAAACGTGATTTCGAGTCTGTTGGGGTTCGTATCCGTGATGCTAAGTATCGTTTAGAACATAGCAAGGAAAGGTTTGACGATATTGTAGTTAGTTGTGGTTTTGACGCCCTTGTAGGTAAGGGTACTGATTCTGTTAAAGAAGACCTATCTGTTTTAGAAGAATATGTTGAAAATGTATTAAATTACAAACCTAGAAAGTCTAATTCTAATGAAAACTTAGTAATGGCTAGAAAGGTATTTGGAGTTGTAACACCTAAGGGTGTTGAGGGTTACTATTGTAACATTGATGTTACGAAGTTGTATGAAGTGGTAGGAGTTTATTGATGAAAGATTACCAGCTATACTTAGAGAATATTATAAATGCTCTCTCAAGGGCTGGTATTTCTTTTCCAGCCGATTTTAGTTCTTATGAGTCCTTATGGGAGTCGTCTTACAGCTTAGGTATCTTCCTAGATATAAATGCTAGGTTGCAGAAGGTTGGTTCTGGTGTAGTTTTAATGGGCTTAGATGAGTCTGTAACCTTTAAGTCTTATTGGAACTCTGAGTTTTACTTAGAATACAAGGAGTTAAAAACTATTGAGTCCAATTTTGCTCCTGAAAATGTAAGTATCAAAAGTAGTGATGAGATTACTAAAAATACTGGTCTAGATGTCCTAGAAAATTCTAGGGAAGGGTTTGAATTAGAAAGTACATCTTTTGGGGGATTACGGTCTGGTTTAGTAGGTCTTAGTGAGTCGGTAGAATCTAGTAGTCCTAATAGTAGTGAAGTATATCGTGGTTTAGATGACTCTAGTAGTGGTGGCTTAGACACTTATGGGGTAGCTTTAGAGGACTTTAATGATGAAGAAGACTTCAATGAAGAGGAAGAAATCCTTGATGTGGCTGAGCAAGCGTCTAGCGAAGATGTAGGAACTACTGAACCAGTTTATCATGAACTTGAGGGGGTTACTTCCTCTGGCTTTGATAGTTATGGTGTAGATTTAGAAGATTATGAAGACGAAGTTCCAGATGAAGATGACTCTATAGAGGAAAATTCTTCTAGTGATGAAGTCTATCATAGCTTAGAAAGTAGTAGTTCCTCTGGGTTAGACTACTATGGGGTAGATTTAGAGGATTACGAAGAGGAGGAAGAAGACAATGATGATTCCAGTAGGATTATTGGCTTTGAAGAAGATAAAAAAGTCTCGAGTGCTGAATCGGAAGAGGTAGAAGTTTATCATTCTATAGAGTCTGTAAGTTCTGGTGGCTTAGACTCTTATGGGGTAGATCTTGATTATGATGATTCAGAGGACGAAGAACTTGAAGAAGTCTCAGAAGATTGGGAAGAACCTGATGAGGCAGACTCTTCTGAGGCAGGTTTTGATTTAGAA